CATCATTAGTGACTTCAGCTCTAACAATAGAACCATTAGCTAATTTAACAGCTCTATCTCTTGGAGAGCAAGAAAACAATGTAGTAGCAATAGCTACAGATAATAATAACTTTTTCATGTGTGTGTGAAATATTTAAAAGGTTTAAAAGAAAGGGAGAACTAATCTCCCTATGAAAACATATGTATTTTGACTAACTGACCTTCAGTAGTCTTATAGATAACCCAATAACGACCAAGTTCATCTTGACGTGATTGATTAATGTATTCTGCATTAGATAGAGAACACCATTCATTTATATCTATTTCTTGTGCTTGTTCTAATAAATTCATGTCTTTATATATTATAAGGTTGGAAAAAACAATTAATGAGGCTGAAGAACAACCCCATTAATCATCGGTGAATAATTCTTTACTGTACAAGCTGAATAAGCCCGTTCAAAACCATCTCTATCTCTAACATAATAACAACCTTTATATGATATACAATAGTCATCATCTACTATAACTCTATCTATATAGAAAGGAAAGTTTATATTCATAGAAGACATAGTCTTTCTCATATAATCATACATTGGTTCACTCATAATGCTATATAATTTAAACAGTTTGATAATTAACAATAAAAAACAACAACGCATTCTATATATAAGGGTTACACCTCACCATTAAAACATTCACAAAAGTTTTCTATATATATAGGAGAAAAAAACTTTTTAGTGTGTAAGTGTTAACTTATATATAAAAAAGAGAGAGGTTTCCCTCTCTCTTCAATGATTAAGCGTTAGCGAGAATCATTGCTAATTCATTCTGGGATAATCCAGCGGCGTTAGCTGCGGATTTAATCTCAGATTGAATCTCCACGTTGAGTGCGTTAGCTTCAACGTGAGCTTGCTTAATAGCTTCTCTGTCTTTAAAGACACGAGCAGCTGTTAAGCGAGTGAATGAAGAGCCATCTTCATTCTCGTAAGTGCGGTCTTCCGCAATTACGTAAAGTGAACCTTTTGCAAAGTCAAAAGGTTTCTTGGCAGTAATGCCAAGAGCATCGAGCATCGCTGCGAAGATGAAAACTTTTTGGCCTAACGAAGAGTAGCCAACAAAGTTTCCTTGGGAACCTTCTCCCTTGGAGAAGTTACCAGAGGTAATAACTAAATTTTTCATATTGAATGAAATGAAAGTGAAAAATTCCACGTGAACACTCGTTCACGGGGGGGTGGTGCAACCATCCCAATTCTAGGAGGGGTTGATATTAGAAGTACCCTCTCCTCTCATGGACATAGCACCTACCCCCATCCTAAAAAATTTTTCCAATTTTCACCTCCAACAAAAATTTTGCAAATCCAAAAACTTCAGTTACCTTTGGGGGGGGAAGGGGGGGGCTATAATAAAATCCTTTTCATTATGATCTATTTTTCTATTAATAGGTTAACAGACTTTTCCCTTGGTATACACTATAAGAGTAGAAGAATGTATAACCATTCTGTCTATAGTTTATCTATCTCGGTAATAATATTTACCCTAACATTTGTAATTACCAAATATAATTCTTAATATAGCGTCTATAATTCTATAGAATGCCAACTACATATGGAAGAAGTTAAGAAAAAGGTTATTGTTCAAAGGTTAAAGAGAGTTACAGATAGTAACTATTCTATGGCTGAGAAGTATTACAGTTTGCTATCTACAGTGAATGACTTACGTCTTACACAGAGAGAAATACAATTGGTAGCATTTACAGCTATACATGGGAATATTTCTTATTCTTCTATTAGAGAAGAGTTTTGTGCTAAGCATAACAGCACCTCTCCAACCATTAATAACATGATCTCTAAGTTAAAGAAGATTGGTGTGTTGGTAAAGGATGGTACAAAGACAAAGGTGAATCCAGTGATACTTCTTAATTTCAATAATGACATTAAACTAGAAATCTCTATAGAGCATGAAGTACAACAAGCCGAATAGTATGTCTGTTAGGGATTATCTGGTTAGGATACTATCCGTAGACATAGCCATTCCAGAGAAGATAGTTGATGCTGTAATAGCTCATCAGTTCTTATCAGCAAATGAAGCTTTAGATACAAATAAGTCAATAGAGTTTTCTGGGTTTGGAAGGTTTGTGTTTAATGATAAGAAGGCTCAGAAGAGGATGGCATATTTATTGAATAAGATTCAGGTGTATACACAGGAATTAGAACAGAATAACGTAACGGATAATAGGAGAAAGAAGCTTGAAGAGATTATCCGTGTTATGAGAAAGCAAATAGAACAATTAAAACCAAAACTAAATCATGATTAACTTCAGCCAAATATATGAGGGATGGCGAAATAAGTTAATTCCTTCCCAAGAGTTAAAGCAGACAATTGAAGATGTTAGCTTTGAACGTTTGTCCATATGTAGAACATGTCCATTTCATTCTAAGTTTCACAATACACCACTCAGACCAGATAATCATTGTACAGATTGTGGATGTAATCTAGAAGCAAAAACAGCATGTCTATCATGTTCATGTCCACAAAATAAATGGGTGGCTGTCGTAGCAAATCCCGATGAAGAAAACGAATTAAAAAAAGACGTAAACAATGGCTAAGAAGATATTAATTAAGAAAGTTTCTCTAGATGAGATTATAGATGTCTTTGTAGATCTATATAATAAAGGAGTGGATTATGTTGACTTAGTCAACTCAGATGAGGATGGGAAACTATCTGTCATTTTTACGAAAGAATACATGTGCAAAGAGATGCAGGATTCAGATGAATTTCAACGTATGCATGATAGCATCTCAGATGTCGAGTTTAACGAGGAGGATAGTAAGTTCTCCGAGGACGACATCAACGATTTAATTTAAAACCAATGAAACCTCTAACCTCATACCAACAAGCTTTAAAGATATTAGATGATCTACAGAAAGCATTTCCTAGATATAACCTAGGAAGACATTTGGCAACTGCTCTATATGAATATAAAGATATATGGGGTATGACAGATAGGGAGATTGTCTATGCACTGTCTAAATACAAGGCAGAATTAATGCAAGACATCCCTCATCCAGATGATACAGAAATAGACAAGATTATAAAGGATGGAATGAATCTAGATACAATACTAGATGAGGACGATTACCAAGACTTTACAGACTAGACTACAATATAAACCAACTACATAATGGAAGATTACGAAGATATCATAACTGATTATGAAAATGTTCCTACTTGTACTCCAAGCAATAGCTGTGAGATTATACAAGAGTTCATCAACACAGAAAATGTAGAAGATGAATATCATGAGATACACAGAAAGATGGGCATTGAGCTAAATATTCAAAAGAGTTTGAGAATGAGAATGGAGTATTTATCTGAACTCATGACAGAAATTCAAAATGATCTTAATATAAGCATCGATGAATTAGACAAACTTGATAAGAGATATCTCGAATTATATAGAAATAGAAAAAATGGCACTGAAGAAAACTACATACATTAATACAGAGCTCGAATGGGCTGAAGAACAATTGAAATCCTGGAGAGCATATGTGGATGCAAATCCAATGCACGAGCTCAAGGATAGAATTGAATGGAAACCTACAGCTAAAGGAGGCATGTTACCTATGGTGATTGCTTCTATTGAGAGTCAAGGTAAATTCATTCAAGAGACGATGAAGAACTATTTAGCCTTATTAGAGGTTGTAGATAAACTTCGTGAGAAAGAGGAGGCTAAGGTAGAAGTAAGAGGTGGATCGACATTAGGATCTAAAGCTGATAAGTTTTTAAAGGAACGTAGTGGAACTGCTTAAAATAGACTATAAGGATTGGTTAATGAACCAGAAGCGTCTTCCAGACAGAGAGTCCGAGGAGTATGACGCTTTCTTTGCATTCCATGAGGAGCTGTGTAAGAACGGTGCCATGATGGGAGACACATATATTAACCCATTCTTGTATTGGCATTTGAATGCATGGCATACAGAAGTGGACGTTATTGATGAATATGGACGTATTGCACAGAAGTATGCTAATCCTTCACTAAGAGATAACGAATGGGTGGTATCAACAGAGATTGATAGAGCTCAGAAAGAACGTAAAGGACTAGTTATTCTAGGAATCAGACGTTTTGCTAAGTCAGTTCTAGAGGCATCATATGTTTCCCACGGGGCAACTTTTGATGAGAACTCACAAAACATTATTGCTGGTCTGAATGCAGCCGATATAAAGCTGATTACAGATAAGATTGACAAAGGACTTAACCATTTACCTGCAGCATGGCAGTGGCAAAGGGTTGAGGATAACTGGAAGAATCAAGTAACATTAGGTGTAAAAACAAAAGGAGGACAACGTATCCCCTTTTCACAAATATTAATACGTAACCTTGACGAAGGTAATAATGAAGAGGCTATTGCAGGTACAAAGCCTAGAAGATTAATTATAGATGAGATTGGTAAGGGTAGTTTCCTACGAGGTTTTCAAGCGGCTGTTCCAGGTTTCACAACACCCTTTGGCTGGGGCTGCGCACCGATTCTTACAGGAACTGGTGGGGATATGAAGAAATTCATGGACGCAAAGTCCTTGATGTTCGATGTAGGTAACTATAACTTCTTAGAATACAATAATGCAAAAGATGAACACCGTGTACATGGATTGTTCATCTCACATAAGTTTAGAATGGAAGCCAAGTATGAATCAACACTTGGTGCATATCTAGATAAACCTACAGGTGACGACCTTCATAACGTAAAAATGCTAGTCTCTGATGAAGAATTAGCCACACAAATAACCAACGAAAATTTAGAGCGACTCAAGAAAGCAGGTGATAGAATTGCCTACTTAAAAGAGAAGATGTACTATCCACAAGAAGTAGATGATATATTCTTAAATGAGGACAGTAACATCTTTGATATAGAGGGAGCCAAAAGACAGAAGGCCAGACTCTTATCTCAAGAGCGTACTGGAACTCCTGTAGTGCTATATGATGATGGAGATGGTGTTAAGCATGAATTCACAGACAAGCTACCTATCTCCAACTTCCCTCTAAAGAATTCAGACTTAAAAGATGCTCCTGTAGTGATATATGAGTTTCCTGTAGAAGCACCACCATATGGATTATATGTAGCAGGAGTCGATCCATACCGCCAAGGTAAAGCTGCATATTCAACATCTTTGGGATCTGTGTACATATATAAGCGCATGCACTCAATCACCAATGAAAAGTACCAAGATATGTTTGTTGCGTCCTATTGTGCACGTCCAGATAAGAAGGAAACATGGGAAGAACAGGCAAGATTACTAATTAAGTTCTATAATGCTAGAACATTATGTGAGAATGATGAGATGTCGTTTATTGATTACATGATTTCTAAGAATGATGCTCACTATTTAGAGAAACAACCAGAGTGGTTGAAGGAAGTTGTACCTAATACAACAGTGAGACGTGACTATGGTATACATAGATCTTCTGAAAAGATTAGAGATTTCTTACATGGATGTCTCAAGAAATACACAGAAGAAACAATTGTGAAGGAGACAAATGAGCAGGGAGAAGTTATATCTGAGATAAAAGGTATGGTGAAAATCTTTGATCCTGTACTATTAGAAGAAATGATACAATATAACGAAGAAGGTAACTTTGACCGTATCATTGCAGCAGAACTTGCAGTAGCTATGGCTATGAAACTTGATCCTATTATGGGTAGAGTTGGTGCAGGAGGAGATGCTAGGATTCAAGCTATGTACTCTAAGAAAAAAAGTAATAAATTATTTGGAAGTAGTAATGGTCTATTTTCAGAATCAAGAAAAAATAAACTGTTTACATAATGGGAATTATTAGATATACGAAAGATGCAACTATCAGATACGCCTATCTGAACATCTTCCCTGATCAATTTAAAACTGATAAGGAGAAGCAAGATGAGAGTTGGATCAAGAATACGATGGATTACTTTGCGAATAAAGCTTATTCGGAATACATCAAGAATCGTGATACGTTTGTTAAGAACTATGACCTAGTGAAGGGTATCTTGCGTCCAGAAGATTTCTACCAAGAACCAGAAGTAAGAAGTTTTACAGATATGCTTACAGCTGACTTAGCTTTACCAGCATATGTAAAACATTATTCTATTATTACAACCCCAATAAATGAGCTTGTAGGCGAGATCTCCAAGCGTCCTGATGCTTTCCGTGTTAAAGCATTTGATGATGATTCTAGAGCAGAAGAACTACAGTTTAAAACAAATTTATTGAATGAATTTGTAATCAATCAAGTTAAGACAAAACTTCAAGAACAAGCTTTACAACGAGGAGAAGAAATTGATCCTGAGGAATTACAGCAGATGACTATGCAACAAGTTCAAGATGAGCTTGATTCATATACATCTGTAGCAGAGAAATGGGCTAACCATGTTCTTACAGCTAACAAAGCAGACTTCACTATAAAGGAAAAATCAGAAGATGCATTCCGTGATATGTTAATCTCTGCTCGTGAGTTCTACCACATCTATGAGGATAACTCTAAATTAGGATTTAATGTTGAGGTGGCTAACCCAAAGAACACTTGGTTTTTAACTACACCAGATCGTAAATACATCTCAGATCCAACAGGACGTGCTCAAGGTGCGTATGCTGCTGGTACTGTACAAGTTATGGAATTGTCAGAGATTATTGAATCTATTCCAGACATTACAAAGGAAGAGATTGATCACCTTCGCAGCTCATTACAAGACTATGGTTTGATTAACGTTCGTGAATCTAACTTAGGTAATCCAGATGCTATTCCAGGTACAGACTCTGTACAATACGATACATATGATCCTGCTGTGTTACAAACACGTATGATCATTGAATCAGAGATGAAGGAGAATAACGATGGTTTGAAAGACTTCTTAGGCTTAACAAACAACGTTTCTTCATTTGGATATAAGTATGTAGTTGTACGTTGTTATTGGATCTCTAAGAAGAAGATTGGTAAGCTCATCTACTTAGATGAAATGGGTAACGAGCAATCAATGCTTGTAGACGAGAACTATAAGAAAGGAACTATCCCTACAGAACAATCGTTAGAATGGGGATGGATTAACCAATGGTATCAAGGTGTAAAGATTGGACCAGATGTTTACCACATCAAACCATTCAAGTTATTAAACTACTGCCCAATCATTGGTATTACACATGAGGTTAAGAACACAGAGGCTAAGTCTCTTGTAGACTTAATGAAGCCATTCCAGGTTCTTTATAACGTTTGTATGAACCAATTGTACAAATTGTTAGAGAAAGAGGTTGGTAAGGTGTATTTAACTTCTATTCGTCACGTACCAGTTCCTAAAGATGGAGATGCACAAGATGCATTGGATGTTTGGGAAATGGAAGCACGTAATCGTGGTGTTGTATTTATTGATGACAGCCCTGAGAACTTAAAGTCTCCATCATCATTTAATCAGTTCCGTGATATTGACCTTACGCGTACACAGGAGATCCAATCTCGTTATAATTTAGCTATGCAGTTAAAGAACGAGTGTTGGGAACTAATTGGTATGTCTAAACAGCGTTTAGGCTCTGTCTCAGCCTCTGAAACTGCTACAGGTACAAATACTGCCATTACACAATCTTACTCGCAAACAGAGCCATTATTTGTGGCACATGAGTATGTATTAGGTCAGTTATACCAAGCAATCATTGATGCTTCATTATATGTAGAATCTCAAAAGCCTCAATCAACTATTTCATATATTACATCTGAAGGTGAGTCTGCATTTGTGCAAGTGAATGGAACAGATCTTAGATTCCGTGACCTTAAAGTATTCTTAACTAATCGTCCAGAAGATAAGCAAATGTTCAATGAGATTCGTAGCTTATCTCAAGCTGTTCTACAGAATGGTGGTTCATTATATGATATCATTGAACTATACAGCACGAACTCTGTACGTGAGATGAAGAAAGTATTTAAAGATCTTAAAGAGCGTCAACAACAACTTGAAGATCAGAAGATGCAACAACAGCAGCAACAAATTGAGCAACAGCAACAACAAGCTCAAGCTGCTATTGAAAGTGCTAAACAATTACAAGCTGAGAAGATTGCTAATGATAACTATCAAGCAGAACTAGATCGTTTGAATAAAGTTCAGATTGCAATGATTGCAGCTGAATCTAAAGCAGGACCATTATCTGATGTAGATACATCTGGTACTCCTGATGTATTAGAGATGAGTAAGTTGGCAGCAGAACAATCTAAAGCTTCGAAAGAATACGATGCTAAGATGGCAGAGATTGCAGGTAAAGCAAGACTTGATGCACAGAAGATGCAAATCGAACGTGAGAAGATTGCTACAGATTTGAAAAATCAAGACAACGATTTAGAGATTGCTAAGATTAATGCTCGTAATAGAGGCTCTAAATCCAAGTAATTCTAACTATTTTAGTTAGAGTAATTTTTATTAATGCTATATTATGCAGAATATTCAGCTCTATAGCGCATTTACACTTTGTTATTAAATTAACATAACATACTTTTATAACGAAAAACCAATTCAAAAACAAACTACGTATGGCTGAGAATTTAGAAACCCCATCATTTGGGAACTTCAGTATTGAAAATACTATGGAAATGGGCTTAGGAAACGCAGAGTTATTAAATGACTTGATGAGTCCTGATACTGCTTCAGCAGATCCTAATGAAATCAAAGGGATTGATGAACCAGAACCAGCTCCTGCTCCAAAAGCAAAAGCACAAGCTGCTGCTCCCAAAGAAGAAGAAAAAGAAGAAGAAGATACTTCTAAATCAATCACAGACTTTTTATTAGGAGGTGATGATGAAGAAGAAGAGGAAGAAGCTCCTGCAACTAAAGCTCCTAAAGCTGAAGCTGCTCCTGCTGATGAATCAGAAGAAGAAGATGATTCAACAAATCAGTTCACTGCTCTATCTCGTGATCTTTTTAAACTTGGTGTATTCACTACTGATGAAGAAGATGAAGAAGCACCAATTAGTTCAGCAGAAGAGTTCTTAGAACGCTTTGAGGCTGAGAAAAAGAAAGGTGCAATTGAAGTGGTACAAAACTTCATTGGACAGTTTGGTGAAGATTACCAAAATGCATTTGATGCTATCTTTGTTAAAGGGGTTGATCCTAAAGAATATTTCGGCACATATAATACTATTCAATCATTCTCTGAGATGGACTTATCTCAAGAATCGAATCAGATAGCAGTAATTAAACAAGCTTTAGCAGATCAAGGTTTTGATCCTGAAGATATAACAACAGAAGTTGAAAGACTTCAAAACTATGGTGACTTAGAAACAGTAGCTACTAAGCACCATAAAGTTCTAGTAAAGAAAGAAGCTGCGAAGCTACAACAATTAGAACAACAAAGAGCTGCAGAGTTACAACGTCAAGCTGCTTACAAACATCAATATCAGCAAAACGTAACTGCAATTCTACAAGAGAAATTAAAATCAAAAGAATTTGATGGCATTCCTCTTAACCCAAAATTAGCTGGTGAACTACAAGATTTCCTTTTGGCTGAGAAATGGAAGACTGCGTCTGGAGAAACATTAACAGACTTTGATCGTGCCATTCTTGATCTTAAGCGTCCTGAGAATCATGAACAGAAAGTGAAGGTTGCTCTTTTACTAAAAGTTTTAGAAAAAGATCCTACCCTATCTACAATTCAAAAAACAGGCATTTCTAAGAAGTCAAATGAGCTATTTGGTGAGGTTGCTCGTCAAGCATCTAAAAGCTCAGTGAAATCCAAGTCATCAACACCAACCTCTTGGTTTCAATAACAAGTAATATTTTTTAATTAATTAAACAAAAAAACAAATGGCAATTCAAACAATTCCAGGTTTAACTGGCTTTACTTATGCCCGCGTTGCGTCTATGGACAAACGTGCGGTTGGTAAGTTGACAGACGCAAACCACTTGGAAAGCTTCCACTCAACTGAGCCTGCAGATTACGATAAGAAGATTATCTCTCTGTATACACAAAGCTCATTGTATAGTAATGACTTCTTGGATATGATCAACAAGTCAACTCCTTACTATATCGACAATAACAGTGATGCTTGGAAGTGGCAAATCGCAGTTCCTTACAAGTTCCCTAAAATTATTGACATCCCTGCTACAACTCTTAATTTAGAGAAGCCAGGTATCGATGGTCAAGAGTTCTCTTTAGTTATCGACACTAACGAATTCTCTAAGAACGCAATCGTATCTGTAGGTACTCGTCAATATGGTCCTCGTTTCTATGTGATCAAAGATCCAGTTCCTTACAACATGGGATATTTGTACACATTCACTTTGGTTTCTGATAACCCAACAGTTGATTTCGTTTCTTCTACATTCTTACAAAACGGTATTGAATTAGAATTAGTTGATGCAGCTATTGGTGAGTTTGACCAAGATTTATTAGGTCTTCCTCGTTTGGGTGAGCAAATCACTATGTTCGAATCATTAGGTTCTGCATATGGTTATGAGCACAAGATCACTGAGTGGGCTGATGATAAGATGATGCGTGATGCTTCTGGTAAGCCATTAGATATCTTAGTATATGCTCCACAACGCCGCAACCAATTACCATTAACTCGTAATGATGTTAAGTGGGAGCCGTTTATCGAGTTCTGGATGCGTAAGTCTATGTTGGAATTGAAAGTTAAGCGTATGATCTGGTCTAAGCCAGGCACTGTTAAGACTGGTGGTTCTCAGCAAAACTTGAAGCGTACTTCTGCTGGTGTTTACCACCGTATGCGTAACAATGGTAACTTGGTTCAATACAACCGTGGAGAGTTCACTGCTAACTTGATTCGTTCAGTATTTGGTGACTTATTCTATCGCCGTGTGGATGTTAAAGATCGCCGTGTTAAAATGTATACTAACGAGGCAGGATTTGACGTATTCCAGCAAGCACTTAAGAACGATGCTTTGAATTCAGGTTTGACTTTCATGGCTGATTCAGGTAATCGTTACATGCAAGGAGAAGGACAACACATCACTTACAACTTTGCATTCGATGCAATGGTAACTCGTGAGACTGGTCGTGTTGAACTTATCCACTTGAAAGAATTAGATTTACCACAATCTAACTTAGAATTTGGACAAAACAAGAAGTCTACTCCAGTATTTATGGTGTTTGACGTTTCTCCAATGTCTGATGGATCTATGGTAAATAACATCCGTGAGGTACGTATGAAGGGTGCTCCTTCTATGACTTGGGGTTATATCGATGGTACTCGTCACCACTTAGGTTTTGCTAAGTCTCAAGGTATGAGTTCTGCGAACAAATTCCCAGGATACGAAATCTGGATGAAGGATCGTTGCGATGTATTCATTGAAGACTTGTCTCGCACAGTCTTGATTGAGGAAATCCCACAATTCTAATTCATAGGGCAACAGCCCATTGCTTTCAATCGAAAGCGCAAGAAGAGCCTCCTCGTTCCTCCCTCCCTCTTAGGGGAGGCTTCTTCTTGAATACAGAGTGCTTGGATTGGGGTGTCCCTGGTCGCTGTTCCTTCGATGGTCAGCACTCTGCTAAAAACCAAATAATTAAAATAAACTACATATGGGTAAGATAGGAAAAATCTCTACTATTAAGAAAGATTACAACAACTCGCAATTGCAAACTATGCAAGGTGGACTTGCACAAAAAGGTTTGACACGTGTTCCTGGAACAGGGGTATTCAAATATCCTTACAAAGAAATGGATGGACAGTATCGCACAGGATTAGATCCTAATGCTGCTTACATTCGTAGAATCCAAGATCCTACAGAACGTGAAATGGAAATCGAACGCGTAACAAACTTACGTAAGAAACTAGAAGATGCTCTAGGAGATGTGGATTTAGGTCCTCGTTCTAAGTTCTGGAACTACAGTTTATCAACTTCTACAAATGATGAATTGCACGTACAACCAGTTAAGTTGTTAGATGGTGATAACTATTTCGATTTTAATAACACTCTACAAGAACTAGCTTTCTCTTGGTTACGAGTTCATCCAACAATTGCTTCTAGCTACCAAGCTTGGGAGCGTGGTGAATTCCCTGCAGATACACAGTTCTATGTTGTAGATGATGAGATTGAGAATGCTGTTGTTTACAAGAAGAAACAATTGATCAACAAAGCAATCATCAAGTTTGATGCAATGACTCCTGATAAGAAGAAGAAAGTTGCTCGTTTACTAGGCTTACCTGTAGTTGATGATACTAAAGAAGAAGTTGTTTACAACTTAGTTGATAACTTGTTGAAACAAACTGAATTCAAAGATGGTAAATACTCTGGATTAAATCCTGTTGAAGTATTTAACCGTTTCGCAGATATGAAAGAAAACTTACTTCATATCAAAGACTTGGTAAAACAAGCATTAGCTCACTCTATCTACCGTATGAAAGCAAACGGACGTATTTACATGGGTGAGTTAGAAGTTGCAATTGATGAAGAAGAATTAGTTAAGTTCTTAGCTAATGACGATAATCAAGATGAACTTATCACATTAGAACAGAAATTAAAAGGTAAAAAATTAGCTTCAGTATGATTTCAGTAGATAGTTTATTGTATAAAATTGATCAGAGACTAAATAAGCTATCTACTAATGCCCACCAACAAATCCCATTAGAAGATAAGATCTTAGCTCTCAATGAGGCTCAGATCAAGTTAATAAAGCAAAAGGTTGATGGTGTAAGCACAACTTCAGGGCTAGGGCTTGATGCGTTTAAAAAACGCTATGAGGATTTACAAAGTTTAGTGGTGGCATACAATCAAGGTATGCTACCATTAACTTTAAAGAATGCGCAGTTAAATCAATGGTCTGCTAATATACACGCCCTTAATCCAAAATATATGTTCTACGTAGATAGTTATATAATTGCAGACAAAGGAACTATTTGTAAAGACAGAAAAATTTGGATTAATAAAGATCTTGCTAAACACGGAGATTTATCTTTATTGTTAAACAATGATCATTACAAACCATCATTTGAATATCAGGAGACATTTAACTTCTTATCATCAGATGAAATCTCCATCTTTACAGATGGAACATTTACACCAAAAAATATCTACATATCTTACATGAGATATCCAGATTATATAGATAAAGCTGGATATGTAAAATTTGATGGTAAGCCATCTACCACTGTAAATTGTGAACTAGAAACTTATCTTGAAGATGAGCTTTTAGATCTAACAGTAGAAAACCTAGCTATGTATGTTGAGAACCAATCTGCAGTTCAGATGGCAGCATACAGAATTAAGACAAACGAGTAAATTTTTTTTAACAATAAACAATAAATACAAATGGCTGATTTTTCATTAACCACCCTGTTTGTAGTTCCTGTAGGTAATACATTACCTAGCGCAGGTTCTACACAAGATTTGGCTGCAGGTCAAGTAGGTATTTTCAAGGCTGATTACACAGTGGCTAACGCTGGTAACATCCAAACGAACAATAAATACTTCTATGTTGCTCAAGGTCGTACAAACACTTACTTACAAGGATCTAAGCGTTCTGACAAGATTTCTGCTACAGGATCTAACGTAACTGAGTGGTACAAAGTAACTGGTAACTCTACTGCTACAACTCAGATCACTGAAGTTGGAGCTTGGAATGTTACTCCTGGTACTGATGTAACTATTACATTACGTGCTCATTCTTCTTACATTGATACATTGTATTTCAATGGTTTTACTCGCTCAGTAACTGTTAAAGGTGCTTGTTTAGCTTGTGGTGGAGATCCATGTGCAGAAGTTGATTACCAAGTATTAGTAGATGAGTTAATTGCTAAGTTTGAGCAAGAGGCTCCAGGTAACAACCCTGACAACATCTCGTTCAACACATTCTTCACATTCTCTCGTTCTGGTTCTGGTCAAAACTCAGTATTAGTTATCGAAGGTAAACCATTGACAGTTTACGGACAACCATGTGATGTTGCTGCATTCCCTTACGAGTATGATCGTATGTACTTCCGTACATTTGCTTACGCTGGTCCAGCTACTACTGCTGACTTTATTGTAGCTGATTCTTGCAACATTATTGCTGAATCTACAATCACTCAGCATGCTACTTACCCAACTGGAACATCTGCAGAGATTGCTCAATTGGAGAAGAACTACTATAGCTACCAAGCTGGTTACTTGAAGCATTTATATCGTATGGCTGGATACAACGAGAACTTTGAGTCTTGGGTATCTGCAGGTACAACTTACGATACATATTACATCAAGTTTAACTCGTTGGATCAATCTACTTATCAGTGGGGTGATTATATTCACCAAGATGCAATGGTCATCATTGCTGCTCCAACTGGTGGTGTTGCTACTGCTATCGAAACTGTATTAGCTGCTGCTTTAGGTGCTGCTACAGATGAGACTGCTGGTACTCCTACTCCAAATCCATTAGTTCCTTAATAAGAACAAATAGTTTAACCTATGCCAGAGGGTAAGAGGATATCTCTATCCTCTGGCATTATTTTTTATAACATGGCAACAACTTTAAATTTCCTAGTAATTAATACTTACAGCACTTTGACATTAGGTGTTGCTGATACTTCTACATATGACAGTGGTCCTACGGGTGCTAATATGGTAGTTACATTACCTACAGGAACTAAAACTCTTAGTGGAGCAACTACTGTAACTGTTCCTTTTACTCCAAATGATTATAATGTATTTAACTCTGCTACATTACAGCTATCAGCTGTGGGTGCTGATTTGATTTCATTACCTGATGGAATATATGGATTAACTTATTATATTGCTACTCCTACTGCAACTCCTGTAAGTAAAAGTATAATGCGTACAGATAAGATTCAGGAGAAGTTTGATAGTGCATTTATGAAGTTGGATATGATGGAATGTGATATGGCTATCAAGACACAACAAAAAGTTACATTGAGTAGTATCTATTTCTTAATTCAAGGATCAATTGCTGCTGCAAATAATTCAGCTACTACGCAAGCTGCTAAATTATATCAGCAAGCTAATATGATGTTAGATAACTTTATTAAAAACAATTGTGGTTGTTCAGGTAATAACTACATAGTAAACTTTACATAGTATGGCAAATTGTAAAAGATGTGGTGTTTCAGTTGGCTGTGGATGCCAACTTACCAACGGAATGTGTGCATCTTGTGTCAGTGTTGTAGCTCAACAAGAAGCTATAGCTGCACAACAAGCGATAGAAGAAGCTAAACGATTAAATCCTCAATAATATGATGTTATTACCTAGGCTCAATTCATGTATTGATTGTGCCACCATTCCTGTATTAATTAATGACATTAACAAGAAGATTGCTGCACTTGCTAATGATGAGTATAATAACATTGTGTATGACTTGAACTATTATATCAATGGTCAAGTGGTATTTGATTTATTACAGTATAAACAAATCTTAGAGTGGAAGTTTTGTAATGCAGATTATTGTGCACCATATACAGTGGAAATGATTGCTAGTAAAGTTAAAATCTTAATTAATAAATAATGAGTGTAGTAGTAAAATTACTTACTTCTGGGGTAGATGCTGGACCATTTAATTTATATTCTAATGTAGATGGATATACAACTCCTATTGCAGTAAATATACCAAAAGCTACATTAACTGCTGGATATACACTAGCTACAGTTCCTACAGGAACTACATTAATTAAAGCTACATCTTTAGGACTTTGTGGTAATTCTGTTATTGTTGGAATGAGTGAGGGTTATGTAGGTGTTCCTACAACAAGTACTACAACGACTGCTGTTCCCCCTGCTAGTACTTCTACTACAACAAGTACTAGCTCTACAACTTCAACAACATCTACTAGTACAACAGTTTATGTTCCTTATCCTACATTTAGTTTATCTAGTGTTGAACTTCCTCCACCAGCAAAGGCAACAATTTATATATACAATGTAACTAATGGTACAAGATATAATTATTCAGTAGGATCTACTTATACAGGATCTAATAATTGTGCAACTCCTATGGGATTCATTGATCCAGATGCAGGAAATACTACAGTTGTTATTACTGATAAACCTTGTGGTACAGTGTATACAGTTAGAGTTTACAATTATATTGCTCAACCTAATTGTTCAATATATACAGATCATACTATTACACTTTGTGCAAACTAGTTAAACCAATTAAAAATAATTTAATATGAATGTTTTAGTAACATTAACAATTGCAGGTACTAACACAGGACCATTTAATCTATATTCAAATCTTGATGGTTTTGTTACACCTTTTCAAACAGGTGTATCTAAAGCTTCTTTAGTTAGTGGATTAATGGTAACAACTGTTCCCGATGGAGCTTCTACTATTCGTGTACAGTCTACAGGAACTTGTACAACTTCTGTAGATTTATTTATTGCTGGACAACCTAGCACTACAACAACTACTACAACTCAATACGTAGGGCCTTCTACAACTACTACCACTAGTTCAACATCTACTTCTACAAGTACATCAACTACATCAACAAGTTCAACTAGTAGTACTACAACATCAACTACTACAATTGTTCCTCATATTTATTTATTTGAAGTAACAGCTGGATATGATGATGCTGCTGGTGCATGTGCTTCTGCAGTTCCAACAATTACACTATGGGCAGATAATCCTAACTTTGGAGCTAATACAATATTCTATGTATCTCAGAATAGCAATGCACCGTTCAATGGTGATGGATTGTTCTACAACTATACTGCTATTGGTAGATACGTTCAGATTTCTAACAACGGTGTTAACCTAGGTGGAGGAACCTGTGCTTAAGATATAAAAAACCCTGGTTGTTGGTTTACAGGGTTTCCCCAGATGCTTTTGTGTCTGGGGTTTTCATTTTTATAACCAATTTGATTAACCTATATAATTAATTTGGTTACAATTGTTTGGTAATTCCAAAAAATAATTTATATATTTAGGACAATTTAACTAAATAACGATACATGGCTCAAGACCAAAACCTATTGTTTCAGCTTGAAAAGCTTTTAAGTTGGAAAAAGAGTAAGAAATTTATGGCTGAAAAGCTACAAATTACGGAAGGTGAAGTTGAAGAATTATTAAAAGAGTTGAGAGGTAAGGACTCAACTGTTGAGGAAGAGATTGCAGAATACATCTCTTCTACTCGTAAAGTAAATAACGAGAAAGGAACGTTAGAAAGCACATTAGTGTTAGATTACGAACCTAAAGATGATCTTGAATTAGCAGCATTACACAAGATTAACCTTGACAAATATGTTATTACTAACTACTGGTCAAAGGTTTTACCAAGTGGTAAGTTTACATCCTCTGTATTCTCTAAACTAAAGAAACCACAGGATTACACTCCAGAAGATTTTGCTAAGTTCTTACAAAATTATAAACCACAACATGTTGTTTGTGATGTTGTAAAGCATGATGAAGATAAGAAAACAGTAGCTGTAGAAATATCTTTATCTGATTTTCACTTAGCAAAGAAAGTGATTGATGGTAACAATGATATTAATGTTAGAAAAGCAGCATACATGCACGTGGTGCAAGAGTTAGTAAAGAATGTTCGTTCTGTATATAACATTGACACAATTGTGTTTCCTATATCAAATGACTTCTTTCATACAGATAATTATCAGAATTCTACAACAGCAGGTACTCCACAAGATACAATTGCTGACTATGCAGAAGAGTATGAACATGGATTTGATTTGTTAGTACAAGCAATTGATTTCCTTAAGTCTAATGCAGATGCTGTTGAAGTTATCTTAGTGCAAGGAAATCATGACAGAACTAAGTCATATTACTTAGCACATGCGTTATCAGTTTATTATAGTGAAGATCCTACTGTATATTTTGATAGAACAACATCATTAATAAAAGCAGTTGTATTAGGGAATACATTCATTGGTTATCATCATGGTAACTGTAAGTTGGATGATCTTCCTTTATTATTTGCAACTCACAAAGATTACGGATATAAGTTTGGTGCTTCCGTATATCGTGAGGTTCACACAGGAGATAAACACCATTACATGGCTAAGGAAGTCAAAGGTGTTAGAATCCAACAAATGCCTAGCTTGTCTGGTACAGACCGTTGGCATTCTGACAACAACTTTGTACACAGTATTAGAGCTGGCTTAGCATTGGTTTATGATTTTATCCATGGTAAGATAGCAGAATTCGAATCAAGAATATAAAATGGCAACATTAAGAAAATTAGTTTCAGACGTGCGTTCTATGCACAAATTATTATCAACAGATGGGTTGATAACAGATAGAGCTATTGCCTCTGAAGTTAAGAACAATACTATCATGTTAGTAAAGCGAGAGACTAATCTTCGCAGATTATGGGCTACAGATACATTGTTTACAACCATTCCGTGTTTAGAGATGATACCTGTACCTATTGCAGAATGTTGCGATTATAAAGATCCTTGTACAGTTGCTAGAAGCAAATTTAAACTTCCTCGTATATCAGAAGGTAACTATCAATATCTTATCCAAGGTGTGTGGTCTATTAATGCTATGGGAGGAAAAGGAACTAGATATAAGGAGATTACTATCAATCGTTACATGAATCTCCTTAAGCTTCCTATTATTAAGAATGAGTCTTATTACTGGATTATTAATGATTATTTATATGTTAGTAATCCATTATTACAGAAAGCTAGAATTGCTGCATTCTTTGAAAGTGATGTTAGTAGCGATATTATGTTTGCTCCATGTTCAGGAGTAACTCCTGATCCTAATGACTATTGTAAGAATCCATTAGATAAAGAGTATGGTGTTCCAGGATATTTAGAAAAACAAGTGCTAGAACTTACATCACAGAAATTATTACAAACCTACTTCAAACTAAAACAGGATATTACATCAGACAACTTGGATGGACAATCTCCTAATACATTACCTGGAAGCTAATTTATGCCTAGAGTAAAAGTTGACTGGAGAAGTTCCAGCAAAGATAACTACAAAAACTTCTGCAAGAAGAACCCATCTATTCAAATATCATTTGATGATTGGAGGAATATCATCTATTCCTACAACGAATACTTCAAAAACTACATTCTTGAAACTGGAGATAAAGCACGATTGCCTTTGGGCTTTGGTGAATTCTCCATTAACAAGAAGAAGCGTAAGAAGATGAAAACAATCAATGGTGTGGAGATGGTTAATCTTCCTATAGATTGGCAAAAGAGTAAGGAGAAAGGTAAACGAATCTACAACTTTAACTATCATACGGAAGGCTATTTCTTTGGCTGGATTTGGTTTAAAGAAACTACACGAATAAGACTTGTAGATCTTTGGTACTTCAAACCTACACGCACTACATCAAGACTATTATCTCATTACATAAAGACTGACGATAAATATCAACATATCTATCGAGAGTGGAAAAAATAAATTACTATGTCATACTACTATAAATATGATTTTGTTTCTCCTGAGCCTGTATATGCTACAGTAAAGGAAGAATTAAAAAGCTACTTTGATACAGGAGCTGTTGATGATTTATTGTTTCCCACTTATTTAGACAAGTGTCTACGTAAGTTAGGTAGAACTACTTATGTTATTGCAGAGCAGCCTCTTGATGTTATGGATTTTGAAGCTCGTCTTCCAGATAACTTCTATGCTGTAAGAGAAGCTTGGATGTGTACATCAGTATATGGTAACACTTACCAGGAGGCTAGTTCTTTCTATTCTCAAGCATTTACTGCTACAACTATACAAGTTAGTCCAATCACTACACAAGATGGCTCTTGTACTAATCCTAGCTGCGCTAATGTAGGCTGTGATGGACAATGTATGCCTGAGTTAATTCAGACTGTTTACAAGACAAACAATAGTGCTGCAAACTTGTACACTAAAGAATATTTACTTCAACCAGGTAATATCTCTGCAAGAGGCAATTGTGATTTATCTTACACTTCTGCATGGGATAATGGTACAGCAGCGGCTACCAGAGCTAATTTCACTCCAGGATCTTCTGGATATGGATCATTTGATATTAGAGATAATAAATTCGTAACTAATTTTAGAAATGGCATTGTACACTTAGTATTCTATGCTACAGAATATGATGAAATTGGTAATCAGTTGATTCCTGATAACTATCGTATTCGTGAATACATAGAAGCGTTCATTAAATACAAAGTGTTTGAAATGCTTTCCAACCAATTAACAGATGAAACGTTCCAACAAATACAACAGAAGCTTGCTTATTATAAGCAACTTTCTGAAGAGGCATTCATTATGGCCGATATTGAAATAAAGAAACAAACTGCTTGGGATAAACAACGCAGAATTAAGAATGACCTGAACAGGTTCAACATGTACGAACTGCCAAACAGAACAAACCGATATGGCCGCAGAAGAAACAACTAATCAGGGTAACGTTACTAACGAGTATAACTTTGCACAAACAGGACTGAATTTAGATAGTGCAGTAGCACAAATACCTAAAGGAAGTTTAACTTACGCATTGAATGCTGCTGTAGAAAACTTTGATGCTAATTCTGTTAACTATCAGAATGAAGCAGGTAATGAGCTATGCGTAAAGTTTCCTGATAATTTTATTTTAATTGGTAAACATTTTATTCCTGAACAGAATAAACATGTTTTCTTTTTAATGAAACCTAGTTCAATCAATCCTGAATATCAGATTGGTTACATGGTTAATAATGATTGTAAATATCATACATACGTCAAAGGAGCATGTTTGAACTTTGATGTAAACTATCCTATACATAAAGTTGTACATAAGGTTGCAAATTGTGTAATTGATGATGAGCCTTCTATTGAGATATATTGGACTGATGGTAAAAACCCTCGTAGATATTTAGACTTAGGTAGATTTGATACTGATGATAATGAATTAACTGATTGTAATATTTTAAATATCCAACCTAATTTTGACATCCCTCAACTTTCAGTTACAGATGTTTTAAATGGTGGAGAGTTGATTGCTGGTACATATCAGTTTGCTATTCAGTATTGTAGTTCTACAGGAGCAGGATATACATCTTATTATTCTGTTACGAATCCTCTTCCTATTGCTAATACAACTGTAGAAACACAAGACTTCAACTATCAAGTTAACAAGTCTATTCAGCTTACTATTACTAACATTGATATCAAAGGTTACTTTGATTATTACAATGTTGCTGTAATTAAAACAGTTAATAATGCAACTTCTGCTGAGTTATTAGGTACATACTTAATTGATAAAATTCCTGCTGAAACTGGTGCAACTACTGGTAAAAATACTGTCATCTATTCTGGACAAAACAAAACTCCAATTGCTGTAGCTATTGAAGAAATCTTTGAGAAGTATCCATACTATGATATTGCCAATGATGTAACTTCTGTACAGGATGTTTTGATTTGGGATGGATTAAAATCTAATAATAGAGTTGACTATCAAAAAGTTGCTGCTAGAATTACATTGCAATGGCAGTCATACAAAATGGCAGCAGGGCAAAACTATGCAGATGAATTAAATGCACTTAATTTACGTGGTTATCTACGTGATGAGGTATATGCATTTGAGATTGTATTCTTGTTAAAGAATGGTAAGCAGACAGATGGTTTCCATATTCCAGGAAGAGCAATTAAAGATTCAGATATAAATCCTAAAGTTGATAAAAGTAATCCAGACTATATTGCTGAGGATGATACATTGCAACCACTTGATCGTTGGAAAGTGTATAACACTGCAGGTAATGGGGTTGCTGCTACAGGACCAACAATTAATGGTGCAACACCATATCAATATGGTGATTTTGCATTCTGGCAATCAACTGAAGAATATAAAGGACCAGTATTTACAGAAGCAGGATTAACAGGACCAATTCGTCATCACAAGTTTCCTGATATTTTAGTAAGTCCTGCATTTGAAAGTGCTACTCCTGTCGAAGTTGCAGGTAAGTATCAAGTGGAGATGAAATCTGCTAATGCTATCTACCCACTTGGTATTAGAGTTGACACAGCACAGATTGAATCATTAATTCAGACATACTTAACTCCTGAACAAAGAAACGAAATTGCTGGATATAAGATTGTCCGTGGTAATCGTAATACAAACAAATCTATTGTTGCAAAGGGTATTTTAAGAAACGTAGGTAGATATACAAGAGATGAATCAAGTTCTCCTAATCCTACATACTACTATTATCCTAACTATCCATATAACGATCTTAACACAGATCCGTTCTTACTTAAGCAAAACAATGCATATAGTGGTCAATCGGAGAAGTATAAGATTACTGGTGTTACATCTCCTGGCTCATTAATTTATAATGACTGTTTTACTAATGAAGTAAAAACAATTAATATTGTTGCTCAAACGGAGCCACAATATGTTTGCTCAACTACATTTCCACAAAAAACAGGTGGATTAGTATGTAACATATTTAGTCCATACATTGGGAAATATACAACTGTCGTTACTATTGTTGTAAATCAAGACGGAGCTTTAGATTCTACTAAATTTACATATGGAGATCCGTATGCAGATGGAGCTACTAAAGAAATAACAGTTACTGTAGCAGATTCTCCAAAAACTGTTCTTGTTGAATATATTGAAATTCCTGGATTTCCAATTGGTGCAAAGTTAACATATGTAAGTGGATCAAAGAATTATATAACAACATCTACAGATTCATTTAATCCTGAATGTTATCCTAAAAAATTCACTGGTTTTACTGTAAACAATGAGCCAGGTGGTCAGATTAATAATGAAACTAAATACAGACAAGTATTTAACTCTCCTGAAACATCGTTTGGACAACCTACATTAGGAGATGTATTGAAGCTTGAGAATGTAATGTATGGAGCAGGAAAAGCACATTTTGTTCCTGTTAAAAGTAATGCAAGTTATAAGCTAATTACAAAAGCTATTCAACAAAAAGCATTAGTTTCTAGCTATGCTATAGCAGATGGAGATATGAATGCTGTATTTGCTGCATACCAATCTTATCTACAGATTTATATTAGTGGAATTACTAGAAAAAACTTTGCATACTCATTCAACTCAATTGCAAGTTATGACTATTTTGGAAATATTCAGAACGGTGATGGTGTTAAGCAAAGACAACTTGATAAGTATCAATATGTATATCCAGGCGTACAATCAGTAGGAGATACTTGGGATCTTAATAACTTCCAACGTGAGTCATCTGTTTATTTAAAAACTATAGAAAAGCGTAGTGATAACACTACTACAGTTATTCCTCTTAGATTTCCAAATGATATAGATTCTATTGCTGGTAAAATCTCTGATGATTCTAGATTTACATTATCACAGAAAAAGAAATGTGCAGTTCCTGAAGAGTTACAATCTATTAAGGTTGTATCTTACTATGCATCAATTAAGAATGTTGTTCGTAATCAATGGGGACAACTCTATACATACGAAACAATTGATACAGGATTCCAAGTAGATAGAGATTCTCCTACAGGAGTTAAAACTATATTTGGTGGTGATACATTCATTGGTAAGTTTGCATTTAAAACTAAACTTCCATTCTTTATTGACAATAGGGTATTAGCTCCAGATGATTCAGATATTAATTATGATCAATTAGGTAATATTGCTTATCCTCAATACTGGCATTCATCTCGTTCTGTTTTGAGTGATATTGTTTTAGGAAGTGATACATTAACAAATTTTATTTCAATCAAAGCACATTGTTTTGATTGCCCTTCTGATCCTATATATACAAGTACACCAACTACACCAACCCCACCTAGTGGTACTAATTATGATGGAGCTACAAGTTTAAGTAATACTCAATCATTCTACGATGGTAAGATGTATATGTTTGCGTATGGAATTCCTTACTTCTATTGTGAGAGTTCTATCAACTTAGACTTGCGTCAAGCATATAATGGTAATGAAGGTAACTTCTACCCTCGTGTAAGTTCTGGTATTCCTGATGATTGGTTGCAACAAGTTAGAGTACCTATTGCAGTAGATAATACATACTACTACAACTTAAGTTATTCTAAACAGAATACAGAGAACTTCTTCTCACACCTTCCTTTAAATTGGACAAATAGTGCTTGTGAAAAAGAGTTTCCGTTTAGAGCTATATATTCAGATCAACAAGATCCATCTTCTACAAGTAAGGTGAATAACTGGTTATTGTATAGACCTGCTTCTTTCTTTGATTTCCCTCAAACATACGGAAAGCTTACATCATTAGATGGTATCCAAAACAAGGCTATCTTAGCTCGTTTTGAGAATAAGTCATTGTTATACAACACAATGCTTACAATCGATACAAGCAATCCACAAGCTGCTTATATTGGTAATTCTACATTGTTTAGATCTGCTCCTCCAATTGATTTTGCTGAGACAGATTTAGGATATGTAGGATCTCAACACAAGATGTTGCTAAAGATTCCTAATGGACAAGTAACAATTGATGCTAAACGTGGACAGATATTCTTAGTAACAGGAACACAAGTTGTGGACTTATCTGCATTTGGTTCAGGTGTCAATCGTTTTATGACTGACCATTTAGCATTTGAAATCTTACGTTACTTCCCTGAAGCTGATGTAGATAACAATTATACTAAGGTTGGTTTAACAGGTGTGTATGATTCTAAATTTGATAGAATCATTATCACTAAACTTGACTACATCCCACAACCAAATTGGGTTGGTAAGATTTTCTATGGTACAGATCCTGCACAAGTAGGTTACTATAAAGAATATTACATCTATCCTATTGCAGGAAATACTACAATTAAAGAGGTTGTTCAGTTAAATGACATTACATACTTCTGTAATAAGTCATGGACATTGTCTTACAACATGAATACAAAGAGTTGGATCTCTTTCCATAGTTATATTCCTAACTATTACATTGCTGAGAATAACTTCTTCTATTCTGGAAACAATCAAGGTTGTGATTTTTCTGCTATTGCATCAGGATTAACTACTACAACAACTACCACTGCATATGTAGGACCATCAACTACTACTACAACTAGTACAATTCTTGGTACATCTACTACAACTACTTCAACTACATTTGGACCAATAGATGTTTATTGTTCATTGAATGGTAGTGCGTCATATGTAACTCCTTGTCAGTTGGTAGGAAATGCAGTTAAAGAAGGTTGTGTGTTTACTATTGATGCTATAAACTACACTCCAACAACAACTTCTACAACAAGTTCTACAAGTTCAACTAGTACATCTACTTCGACTTCAACATCTACGTCAACATCAAGTACATCTACTACTTCAACTACAAGCACATCTACTACTATTGCTCCTACAACTAGTACTACTACTACAATAGTTCCAACTACAAGTACTACAAGTACTCTAACTCCAACTACAAGTACCACTACTAGTACTACCTCAGGACCTACTTCAACTACTACTAGTACAACAACAGAATATGTAGGACCTACAACATCTACTTCAACATCTACATCTAGTACATCTACTTCAACAAGTACGTCTACTTCTACTTCTACTTCTACAACTAGTACAAGTACAACGCTTGCATGTGTGCCGATTGTAAATGGTGATTGGACATTCACAGGACCTACAACAGTAGCACCATTTGAATCTGCTGTTTACACAGTTACAATGAGTGCTCCTAGCTCTACTTCATATCCAATTGTAGTCGGTACTTCAATTGCTGGTGGAACTAGAACTCCTATATCATTAACATTTAATTCTGCAGGAAGTCAGACAATTAATGTTGATTGGGATGGTACTCCTACTGGTAACTTTATTCAAGCATATGTTGGTAGTGCAGCATGTACTAACCTTAGTGATCCTATTACACTTTATATGAATCCTGTTAGTACAAGTACAACAACAAGTACTAGCTCAACATCTACTACATCAACTAGTACCACTGTACCTCCAAGCAGTACTACTACTACAAGTACTACTATTGCTCCTGTAACAGTAACATTGAATCCGTTAAATGGATTGAATGTTAGTTCTTACACACCTTATATCAATGGTACTGCAGATCCTAGTTGGGATGGAGGTTCTAGAAGTTATCCTGTAGGAACTACAATTCGTGTAGACTATGATGGTTTCTATGTTTGTTCAGCTATACTTAATGGATCGTCATACGGCAGTGGATCAACTGTTACATTAACTGCTGGTAATAATTTAACATTTACATTGTATAATAGACAAAATTATGTACCTTCGGGATCTCCAATATGTAGTGGAAACGCATTGATTCAACCTACAATCAATGACTGTGGAGAAAGTTCATCTTATGTAATTAGTAATTGCTCTTGTCAGTGTAATGAAGCATGTAACGGAACTTACTACACAGATTACATTTGTTTAGGAACAACACAGCGTTTCATTGAGAAATACTACTGTAATGGTAATCCAACAGGTAACACTTACGATGTAACATGTAGTGGTGCTTGCGGTGCTAGTAACACTCAAACCCAAGGAGGTCAAGTAGGTACATACTACACATGTTCAAGTGGTACAGTTAATTCAACTCCAGTTTATGTTAATAGCAATCCTTGTTACACAGGAGCTAACATCTATTTAGTAGGTGGAACATGGCAATCAACTAATCCTTCTAACTCTTATCCTGACACTACTCCAGTTTGGGTTAATTCAGGAAATGCATATTGCATAACAGGATCATGTACATTACGTCAAGATCAAGTACAAACTAATCCTTGTGCTGCAGGAACTACAAGAACAATTGATACAGGTACAGTGAGCGAAAGCTGTGGTACTTGGGATTTACAATACTACTGTGTAGGATTTACTCTATGGAGCCAAGAAGTTAACTCATGTACAAGTGCTACAAGAAATCAACAAGTAGTTGAAGTTAATAGCCCTACATGTGGATACGTACCTCCTTCATATGATCCATTCTATATCAGTACAGTTGGAACGCCTGTCAATGTTTGTACAAGAGCTGTAGATCAATTAGCATACTGTACAGGTGGTGTTCCTAGTATAGGTAAAACAATCTACACAGATTCAATTGGATCATCTACATTAGGATCTGGATATTACAACACTGACAACGGATATATTCAATTGAATACAGGTGGTACAGTGATATCAGATGGAATCTGCTAATAAATAAAAGAAAAGAAAATGCCTAAAACAGTAATTGTAAAATTAGAAAGTGCTGGAGATGGTGTCGGTCCATTTGACGTTCGAGATAATATCGGAACGTTTTTAGGGGGCGGTGTTACAAAACAACAATTGATTCTTGGTGTCACTTATAATAATGTAAGTGACGCTGCGACTAAGATTGTATTGTCATCTATAGGTAAGTGTAAGACAGTTAAGTCCATTGATATTCAATACTTAACAAATGCTCAGATTAATAATATTGTATTCACTCCTACTAATACAACATCTCTATGGAGACATTTAACTGATGTTATTAACTATAACAAGTTCTATGGTAATGTTGAGCCATACATTATTGAGTATCCAATAGCTTATCAAGTACAAGATGAGATTTTACAAAATATTGTAGACTTTACTAAAGCTTACGAATATCTTCCTATACCAGATGGTGTATTTAATGACAATGCAGTAATCCAAACTAATAAATATTTTAACAAAGCTATCCTATATAATGGTCAGCAATGTACAGGTTTATTGAACTTGGTACCTAAACCACAAAATAATCTTGCTGCATATATGGCTTACCCCTTGTATTTTAACGATAGTAAGAGTATATTAGTAACCAAATCCGACAACTTCTATCAATACAATACTTTCTGGTCTATTCTTAAGAATCCAAACCAGCCAATGTTCGGTACAACTTGTCAATCTTTATCAATAGATAAAGAGCTTAATCTAAGCAATTTAGATTATACTACACGTTCATTTAACAAAGCACCTCTACGAGCTAAAGATTTAAAAGTGAGACACATTTTAGATAATAGTTCTACAGTTCATTTAGTATCTCAATTCATTTTAGCTCCAAGTCAAATCTCTTACAAGTAATATGGGAAAGCAGAAATCTTCAGGTTGGTTAGATAAATATGCTTACGATGGTAATTTAGATCCATTTGGATTAACTACTGTTAAGAAAGATAAAGTAGTTATTCCAAAGGTATTGGATTCTCAAGAATTGAAAAGAATAGAAGCTAATCGAAAAGATAAGTTTAATGAGGAGGTAGCTAAGAGAAAAACTTACATTAATAAACTAGGTACATCTGCTTCTCCTGCTATGAAGCAAGCTATGGAAGACATAGCTACACAAGAGCAGAGACAAAAGATGTATGACGATGTTGCTAATAAGGCTCAATATATTGGCGGTGGACTAGAACTGATTGCTCCAATCACAGGACCTGCTTCCCCATATCTTGAAGGTGCTGGTACATTATTAAGCATGGCTGGTTCTAGTTATTTAGGAGGAAGAGATGCATTGCAAGGTAACTATGGTTCTGCTTTACTTAATGCGGGACTTACAGGATTAGGATTAGCAGCATATAGACCATTTGCTAATGCTGCAAATATTCCAGCTAATGCTGCAAAAGTTGCAGGTGTAACAGATTATATTGCTGATGCTGGTCAAGTAGCTAATACTACTAATGATGTTTTACAAGAAGCAGCAGGTGTATCTCGTAACGTACATCAAAAATATGGTAGACCTATCTCTGATTATCAACCTACTCAACATATAGAATTTGCTAAACGAGCACTTGGAAATGATTTTACTAAGTTTTCAGATAAGGAATTAAAGGAAATATATAATAAAGCAGTTGATGAACTAAGACCTGACTTAATCAGTCAAGGAGATTTTAACGCACGAGAGGCTGTTGATCAAGCTATGTTATTGAACATGAGATTAAGAGTTGCAGATCGATTGCCACAATATACTATAAATGATTATATAGCTCCTGAACACAGTTTCATGAAGTCTGGTAATTATGATCTAAGAGGTGTTGCCTCTAAGCAATTCTATGATACTGAAGGTTATGATCTTTCTAAACTAACTCCAGAAGAACGAGCATTGATGGGTGCTTATACAGAAAGTTATTATCCTTATTTTAATAATAGAGTATCCGCAACTGGAAAATTACCTGAAAATTTAATAAATCATTTTACAACATTATCTGATAGATTAAATGATGCAATTTTAAAAAATAAAATTAATAAAGAAACAGTAGTTAATAGAACAGTTAATAACTACGATGTAAATTTAATTGATCCTAATACTAATTCATTTCTTGGTAAAAAACGTAGATCAGAATTACAAGTGGGAGATATATATAAAGACAATGAGTTTTTATCTACATCATTACCTACTAGTTTTTACAACATGGATCACCAAAATGAATATAAATTCTTAGATAATATAATTCTTCCAGGTGGCAGAATGCAATCTTATGCATTTCCTAATGCAACAAGTTATAGTAAATTCCCTAATGAATCTGAAATATTATTACCTAAAGGATTGATTAGACGTGTAGAAAATACAACAGGTCCTTCAGAAATTACAACATCTATTCTTAATCCATACAAGAATGGGGGTGAGTTAGATAAATATCAATATAGTGGTACTGTTGCTAAGAAAGATGCTGTAACTGTACAACAACCAGCTAAAGTACGTCTAAAGACTAAAGAAGAAATAGCAAGAGATGCTGAGATAGAAAAAGCTAGACTTGCTGCAGAAGCTGCTAAAAGACAAACATATATTTCTGCAGATAACATATCACCTTCTCAAAGAGCTGCAGTTAAAAAAGCTAGAGAGAGACAAGATATGATTAATAACTCTCAGCTTGCCCAAACCTTTGGTTCATTAACCCCTACTGGATACAATCCAACAGCAGGTGATGTAGCTGCTAATCAGTTCATGTATACAACTCCTGCCATAGCTGCGGGTGCTGTAGCTGGTCCTGCAATATTACCATACATAGGAGCAGCAATGGAAGCTCCTATAGCTGGAGTAGCAGGATTAACTGCTAATAATCTTTTGAATGCTGGATTTGCATATGAGGCAGCTAATAATATACCTAATGTTGCACAGTCAGTTAAGAAAGCTTTTAAAGATCCTACTTCAGGAAATATAGCAGATGCATCTTTGCAAACAGGATATACAGCATTAAATGCTTTACCGTTTGTAGCATCTGCATTACCAGGAGTAAGATCTACTTTAGGAGAAGCAGTTAGTGCACTGCGTAGAACACCTAGTATTAATACTAGTGCTGAGCCAAAGCGTTACATAAGACCTTCTCATATTATAGATGATTTATTTGACACTAATATAGGTAGAGACTTTTCTAGCAGTATAGATCAGCATTTGGATGCTTATCCAGAATTAGCAGAACAATACAAGCTACCTATTTATGAACCAGGGTCTGGTAGTGGGTTATTTCCAACAGGTTATAAAACAAGTAAAGAATTTAAGAAACTAGTATATGATAAAAACTTAAGTCATCTATACCAGAGAAATAAATTAATGCATGGGTGTGGATCTGATGCAGAATGTGCAAAGATTGCAAATTCTATAGCATCAAGTGTTAGTAGACAAATACTTCCTGGTGAAGCATATAACTATGCTGCTAATGCAGACAATGCTTGGTACACTACATATCAGATGTTAAAGAATGAGGGAGAGTTAGTATATAATGAAGGTACACACGGACCACTTAATTCGGATATTTTAAAAAATGTACAAGTTGGTGATCAAGTGATGTTTGGTCCAGACGCATTTCTTGCACATCCTCAACAATCTCCTCTTACTGGAAATCTTAAAGAACCACGTGTTAATCATAGAGCAACTGTTGTGGGCATGAGTCCAGATGGAAATAATCTATTGATTGGTGAAAGTTTTGATGGTAGGTTAATTACTGTGCCTATACAAAACAATGTTTATTATAATGCTGCTTCTAATCGAGGAATTAGAAGTATTGTTAGACCTCAGCAATTTGTAGGTAAGTCCAAAGAGATTGCAAAGAGAGCTATTCTAAATGATATAAACTTAAATACAGGTACAATAGATTTTGGAGTGAGTCCAGAACTAGAACCTTATAAAGAAGTTTATGATAAAATAAAACCTACATTAATTGGTAACTTAGGTATTCATGCAGATGAGCTTGATCAAATCTTCAGACATGTATTAGGTATTGGTATCCAAGAATCTAAGATGTCTGGTAAAATGGCAAAAGGTTTAACTAAAGCCAAAGTACTAATTCAAGATAAATTAAGAGAAGTAGGATTAACTAAACCTGTTAAGGAAGTTATAAATGCTGTTAAAGAATATGGCAATAGAAAATATGTAGAGAATCCAGATTTATTAGAATTTCCTGGCAAAAGTAAAATGCAAATGGAAGCTAGTAAACTAGCAGAGAAAGAAGGTATTTCATTTAATGAAGCATTGGAGAGTTTATATACTACTACTTATAATAGACCAAAGCCTTTTGCTTTATCTAATACAGATCCATCTGTTGGTACATTTAGACAAAAATACTTATCTAAAACAGCAAAGAGATTAGGTTTAACTGAAGGAGATTTAAAAATAGGTAAAGGTGGTAAGAATGATTTTTACAACAGTGCTGAAAATGAATTAACTGCAGCAATAGCTAACTTCTATGATTTAAAAAATTCATTAGCAAAGAAGCATCCTGATTGGAGTGATCAGAAGTTATATGATATGGCTACGTTATCTTGGAACTCTCCAAGTAAAGCTAACAATCAAGAACTTGTAGATTACTTCTATGAGTTTAAAGATAACCCAAAGTTTGAAGGATTTGATTACTTAAATAAAGTAAAGAGCAATATTAAGCAACATGCTCCTATCAATTCTATAACTCCAACTACTGAGATTAAACTTACTAAACCATTCTTACAATTTAAAGAAGGAGGTTGGTTAGATAAGTATGAAGATGGTGGAGACTTAAATGCTAACAACTATACAGTCTCAGCTCCTGAAGGATATGAAGGTAGTGGATATAGTAACGTAGGACGTAACTATTCTCCTGCATGGGGAGGACAGTTTGAAGATGGTGGACCTGTTAAGAAGTTCTTACAACCAACTCAAACTTTTCAAAATATTGGATATAATCCAAGAGAAAACGGAATATCTACAGAGTATTCTACAACAGTTGGTAAAGATGGTGAGTACTACTTAGTTCCAGGATTTAAACAAGGAAGATTAGTGGAGGATCCTGAAGGATTGTTTAATTTTACAGGAGAACATTTAGGTGGTCCATTTAAAACTATACAATCTGCTGAAGACTTTGCTAAGTTTAGACATGACTATGTAGAAAAGAATAAGAACATTCCTTTACTATTTAAAACTAGAGATTATGCAATGGGGGGCTCTCTTCCAGGAGCTGTAGGATTCACATACGCACGTACAAACAATCCTGCTCCTAGCAATGGTCCGTATGCTAAGAAGACATTACCTTCTGCAGTAGATGGTATAGAATTAAATGAAACAGAACCTGTTAAACAATCAACTACAAAAAATAAAAGAAGAATTAAGCAAGAAGAAGAGATAATGAATAGAGCACCTTTGGATATTATTGAAGAAGGTAGATCTAAGTTTAGATATAACATGCTTGAAGATGCAGTTAGACATGATATGGCTGCTGAACAAAATATTGATTTAGGTGCTGTAGATAAAGATGCTTTAGATAAAAGAACAAAGGAACTACTTGTTAAAAGAGAAAGTAAATTAGCTAATCCTACAGTAGAGTTTGTTACAGGTAGTGGAACAGCTAGTGGTACAGGTCCTGTACTTGGTTACTATGATCCTGAAAATAAAGGTGCATTAATATCATTAAGTGATAATTTAGATAAGTATGGTATTGATGAATTTGGAAATACAGTAAGACATGAATTTAGACATGCTTATGATGATGGGGGAAGATATCTAACTGAGTATGAAAAGAATTTAATTTCTAATAAAACAATGGGAACTTCTGAACAAGTAAGTAAGAAGTTAGAAAAGGTTGGTGTGGATAAATATAGGTATTTAAGTGAGCCAACAGAAGTTACAGGTAGACTTCAAGAGATTCGTGGAGCATTGAAGAAATATCCTTTATTAATAAAAAATGATGAAAGTAATAATGTAGGTGCTCAATCTTCTGGTTCAGGTTTTGGTTCAGGTTTTAAATCAAGTGATAATCAATATCAGTATTATGATCCTAAAACAGATAAAGCTACACTTGAACATGTTAATAGTTTAAAAGGTAAAGTCTCTGGACTAAGAGATCTTTTAAAAATAATGAGTCCTGAGGATGTTGTTGAACTATTAAATACTATTGCAGCCAATGATCCTCAACAAGGATTACCTATGGCACAAAATGGAATGCAGTTTTATCAGAATGGTTTAGACTTCAAACCTAAATCAATCTCTAAGAACGGTTCTGTGATTGAAGATGATATGGGACAATGGGCTCATCCTGGAAAAGTTACTAAGATCAAATCTAATAAGATAACAATGAAAGGTGTACCTTATCCTGTACTAGGTATATCTGACACAGGAGACATGCAAATGATGTATCCTAACCAAGAGTATCAATACATTGGAGATTCTGTTACAGAGTACCCTATGATGAAACAAGGAGGACAGTTGACAAAGCTGGACCAATTAACTAACTTTACTAATTACAACACTAAACAACCAGGCGGCTGGTTAGATAAATACCAAGATTAATATGAAAGCTCAAATCTTAAAAATTGCTGGAGTTAAAACAGAAGCTGAATTCTACAAGAAGTATCCTACAGAGGAGGCTTTCATGGAGAAGCATGGTAAAAAATTACAGAAGGCTCAGTATAGTGCTGTTATAAAAAAAGCTCAAGCTCCTGTGAATATTCAATCTACTACGGATGCAATGGATAAATCTATTGATAAAGGTATTTCGGTTGAAGATTCTTATGCTGCTGCAAAAAAAGCTAAGAAAGAACGTAATGAAAAGTTTATTAAAACAGCATTAAGTTCTGCTAATAGTATTGTAGGAGGTCTTCAAGCATTATCTGAAGAAAGAGATCAACTTAGAAAAATGGATGCTCTTGCTAAGATAGCTGATCTTGAAAAAGGCATCAAACCAGTTGAACAATATCCGCAAAGAATTATGCGTCCTGAAGATTCAAGAACTACTCCAGGACAAATGTACAAACCTTTAGGAGATCCTAACTTCACTTACTTATCTAGAAATGGATCTGAGATTGGTGGTAATCCTACAGAGATTCAGAACATGTACAATCCTGGTGACTTGTATTCTGATCTTGGATTTGAACCATTAGGTGACAGTAACATTAAACAATTCCAAACTGGAGGAACTATAGACTATGCTAAATTTGCTCCAACATTTGGTGCAATAGGAGGATCTGCAGGATCTGCATTTAGTGGAGGAAAGTTTAAAACTAATACAGCAGCTGATACAGGATCTGCTATTGGTGGACTAGCTGGTGCATATTTTGGTCCTGCTGGTTCAGCAATAGGTTCAGCCGCTGGAGGATTTATTGGTGGAATAATTGGTCAGAATGCCATGGAAGAAGCAGAGAAGAAAAGAAACAAAGGAATAGGATTAGTGGGTACAGCTTCTACACAAGACTTGTTGCAAAGTAAATATAAGTCATTTGCTAAAAATGGAATGACTTTAGAAGAGGGAGGATATATGAATCCAGAATACAATCCACAAGTAATTGCTAAGTTTGGTGATTATGATGTCGATCAATTGTTTGCACCTCCAGCTGATGCTGATATGTTACGCGCAGGTGGACATTTAAAAGAATACACTCCACCTAGTGAAAGAGCTATGTACACAGGACGTGACTTACCATATCAAATGCAATATGGTGGACAAATGCAAGGCTCAACTTCTGATGGTGAACTACATGCATTGTGGGGTGGAGGATTTGAACCATTATCATACAACCCTGTTACAGGTACAACAATAGATCTTGCTGTAGGAAACTCTCATGATAAGAGAGATTCTCGTACAGGACAAACAGGAATTGGTGTAGGGTATGAGCAAGGTGGTACAATAGATGATGCACAAGCAGAGATTGAAACTAATGAGCCTGTAATGAGTATGCAAAATGGCGGAAATTCTGGTGATAAGATTGTAGTTGGAGCAATGGTTAATCCTATAACTAATAGACAGTTTAAAAAAGATGTTAAAGACATTGCTATGAAAGAACAAAAACAAACTAAACTTTTACAAAAAGCTGCAGACTTAGCTAATAAAACAAAGACTTATACTACTATAGATAAGATTAGATTAAATACAGCTAAGGCTATTGAGGATGGTGCTAAGATGAAACTAGGTCAACTTGGTCAACAGAATCAAGAATATGCTATTTTACAGAATGCAATTAAAGATACTGCTCAAGAGTTTGGTTACAAAGCTGCAGATCTTGCTAAGGGTAAGATTACACCATTGAAAGAATCAGACATCTATGGTAGACATGGTTTAGCTCTTGGTAAAGATGGCTTGAATATGAAAACTCTTGGTGATCTTGCTGCATTGTATCAAACAGCTGTAAAGACTAAAGATGCGATGGCTATTGGTAAATTCCAAAAAGCAGCTCTTGAAGCACTTGGTGCAGATGAGGTTAAGAGAATTACAGGAATGAAGAAAGTTACAAAGAAGGGTGTTGTAGATGGTAGATTTGGACCAGCAACAAATGCACTTGGTAAAGCTGTAACAAAAAAGATATATGACACAGTTGAGCCTAGGAATACTAGTATTGATACAGCTGTACAACCAATTCCTAAAGGAGAAGAACCAAAAGAATATGCTCCTAATGTACCAAACTGGATGCCTGCTGAATCTAGAGTATTCACTCCAGGGGTATCTGAGGCAGAAGAGAAGTTACGTAAAGCAAAAAAGAATGCCGCTACTCCAAAAGATAACTCATTACTTAATATATTTGGATCTGCACTTAATTCACTTGTTCCTTTTGTTCAAGGTTCTGATCAATATAAATTAGATGCTAATCAATTACTAGGAGAGCGTTTTGCATTAGCTAACAATCAGCAAGAGCCAGTGTTTGCACAATCATACACTCCTGAATTGATTGCTCCGTATTCTATCGGAATGGATGATCAGATAAATCAAGTTACTTCTGAAGCAAATGCTGCATATAGATTAATGCAAAATAATCCTGAACTTGCTGCAAATGCAGCTGCTCAAGCTTACAATGCTAAGAATCAAATTAGATCAAAAGCTTTACTAGCAAATCAAGAACAGAGATTTAATGTAATGAAAGCTAATACAGATGCATTGAATCAAGCTAAAATGGCTAACATTCAATTGTATGCTGACCAAGCTGATAAGATGGTTGGAGCTAAGCAAAATACAATTAAACAAACTCAAGCTGCATTGGAATCTATTGGCGAGAAGATTGCTAAAGCTAGAAATGAGCAAATGCAATTTAATGTTGCACGTGCTACGTTCCCAGCATTTAACTACACTCCTGGCGGACAAGCTTACAAAAATCCATTGTATAATACTTTTTTCAATATGTCTGGAGGAGGTTCAAGTAAGTCTAGAGGTATGGGAGTAATTGATGATGAGAGCGGTAATACATTACTTCCTCAATACGATCCATATGGAAACATTAAAGGTTACACAATTAAAAAGACTAAAGCTAGTAGTGATGATGATACAGAAGATGTACTTACAAGAAATGGTGGTAATCTAGCTAGAGCAATTAAAAACCTATAACCAAGTTGATTATACAAGATTAACAACTTTTGTTACTAGCCCTTGTATATATAATATTTTAAATTATATTTGTTAATTATACTCTCTTATGGCTTCATATAAAGACGCAATAACGCAATTCAAACCCTACGTTCAACAGCTCCCAGTGGAGTTGATGATGAAAGTTGGTGCGTATAAGCAAAAACAGTATGATCAAGGTGTTGAGAAAATTCAAAACTACATTGATAATGTAGCTGGCTTAGATGCTCCTAGACCTCAGGATAAAGCATATATTGAATCTAAACTCAATGCTTTGGGAGATAATCTTACAGCAGTCGCTGCTGGAGACTTCTCTAATCAACAATTAGTATCATCTGTTGGTGGTATGGCTTCTCAAATCATTAAAGATCCTTACGTTCAATCTGCTGTTTATTCTGCTGCTCAAATCAAAAAGAATAATCAGAAGATGGCAGAGGCTGAGAAGAAGGGATTGTTAAAGCCTGAGAATAAAGACTTCTACGATAAGCAATTGCAAACTTACATGAATGGAGAGCTTGGCGATCAATTCAATGGTAAGTACATTCCTTATGTAGATGTGATGGAGCACTTTAGAAAAGTTGCAAAGGACACAGGTATTGATGAGGCAGTTGTTCCTGAATTGTTTGAAACAGTCAATGGTAAAGTTGTAATGGAGCGTAATGCTCAAGGACAATTATCACCTAAGATTAATAAGGTAATGGCTGAGCGTCACCTCAAAGGAAAGACAGCAGAGAAGTTATTACTTGCGTTTAAGAATTCTCTTACACCTGAAATAAAGCAACAACTTGCTATTACAGGTATGTATGAGAACAAGGACTTAACTCCTGAACAATTAGCTGCTACAACTAATCTTACTTTTACTGAACACATTGGTAAATTAGAAACAGAGATTGCACGTCTTGATATGGCAATTGACTTTGCTAGTAACTCTGAATATGATCCAGAAAAACTACAAGTATTACAAGCAGCTAAAGAAGATGCTGTAAGTGCACTTTCTGCAATTGAGAAACAACGCAGTGAAGTTACTAATCTTGATTATGTTGCTAAGAATGCAGATGCAATAAGAGCTAATCTATATAGTACAAACTTCTTACAAGGCACAGCTGCTCAGATGAAAGAAGTTTCTGACATTACTGAATACAAGATTAATCCTTGGTATCAAGTAATGGACATGGATAGAAAGTTTGCTTTACAATTGCAGACAGAAGCTAGACAACGTAGTGAATTTAATACTTTAAGAAAAGAACACGCTGCTGATAAAGAAGCTGATTTTCAAAAATGGAGATTTGAGTATAAAGGTAAGTATGGTCAGTTTCCTGAAAAAGTTGGTGTAAATGAGAAGAAAGTAAAAGGACCATTAGATACTAGTGATCCTGAAGCAATTAAAAATGATTACGAAGCGGGTTATCAAGCAGATGTAGAAAAACAAGCTGCTACTGCTAGACAATTAGCTATTCAATGGGTTAAAAGAAATAAGCCTAATCTAAGTGACGAGGAAGTACTTAAGTCTATTGAAAAATGGTCAGGTGGGGATGATAAAAGTTATGAAGCAATGATCGATAGATTTGCTGGTAGATTAGTTAGTCAATTTACTGAAAATCCTGCTAGTGTAGATGGTGACTATCATGGATTGATTAGAGACTTCATTAAAACAAATGATTCTGTTTCTGCAAAAGGAGCTAGAATTAAAAAGACTTTAGAGAAAGCTAAAGCAATTGTTGCAGCTGAAGGAGAAGATGTATCTGAATACACAGATGTTTTAAGTAAGGTGAATGATGTTAAAGTGGCTCTTCCAGGAGGAATGAACGCTTTAATTCCTAAACAAGATATTGTAGAATTTGCTAAACTAGTTCCAAAGCAATTTAATGTTTTTGGAGGATTTACAGTTGATGCTTCTCAAAAAGCAAACGCTGCATTAGCTGAAAGAAAACTAAAAGCAAAGTATGGAGAGCGTTATGATATAATCAAAGATGCATTAGTTCGTGAAAGAGAAGGTTTATTTGGTTTAGCAAGTTCAATTGTAACTCATCCTGAAGTAACAAAAGCAGGTAACTTGTTAGCTAGTTCTATTAATACAAAAATTGCTCAAGCAGTTGGTAAATTGTATGCTGCTGCAGGATATATGAAAGCTCCATATATTGAACCTGTTAAAGAGGGTACAGATAATGCAGCTACAATTGCACAAAATAGAGCAACAGTTCTTGAAAAATATAGTTCAGGTTTAAATGAGGATTCTTCATTTAATCCTGATCAATACAACACTGTAGCTAATGCACCAGGTGCTAAAACCATATTTGAAATTTCTGACATAGATGGTAAAGCAAAATATAAAATGGTTACTACTTCTAGTAAAGGTAGAGCTAGTGTAATAGTTGATGCTGAAGATTATACATTTATGACTGGTAATCCAGCATATGACTTAACTCCTACTCCAGAAGTAATTTTAAAATTAAATGAAGATGGTACAACTGCAAAAGCACCAGGTGTACCTTGGTTTAATTCAGATAAGTTTATTCATTTAAAAGGAACAAAATATAGTAGAGTATCTGGTAATTTAATTAGTGATAAAGCAAATCCAGCATCTGTTTGGTTTGAATTATATAATGTTCCAGGATCAAATGGTAAAAAAGTTTTATATCCTGATCCTATTGATTATCCACAAGGACTTCCTAAGTATTTACCTGATGGACAATTAAATCCAGTATTACAAAATGCTTCGCATGGAATTAGTCCATCGCAACTTGATTTATTAATGCAAAAAAAGAATAGATAATGGCAGATCAACTTCCAGAAGAATTCAAAGGATTCAAACCTACTGAGAATCTAGGTGTAGTTTTTCCAGATGAAACAGCGAACCTACCAAGAATACGTGGCGCATCTGCTCCTAGAGCAAGTGCTGGTCCTCTTAATCAGGTGGAAATGTTTAACAACTTAGCATTACAAACCACAAGTAAAGGAAATGACTTGCCTTCTATTCCTGGAAGTGAGATTGATTTTTCAGGACGTTATCCAAAATTTTATGCTGGTAGAGATAACGAAGAGATGTATGCGCAGCAACAATCTCTTGGTGATAAAGCAATCAATGGTGTTGCTAAATTCGCAGGTATTGCATCAAGTGCATTCATTAATGGTACTGTAGGAACAGTATATGGTATTACCAAAGCTATTGGTGATCAAGATGCTACTTCATTTTGGAAGAATGATTTATCTGAAAGTCTTAATGAGTATACACAACAATTAGAAAACAATTACGCTCATTACAAAACAGAACGTGAGAAAAAAGGTAATTGGTGGGAACCTGCTAACTTATTTACAGGTAACTTCTTCTTTGATAACATTGTAAAGAACTTAGGATATACAGTAGGTTCTATTGGTGCTGGTTTTGTTTGGGGTGGTGCATTAAAAGCTTTAGGTGTCACATCTAAAATTTCTGGATTTGGTGCTAAGTGGGCAGCTGAAGCAGATGCTGTAATTGGTGAAGGAGTTGTAGCAGGAGAATCTGCGTCTATTGCAAACACTACATCTAGACTTGAAGAAATTTTAGCAAGAGCAAAAGCATCTGTAGGAGGTAAACTTAAAGATCCTGCAGTAGTTAATAAATCAATTGTAGCTACAACTGCTACTGCATCTGAGGCAGGTTTTGAAGCGTTGAATAACTCTCAAGAGTTTAGAGAGAAGATGATTGCTGAGTATAAACAAAAACATGGTTATGCTCCAGATGATGATGCATTGGCTGAGATTAATGACTATGCTGAGCGTGTAGGTAACTACAGCTGGTTAGCAAACACTGCGTTGTTGACAGTTACTAACCACATCATGTTACCTAAAGTATTTTCATCTACATTCAAAGGTGAAACAAAGGTACTTAATACTATGCTGAGAGAAGGTAAGTATGTTAGCGCATTGCCTCAATCAGGATTTAAAAAGTTATTATATCAAGGAGCTAAAGTAGGTGGATTACTTTTTAGTAAATCAGAAGGATTTGAGGAAGGTGCACAGTTTGCTATTCAGAATGCTACACAAAATTACTTTAGTAAAAAATACAAAGGAGAAGGTGCAGACATTATTAAGGATGGTGTAAACTATGGTATTGAAGAAGCATTAACTACAGACGAGGGTTTACTAAATATTTTTACAGGGGCATTCTCAGGAGGTTTATCTAGTGTTGTTGGTACTGTAAAACAAAGAGGGTTTACAGGTTATGGTGGAGAAGAAGGTAGATTAAGAGAGTCAGCAATCAAAGCTTGGAACGATAGTATGATTGGTGATAAGTTAAAAGCAGTAAATGACTTTGTTAAAATTGGTGCAGCTGCTCAAAAAGAACGTGCAGATGCAATTGTTGCAAATGATAAACTAGAATCTAAAGATAAGGAATTTGATTACTTACATGCTTCTATTGCTGCACGTTTAGAGTATGGTGCTAAAGAAGCTATTGATTTAGAAATCAATGAACTTAGACAACAAGCTATTAGTGATTTTGAAGATTTACAAAAATCTGGTAAAGCAGCTGAGACTGATAATAAAGAATCTTTCATTGCTAGATTAGATGCTATTCAAGAGCAGGCTAATACTACAGCTAAGATTCACGAAGGTATTAAGTTGAAGTATGAAGGAATGATAGATCCTGAAACAAAGAAGCCTTTGTATCCGAAATCTATCATCAACAAGTTAACTTATGCTAAAGCTAAAGTAACTGATTATAACAGACGTATTCCTCAATTAGAAACATCATTAGGTGAAATTGATGTTAGTGCAGCAATTCAAGAAGCAAACACCACTGGTGAGATTGCAAATGAAACAAGAGATGCAATACTTGCAAAAATTGATGAGCTTCCATTATTAGATAATGATGATAAGAAAGAACTAACTCAGTCTGCTGTAGACGTGATGGAGTTAGCATTACGTAGAAGTAAATTCATTGCAGAATACAACGATATCGTTGATAATCCATTAAAGTATGTCGTAATGGATATGAAAGAAAAGCTGCAAGAAGAAATGCGTAAGGCAGCTGAACAAGCTGGTGAGAACGAAACTATCAAAGTTAAAGCTAAGAATGGTGATTTAAACTTACAGATTGGTAAAGAGTATTATTCTCCACGTCCTGCTACACAGAATGAGAAAGGTGAAGACGTTTACAAATCTCCTAAGTTCACTTTAATTGGAAAGAACGAGGATGGTACATATCGTATTAAAGAATCTGATGGTACAGAGTTAGATGTTCCTGCTAACTATTTCAACAAGTTACATGTAGGTGATACTGCTGATGCTGCTAAGAATAGCAAGCTTAAATTCTATTTAGCTAACTGGAATAAGAAGTATCTTCACCACGGAGTTAAAGATGAGGAAGGAAAAGGTACTGAAGGTACATTAGAATATGATCCAGTAAAAGATGCATTAGTATTCAAGTATAAGAATGCTAAAGGTAAAACTGTTACAAGAGAAGTTAAGCAGTCTATGTTTAAAGCTAAGAAAGGCTATAAACAAGCAATGCTTCAAGCTATAGGTAAGTTAACTGCTGAGGAGCAACAAGCATTAGAGGATTACTTATCTTCAGAAGATACACTTTCTACAGATCCATCTTACCTAAGAACTAAGATGATCACTGATCTTTACAACAATACAAAAGAAAGATTAGATGAGGTTACAGAGAAGCTTACAAAGAACAAAGAACGTTTAGCTACTGCAGAAGAAGAATTAAAGAAAATTAATTCAGAAGTAGATGGTGGTAAGAAGCTAACTAAGAAAGTAAAGACTACGATTAATAATCTAGCTAAACTTGCAAATGATTTAACAGAAGAGATTGCAAGTCTTGAGGCTGAGAAAACAGAATTAGAATCTGCTATTCCTTACATTGAGAATCTATATGATAATATGGATACTATGGAAGGAGAAGCTAGTGACATTCTTGAGCAAGTTAAGAAAGACATCAATGTATTAGAAGACTTAATTGACAATACAAACGATGCTATTAAATACAATCAAGATTTATTACAGGCTACACAAGAAGCATTGACAGATGCTTTATCTTTATTAAGCGATTATATCAAGAGACTTAGAGAAGAGAATCCTGGTATGCCTTTGAACATTGAAGCTTTACAAGAACAGATTGAAAAGTTCCAAGGAGAAGAAGGTGCTAAATTGTTTATTGAACAGCGTCTAGGATTTACAGAAGCTGTATTACAATTAGAATCTGACATCAATGACTTTGCTGATGAGTTAAAGATTCCTAGCTTACAAATTAAAACTAATGCATTAATTGCTAAAGTTGGTGAATTAACTTCTGAGTTAGATAACTTAATTGCACAACAAATGTCTAAGGCTACAATCTTAGATTCATTTCAGAATACAATTAAAGAATACGAAGAACAATTAGCTGAAGAGGAGAAGTTAAGAAAAGATAAAGCTTTACAAAAAGCTATCCTTGGTACAGAAGATAAGTCTAGCGTTCCAGTAGGTCCTATAGATAACACTATAGAAACAACTAGTAAGAAAGACACAGCTGATATTGCTTCTTCTACAATTCCTTCTCAACAGTTTGAAGGATATGATAGATCAGTTCGTTTTGGTGCACGTCTTTCAAACTTTCCTACAGAACTTAGAAATAGAGTTAAGGGTGTAATCGTTAACTTTAAAACACAAGTTACTTTAGGTATCCCAGGATTAACTCAACATCTTGCTACAAATGATGTTGATCATAAGACTATGTTACCTATGGTAGTTGTAGAAGAGGATGAGGATGGAAAGTTACATGTAATTAATGAGTTCGGAGAGCGTATTGTACGTAAGGAAGGTGAGACAGATGAAGTATTTGAAAAGCGTGTATTAGATGAGGCAGTATATCAAGTAATGCCTACTGAAGAATTTAGATGGAGCGAGAAGTATGGTGGAGAATCTATGTTCCGAAAAGGAACTGATGAAGATCTTATTAAGCAGATTAAAGAACAACATGCTCAAGATCGTGAAGAATACTTAGCTAGTGATGAGTTAATTCCTGAAAGCATTGAGGCATCTTTTGGTGTACCTGTTTACAATACATATAAAGATGAGAATGGTAAAGATCAACCTGACTATCAAACAAGAACTTCTGCACAAGATGCGCAATTAATTACCGATGATTCGCTAGAAACTACTCCTTTAATCATTGTTCCTACAGTGAAAGGTAATGAGCGTAGAGGTGAGGTTTCTATTGAAGCTAAAGTTGGTATGCCTCTTCTTGCATTAAGAAATGGTCTTGCTAAATTAGTTAATAGAAACTTCAACAAGAAAGAAGCTGAAGTTATCTATGAGATGATCTTACGTCTATCTAATAATATCTTCAAAGATGGTAATGCTATATCATCTGATTCACCAGAGATTATCGAATGGTTAAAGACTGTAGTTTATTGGGGAACTCCTAAAGATTCCGAAGGAAACAAAAAAGATCCTGGCTTCAGTAGTATATTCTTTGAGTATGCAAACGATGAAGAGGATTCATTATTGTTGTCTATGTCTGGTAAAGGATTAAAGATTCCTTTCACTCCTACAGAATTAGAAAGACGCAAAGAAGGAATTATTGCTATCATCCAAGGAATGTATGGTAATGTTAACTCTACACAAGCTACTAAGAACTGGGATGCTCCTTACTACCAAATCACTGGTGTAAATGAAGAAGGTGAGTTGACAAAGGTGAGATGGGAGAACTATCAATCATTCTTACTATCTAACAAAAACCCAGATGGTTCTGCTAGAGCTACAGAAGATATTCCATTAGCTACAAGATTAAAACCTATTGAAGCTGCTACAGATATCAATAGAGATTCAATCTACTTTACTATCAATGGTAAGCGTGAATACTATAGAAGTAAAGTTGAAACTGCTGAGAAGAAAGCTGAGAAGAAAGCTACTGCTAGTAATAGAAAAGCTATGGCTAGTAAAAAGTTAACTCCAGCAAGCAAGGCAAATAAACCTAAGAAGACTACATCAGAACCTAAGCCTACTAAAACAAATGGTAAGGACTTAAATACAACTCAATTAGAATCACATCCATACTTGGGTGAGATTGAATACACTGCTGTAAAAGAAGGTGATGGATATGCTGTAGACGTTAAGATCAATGATGAGATGCGTTCTGTTGCATCTGATCCAGAACATCAAGAAGCAGTTAATAAGTTATTTGCTATTGCTAAGATAGCATATCCTGCAGACGCTCCTCTTGATTTTGAAACAGCTAAAGATTTAGAACCAGAGGAGTTATTTAAAATTGCTACACAGTTGATTATTTCTGCTCAGCTTATGCAGAATAAAACAACTCCACAAGAAGTTGCTGAGGAAGAAGTTGTTGAAGAGGAAGAGGTTACCGAAGAAGAAACTACAGATGCTATAGCTGATATAGAAAGAAGAAGAGAAAAAAATTTAGAAGACACAGGTGATCCGTTTGACTTTGTTCCTAAAGAACCTAGAGCTGATGGAAGATTTAGTGCTTTCTATCAGACTACAAAGGAGAGTGATATATTTGATACTTATGAAGAGGCTGTAGACTGGATAAATAGTAAATATGATGAAGAATTAGCAGCATTAGAAACAGCTGAAGAAGAAACAACATCAGAAGAACCAACTGCTGAGCAATTACTTAAACAAGAAAGACGTAAGTCTAGACGTAATAATTCTAAGTATAGACTTGCAAAATTATTAGAATCAATCAATCATTACGAAGGTGAGAACTGGGAGAAGGTAGCTGCATTTATGAAAGCTAACTTCCCAACTATTCCTTTATATCGTGTTAAGAATTTAATTCAAGGTGCTAATGGTGTTAGAGCTTTTGGTATGTTGAAAGATTCTGCTATCTACTTAGCTGAGAATGCTGAGGTTGGTTCAATCTATCACGAGGCATTTGAGGCAGTAATGGACATGTTCACTACTCCTGCAGAGCGTTCTGCATTACGTGCTGAGTTTAGAGCTAGAACAGGAACATTTGTAGATAGAGAAACTGGTAGAACTATAGAGTATTCTAAAGCTAGTAATGATGAGATTAGAGAGCAGATGGCTGAAGAAGCTAGAGATTACTTCCAATACGGAAAGCGTCCTGTAGCTGCTAATAAAGAGAAGTCTGCTATTGCTCAGTTCTTTGCTGACTTATGGCAATTCATTAAAGAATTATTTGTTGGTCCTCAAGCCAAGAGTAACTTAGAGAAGATCTTCCAACAAATGGGATCTGGATACTATGCACAATCAAGTGCTAATGAATCTGCTTTGTCTTTTGCTAACAAGGGAATCATTGATATTGAAGATGCATTTGGAGACAATGCAAGTAAGTATCGTGTGGCAGGTTTAACAAGTGCTCAATTGAATGACATCTTGCAGAACATGACATTCGAAGCTGTAATCTCTATTCTTGAAAGACCAGATACAAACTTCTTTGAGTTTAACAATGTAAACAAAGACATTCTATATGATGAGCTTAAAGACATCACATTAGAATTATTTGAAACAAACATTGAGTTACTTAAAGAATTACGTAATAGTAAAAAGATTGAAGAAGATGTTTACACTAAGTTAGTAACTAATCAAAACAATTTACTTTCTGTAGTTAATCAACAGTGGGATAACATCTTCAGTGAACTTGATTCATACTTGAAGAAGTTTGGTATTGAGTTTGATGAGAACGATAATGTTATTCTAAATGATGAGAATAACTCAGGACGTGGAGATTACCAACAAGCTGATAAGATTGATAGTTTGAAGAAAGCCAACGCTGCAGTTAAGTTATTAATTTCTAGCTTACCACAAGTAGATCCTGTAACAGGAGAATTTGTTGAGACAGCATTAGGTGGTGTTCGTTTGATCCCTACAGCACAAGCTTATGTAACTATTCAGAATGCTGTAGTAGGTGCACGTAATGTAGAGGAGATGATTGATAATCTTACTGACTTAGCAAAGCGTGATAAGAACTACGAGAGAGTTGTTAATCGTTTAACACACAATGGAGACTTATCTGATTTAGCAACAGAAGGTGATGTTAACTTAGTTAATGCATTCTGGAGATTGTTCAAGAAGCAAAACCCTGATGTAAAGAACGTTTACATTCTTGCTAATGGTGATATCCAAGTGGGTGATTCTAACTTCTCTACAGCTGCTAGACAAGTTAAGAAAGACTTCCTTGCAGGTTTAACTAACCGAGCAAGAACTGGATCATTATACATTCAGAAGTCAGGCGTTAATTATGTAGGTAAGAAAGGTAGTTTATCTAAAGTTGATCTTAAGAAAACTGCTGGTCAAATAGCATTCTTAAATAATTTAGGAATTAAAGGTTTCACTCGTTCTGAAGTTGATAGACTTAATGTTCAAGATAGAAAGAACTTTGATGATGCTGTAAAAGGTATTTATGAAAGTATTTCTAAAGGAAGTAAGATTATTAGTAACCAAGGAAAGACTTTGGATATTGATGGTCGTCTGAACACTCTATCTGAACTTAAGGCTAAGATTGATAACCCTGAATTTAGTAGTACATACTACAACATTAATGGTGAGAAGACACAGACATTCATTGGACCAAATGCTGCTAGTGAATTGTTTGATGTATTATCAAAGATTGATAACTTAGAAGAGTTACGTGACACACGTTATTCATATATTCTTACAGATGACTTTGCAAGAAACTCTGTATTGATTAAATCAATGTTTACGTCTAAAGGTTTTCGTAAGGAAAATTCAGAGAGATATTTCAAGCCAGGTGTTGCTGATGGTATGAACAATGCTGTTACTAACAAGAAGAAACCTTCATCTAAGTTAAACTTCAAAGAGCGTACTATTCTTGAAATGAACTTGAATGAAGCAGGATACTTCCTAAGTCTTGTTCCAGGCGATGCTTCTATGGAGTGGATGAACTACATGGGTAAACATGTAACAGCAAAAGATCCAGAAGAAGTGTTAAACATCTTCAAAGGTTACTTCATGGATGAGCTTAGCTTATCTCGTGATACAAATCGTACCTTTGTACAGAACAAACAAGAAACTCGTAGCAAGAAAGATTTACGTTTCTTCAAAGCTATTTTAGCTGATGATGCTGCTAAGACTGAAACAGAACGCAATGCTTTACATGATAAGATTGTTAATGCTGAAGGTTCTATAGAAAAAGTTTACGAGAAGTACGAGAAAGAAATTAATAAAGCTATTGTTAATTTCATTACTAAAGATGCAAATGCATTTACAGAAAACGTATTAAAACAATACGAGATTGTAACTGAGTCTACAAAAGATGAGAACTCATACAAGGTAGAGGATCTACCATTCATTACTAAGTCTACAATTTCTAAAGAGCAATTCAATAAAATCATGTATGCCCAAACAGCAAACTACATGATTGCTAATATTGAATTGCATAAGTTATTGTATTCTGATCCTTATCAGTATGCTGATGAATTAAAGCGTATCAAGAACTTCAACTCTCCAGGTCAAAAGATTATGGCTGGTAGCCCTAAGATGAACAAGGCTATGGAGCGTGTATACAATGAAGGCTTTGAGAAAGGTGGAATTGGCTATAGTAATTTCATTCGTGATCACTTCAGAACTATTACATTAGCAGACGTTAAAGCTATCCATGATCTTAAAGGATACATGGGGAAAGCATATGATGAAACTGATGGTGGTGGTATGATTACATTCCCTGCACATCGTAAGTTTAGAATTCGTGCTGGAGAATGGAATAGTGCAGAAGAGCGTCAGTATCGTTATGATATTGCGTGGGAGAAGCGTGATAAGAAACAAAAGCTAAGTCCACAAGAAGAAGAACTTCTTGCTAAAGGAAATCCTGGTGTCAAGAGTGCATACACTCCATTGAAGCCTATCTCTCGTGGTAACAAAGATAATGGTAAAGATTACAATGATATAATGCTAGACAAGTTTGCATTATTCCCTCTATCATATCGTATTTTACATGAGTTAAGTGAGAAGGATGAAGCAGGTAACTTAGTTAATTCTACCAATGCTCTTAAGCTATATGATAAGATGATAGCTGAAGATATTGACTATGCTGTATATGCTAGTGGTAGAAAGGTTGGTGCTGAGCAAGTTAATGATCTATATGATAAGTCTGGTGCAATGAACACCGCTAAGTTCAAAGGGATTGTTAATGTTCCTTTTGGTATCATTGATATTCAATCAGAAGTTCCTTCTAAGAGTGAAGACATTGTAACTCGTGGATCACAAGCTACAAAGTTAATCACTATGGACTTTATGGCTGGAGGAGTTCCTGTAGACTATATGCCAGGTAAAGAGTTTGAAGAGCGTTTCATTGCTTGGTCACAAGAAACAAATAAAGAAACTGCGTCTAAGCTTTACAAAGAGATTAAAAACAATCAAGCTCTTTTAGAAGCCATTACAGAAACTGGCTACCAAACATTATTAAAGAAGTTAGGACTTACTAAAACTAAGGATGGTTATGTTGTTTCGAACATTGATAAAGTAATTGATTTATTAACTAGTTCAATTGCTAGTCGTGATGTAAACGATAATGTGATCTCTGCTTTAGAAGGAATGAGAGCTGGACAAGTTATCATGGAGGCTACGCCTGCGTATGATCAACTTAGAAACATCTTGTATTCTATTGCAGATTCTACAGTTATCTCTCCAAAGATTACTGGTGGTCAAAAGGTACAGATGTCTTCTCGTCTATTAGAAACAGTTAATGCTAAGAAAGATCCTGTTAAAGGTAAAGCATACATATCTGAGGTGTTGAAATTCTATGTAGATGATGATGGTCAGCGTGTATGTGAGATTATGGTTGGTCGTTGGTTTAAGTCTGATAAGACAGATGAGGAGTTGATGAACTACTTCAATAACACTGAAGAAGGTAAAGCTCAATTAGCTGCTATCACTGGTATTGCATTCCGTATTCCTACACAAAAGCAAAACTCTATTGATGCATTCCGTATTGCTAAGTTCTTACCAGCAGAGTTTGGTGACTCTGTAATTGTTCCAGGACCACTTGTACAGAAAGCAGGATCTGACTTTGACATAGATAAGTTGAGTATTTACTTCAAAAACTTGCGTACAGGCAAGAATGGTTATCCTGAAGTAATTCCTTTCTATGGAATTGGTAAAGAAGCAAGAGCTAAGTTTGCTGAGATGTACGATTCAATGAATAAAGATGAAGCATCTTTATATGATGAGTTATTTGAAGAAGCTCAAAAAGAATCATTTATTGAAGGCGATTTAAAAGCAGCAATAACTGCTGTAGAAAAAAGAGAAGCTGTAATTGATTCATTATATAAAAAATCTCTACAGAACGCTTACATTCAATCTTCTGAGAATCTAGTTACATCTCCTGAGAACTTTGAGCAGTTAACTAAACCTAACTCAGCTGATCAATTGAAAGGTTTAGCAACTGAGATTAATGGTTTACTTGGTATTCAAGAGATAGACTACTCTTCTCCAGGAAACATGTTGAGCAGAGAGTTTATGTCTAAGCTTCGTCATGCGTTTGTTACAGGTAAGTATGCAATTGGTATTGCTGCTGTTAACCAAACTAACCATGCTAACAATCAGCGTATGTTCATGTTCTTAGATAGACCTAAGATAGAGAACATGTCTGAAGAAGATCAAATGTGGTTAGGAGATGGTGTGATTAACTTTGAGATGAAGAATGAAGTTGATCATCCTACATTAGGAAAGGTTGTTACTTTGTCAATGATTAAGAACAAAGCTAAAGAATACATCTCTGACATCTTAGGACAGTTCATTGATGGTTATGTGGATATTGCAAAAGGTCCATGGATTATGGAACTTGGTGCTACTCCTAACGTAGCCTCCACTTGGATGTTCTTAGTTAAGGCTGGTGTACCTATTCGTGATGTAGCTATGTTCATGAACCAACCAATCATTCGTGACTTCTTACGTAAGTTAGAAAGCCAAGGATATAGTTGGTTGTTCAATGATGGTGTATTAGAAGATACTCTAAATGATTACTCTTCTACTATGTCAGAGAAATCTACAAAGATTCCTGATGCGGATACTCTTGCAGGTTTAGTTGGTAAGAAAGTTTCTAAACTTACTTCATCAGAGAAAGCTGAGCAGAGATACATGTTGAAGGAGTTCTTGAAGTATGCTAGAATGGCTAATCACTTATATCAAGTGACACAAGGTTCTAACTTTGACACAGCTACAATCAATGATCCATTCATTGTATTCAAGAAGCAAATGCAACTTGACAAAGCTCAAGGTACAATGTTCTCATCATTAAACAGTGAGGGTACAGTTGTTCCTGGTGTAGATATGTTGATGGAAGAATCATTCATCAAAAATCTATATGACTACATCAAAGAAATTAGAGATGGTCTTGCTAAGTTCCTAATCTCTGATTCAGGAAACATTAGACCGTTGATGCACCGTGTTCTTGAGCCATATGTAGATATGTCAGATAGAGACTTTACTAAGGTTGCACAGATGGCAGTTAAGAGTTTATTTGACTGGGCTGTACAAGTTGATGGTAATATGGCAGCGTTTATTCCTGAGTTATTAATTAGCGATAAGGAAAACTTTGCTAATAAGATGATGAACTTTGTGAATGAAGTTAAAGCTAATCCAACTCATGATCTTTATAACAATCAGGTAATCAACTCGTTACGTATGACTTCCATTGATCAAGATGGTAGCAACGTATATAACATTCAGATTATCAATAAGGATAACAAGGTGTACGATCAAAACCAAATCATCTATGCATTTGAAGAGATCAAGAATTATTTGAAAGGAAGAGAGAACGAAGATCTATACAAGAACTTAGTTAACGTAGCTGTTCTACAGTCAGGTCTTACATCATCTCCTATTTCATTTACATCTTTACTTCCTTATGAGGACTTTACAGATATCTACAATGCTGCCTTATCTAAGATTGATAAGATGACAAACTTGGATGATTTCTATACAATGAATGCTTTCCAAAGAAACAACTGGAACAATAGCGATGTTGTACCTACTAAGCGTGGTAAGTATAAAGTTAGTGAAGCTACAGGTCGTAAGTTTAATCCTGATCTTATCCTTCCTAAATCAGTGAAGCAAGCTGTAGCATTCAAGAACTTACCAATGATCATTAAGATCTCTGCATTTAGCAAAGAGTCTAATAGTGATGTGATTACATATACATGGGAAGATCCTAAGCTTACATCAAAGCAGAAGTTTGCAATGAGAGCTAAAGGAGACTATTCATTTATATATAAAGGATTGTTCCAACGTGTTAAAGATGCAGATGGAAAACCTTACATGAGAACAAACATTGGTAGTGATGGTAAAACATACAAGAGCTACATCTATAAGATGATCAATGCTTTGGGTGATGGTTTCAGAGCTAATGAATACTATGACACAAATAGAGCTTCTGTAATTGACAATGGATACATCAAAGTTGTAAATGCACAGAACAGCAAAGGTCAACGTATTTCTAAATCAGAAGTTACAGATGAGAATGTACTTTACTATTTTGACAAGTCTTTAGGAACTCCTGTACAGAATGAGCAGACAGAAGATGTTGAAAAAATAAATGTAATGTTTACTAGTGGAGAATACAAAGATTTAAGTAACTTTGCCTTTAAGCGTTTCCGTACATTAATTGCAGGAAAGTATAAAGTATTCTTAACTGTAGAAGGAGCATTACAAGCATCTAAATTGTTATATACAAACAGTTACTTAAAGACTCGTAAACTAACTGCTGATCAGCAAAAGACTTTAGATTCATTAGTTAAAGCAAATGGTTACAACGCTAAGAAGATTGGTGAAGGAATCAAAGACTTGAACACTAAACAGTGGGATGGTGCTTACAACAAAGTGATGAAGAAGTTAATGACTGAATCATTCACTCAGAATCCAGACAAGTTAGAGAAGTTATTAGAAACAGGCAACATGGAAATTACACATAAGCTTGGTGGTGTAGAACAAGATAAAGGAAGATTCTCAAAAATAATTATGGAAGTTAGAGATGAATTACGCGGTGATCAAGGAGATGCTGTAGTTGAGAATCCTACTGCTGAAGAAACAGTTCTATTAAGAGGTAAGCCTTGGAATAAAGCTGATGTAACTGCAGAGAACTTACTAGCTGCTGGCTTCTCCATAAAGGAAATTGGTAAAATTCTAAATGATTTAATCTGTTAATATGGCAACTTGTCCAAATAAAAATTTAGATTCTTGGAATCAGTTAGTAGCAGCTAGAGGAAACGATATAGCATATTTCCTATGGGATATATATGAAGGAGAAGTTCCTCAAGAAGAATATATACCAACAGTTAAACCAGGAGTAGCTAGTGTATTCTCATCTACTCCTGAACTAGCTGAGATTGGTGATGAAGAAGAATACTCTGCATACTTAGATACTATCTTTCCTGATAGTCAAGTAAAAGATATTTTATATCACGGAAGTAAAGCTACTAATATTGAAGTTTTTAAAAAGCCATTTTCAGAAGGTTGGGAGATGAGTGATCCATCTAATGGAACTACATCTGGTATATTTTTTACACCTAGTAAAAGAATAACTTCTTCTTATATTGGTGAAGATGGAAAAGGAAGAGTATATCAAGCAATCTTAGATGTTAAATCTCCATATACTATAGTACCAACAATAGAAGGCTTTGATGAAATGCGTGAAAAAAAATTTGGTAGTCCTACTTCACCAAATGAAAAAAGATTAAAGGCAGCTAAAAAAGATTCTATAATTCTACCAATTAAGTATAATGTTAATGGTGAGAAGGTAACAAAGAATGATGTCACTGTATTTGATCCAGAACAAATTCATATACTAGGTTCTGCAAAAGATATAGAAGGATTTAGAAAGTTTGTAGCAACTAATAAATCAGCTTCTTCTGCTACATCCTATCAGAAGAAAGGACCAATGCGTCAGTCTGTAGCATCTGAGCAAGCTTTAGAAAAACTTAAGAAGATAGCTGAGAAGATGGGTGTACCTATCCAGAAGTTATCTGATTACATGAAATCAACTGGACTTAAGCGTAATGATATCACTGGTCTTGCTGACTTAGTAAGACGTGTTATTGCTATTGCTGATGGTAAAGAAGGACAAGCATTAACAGAAGAGGTTGTGCACGTTGCTACAGCAATGATAGAGATCATGAATCCTTCTATGGTAACAGAAATGATCTCTAAGATTGATCGCTTTGCCATCTATAAAGAAGTGCTAGAAGCCTACAAGAATGATCCAGACTATCAGTTACCAAATGGTAAACCTGATATTCGTAAGATCAAGAAGGAAGCTGTAGATAAATTGATCGCTGAGGTTATAATCAATAGCCTAGACAACTCACAACAATACCCAGAGCTTCTTGAAAGAGAGAACCTGTCTATGATTCGTAGATGGTGGAATGCTATTATGGATTTCATCAATGGACAATATCGTAAGACAGATATGTCTTTGTTTGAGGAGGCTGCTCAACAGATTATTACAGGAGACATTGGTACTGTAGATCAATTACAAGCAAATGGTGTATTCTATCAGAAGTCAGTAACTGCTGCTCAAGAGCAAATTATAAAGAACATCGAGGATACAAAGAATCTTATTAAAAAGAAATACTCTGATGAAAAGGCTGATCCTATTCTATTAGATACAGAAGAAGCTACTAACTGGTATGAGAATCAAGCTAGTGCTAAGAAAATTGCTAATCGTGTAACAGACCGTGTTAAAGCTTGGTATAATAAGAAGTTTCCTAAAAAAGAGTTTACAGACATAGAGAAGAAGTTCAATGAATTAAAGAGAACTTATGGTATTGCTGGTCACTTAGACTTAGAAGAAATCCATAGAAGATACTTTAATGAAGATGGAACTAGAAGAACAAAACCTTTAGAAGCTCCTAGTCAAGAAGAGATTAATCTTCCTTCATATGGAATGTATGAAGAACTAGAGAACTACTATTTAGAATTAATAGATACACTTGATAAAGATACATTAATCTTATCTGAGGTTGTAATCTATGATCCTATTGCAGATGAGGCTGGTACAATTGACTTCTTAGCTATAGAACCTTCTGGTAAGACACACATCCTTGACTGGAAGTTCATGCACATTAAGAATGATCAAGATGATGTTGCTTGGTTTAAGCAAGGTGCATTTGGTATTCAGTTGAGTAGATATCGTCAAATCTTGCGTGAGCAATATGGAGTTGAGGACTTTGGTATGGTGAGAGCTATTCCAATTGCTATGGAGTTCAAGCGTAAGGATAGAAAAGATCCTGAATCAGATTTACGTTTATCTAGTATTTCTATTGGAGATGTTGATGCTAGTAGAATTGATGTTGAGAATGAGTTATACTTATTGCCAGTATCTGAAGAATTAGAATCTACAGGTGATACTGATCTTGATGAAGTTGTAGCGGATCTTGTATTGTTATATAAAATGACAGAACAAGAAGAAGTTAAAGAAGAAGATCGTGACTTAAGAAAAGAAAGACTTGCACTTCTTAGTAGAGCTATTCGTATTACACAAACAGCTGGTGATCTAAGTGAGCTTGTTCAGGTTATTCGTAATATAAGAAACACTGGTGAGCGTATCATCAATGAATACAACTTACTATACAAAGACAGAGATGTATTTGATAAGTCATTAACTGATAAACAATTATCAGAGTTTTCTGATGAAATGAGATTATTTATCAAAACATCTGATAGATTCAAAGATGTTGCTGTCAAATTAGGTAATCTTATTTATACAGATGAGTTAGCAGAAAGTGCTAAGACTAAAGAGGAGAAGAAACAAGTTGCAGAAAGAAAACGTGTATTAGAAGAACTTACATTAGAAGCAAGTGCTATTGCTAGAACTCAACAAAGTGTTAAGAAGTTATTAATAGGTAAAGGCGGGTTTGGTGATAAGTATATTGGATGGAGAAACTTAGTTGGTGGATTGATGGATCCAGAAGCTGTAATCAAAGGTATTAGCTCTTGGTTCCGTGGAGTATCTGACTTAGGTTCGAAGTCTTTACAAATCTTATTTAAGGTTACACAAGCTGCAGAAAATAAAGCTTCTAAAGATGGCATTGCTTTAGTTAATGAACTATTGGAAATCAGAAAAGAACTGATGGAAGGTGGTAACGTCATGGAGAAGATTAGAAGCATCTATCAAAAAGATGATGAGGGTAAGAGAATGAATAACTTAGTATATGTTTATACTAAAGAATTCCGTGAGGCTGTTGATAAGAATGCTAATGATCCAGAAGGTGGAGATAAGAACTGGTTACTAAATAATATTGATGTAGAAGCTTATAAGAAAGAGGCTGCTGAAGTTCTTGATAGACAAATAAAATCTATAGAAAGAAACAATCCAGGTAATGACGATGAGACTATCAAACGTAGAAAGTTCTTAATTGAACAACAGAAACGTAAATATGATATTGACCGTGTAGACTTTGATGGTTGGAATAACTATATTGTTAAGCGTCATCCTCTTGAGAAATGGTATTCAGAAGAATACAAAAGAATTATGCAGGATCCAGGATTATTAAAGCTCTATAACTTTATTGAGAAAGTAAACAATATTGCTGCAGAAGAAGGATACATTAGTAACATGATTAAGAAAACCTTCTTACCATTTGTTGCTAAGACTATGGCTGAGGAGGTTGCATTTGATGGTGTGGGTTCTGCTATTGCTAATTTCTATGAGAACTTAGGTAAGATTGGAGATGATTTAAGAATTACATCTAAAGATGTTGGACTTGGTGAGATTAACCAATTTACACAACAGATTGAGAACGGTATTCCTAAATACTACACCAAAGACTTTACAAAGAAAGAAGCTGGTGATACTACAGACTTTTCACAAATTAGTGAGGACATCTTTGCAAACTTGGTGTTATATATTCAACACGTACAGAAGTACAAGTATTTGAAAGAAGTGTCTGGTCAGTTGAAACTACTTAGTACAATTGAAGAGTTCAAAGGACACTTACAAACAACTAGACTTGGTGACGTTGTTACTAAAGAAGATGGTACACCAGTAGTTATTACTACAGAGAATAAAGAAAACACTGAGACGTATGATAACTTCTACAAAGCATTAGTGTTACAGCAAAGATATCCTTTATCTGATGCAGATACTGCTATAGGTAATCCTATGAATATCATTAAGCGATTGATTAACAAGGCTGCTGGTAGAGAAGTGTACAAAGAGAATCCTACACCTTTGTCTGCAGTTAAGACAATGGAGAAGATCAATAAGTGGTATCAGTTGAAAGCATTAGGTCTTGATCCGTTCTCTGGTCTTGCCAACTTATTTGGTGCAAACATTCAGATGTCTGCATTAGCTGGTACATACTTTAAAAGTAGAGAGTTCTTAAGTAGTGAGGCTGATTTAATGAGTGGTATATTTCAAAATGAAGAAAGTGCAGAAACATTCGTTCAATTGATGGAAACATTCATGCCACTTAAAGATAGTCCGTTTAAGAAGCTATATGAGGAGGCAGGTATCTCAGCACTTACTAGAGCTAACCTTGGAGACATGTTAATGTTCTTCATGAGAAAGCCCGAAGAGTTTATTGATAAAGCTGTGTTCTTGACATTGATGAAGAACTCCATGGTTGTTGATGGTAACATTGTTAATATCAAACAGTATGTGAGTGCTAAGTATCAGAACAGAGCTGACTCTTCTGCTCTATACAGAGAAAGTAAGAAAAAAATTAATGAAGAGATTGAGGAGCTTAAGAAGACAAAGTCCATGTGGGTTACTAAACGTTTAGAAAACGGTAAGCTTGTTATCCCTGGATTAGACTTGAATAACTTAGATGAGACACAACGTCTAACTAATCTATCAAGAAACATTGCTAGAAGTATCACGGGTAACTTATCTAACGGTGATATTAATAAAGCAGGTATGAACATCTGGGCAAGAAGTGCGATGGTATTCCAAAACTGGATTCCTCGTCTTGTTGATGTACGTTTCTCAGAGTTCAAGAAAACAAGTGATGACTTCTCTGTACGTATTGATCCTGTAACAGGAAAAGTAACTGGAGAAAGATATGATATAGGTCGTCTTAGATTATTAACAACTGTATGGGTAACTAGTGTTCGTGACTTATCCTCTAACATCACTAACATTCTAACTGCTAATGAGAAGGGTATGGCGATCATTGATGAGCTATTCCTTAAGTATAAGAAAGAGTGGAAAGATCGTACAGGAACAGAGATGAATATGTCCAAAGCTGATTTCACTGATATGATTGTAAACAACCTTCGTAATCAGATTAAAGAGCTTGGTATATTATTTACATTGATGACAATCTTGTTCACAGGTGGATTTGGTTTGATTGCTCCAGACGATGATGATGATAAAGCTACGAAGAACGCTAAGCGTTACACAGAACGTATGCTGAACAAGTTTACAGATGAGCTTTCATTCTTCTATAACCCTATGGAGATTGAGCGTATTCTTTCTGGAGATAAACTTCCTGCATTAGGATTGTTTGCAGACGTATTTAAGTTTGCTGGACAATTAGGTCAAGAAATTACAGGACAAGATTTTGATGCAGAAACAACTCCTGAAGAAGTTAGAAAGAAAGTTTACCCTATTAAAACATTGATGAAGTTAACTCCAGGTTTCAAACCAGTGATTAACTTAGGTGCATCATTTAGTAATGACTTTGCTAAAGAATTTGATATTACAATTCAGGCAGAGAACAATATGCGATAGCTATATTATGTAGGATAGTTTTCTATAACTATCCTACAACTCAACACAATTCCGTATTTTTATATTAAAATTTAATTGCATACCATGGATATATTATGCACGGCTGATATGTGCCCAGTTATATTGAACTCTACCTGCGTGTTCTACGAAGGTAACACTTTGACATACACTGGTATTACTCAAAATGATTCTATTCAAACTGCTCTACAAAAGATAGATGCTAAGTTTGGAGATTCTCATGTTGGATATATATTTACCAACGGTGTTGTGCAACTATCTCCTGGTCAGCCAGTTAAGCTTGGTGGTTCGTTGATTGAAGATACAACCATTGGTGGTAATTTCACATTATCGTTTGTTGGTCCAATCATTGGTTCTAAACTTGCTACAGCTGGTGGTACAGCTTCTGAGTTTCTAAAAGGAGATGGTACATTAGACTCTACACCTTATCAAGTTGCAGGTGCATATATTACAAACTTATCTGGAGATGTTGTTGCATCTGGTCCAGGGACAGCTGTTGCTACGTTAGCTAGTGTAAATAGTAATCCTGGAATATATGGAGATGGTACACATGTACCACGTATTACAGTGGACTCTAAAGGTAGAGTTACTGCTGTAACTTCTACAGCTATTAGCTTACCGTCTTCTGTTCTATCGTTCACAGGAGATGTATATGGTAGTGGATCAACGGGATCTACAACAACATTAACATTGAATGATGTTAACCTAAATGTTTATACAAATAACACTTTTTTAAAATTTAAGGTTAATGCAAAAGGATTAGTTACAGGTGCTACACCTGTTACAGGTCTTGATATTAACTCTGCATTAGGATTCACACCTGTACCTAATACAAGAACTATCACTATTAATGGTATTACACAAACTCTTCAAGCTGATAGATCTTGGACACTTCCTGGTGGAGGTAGTGTAACTAACGTATCTGCTACAGCAGGTACAGGTATTTCTGTTAGTGTAACTAATCCTGCTACAACTCCTAACATTACTATTACTAACACAGCACCTGATCAAGTTGTATCTATTGCTGCTGGTACGGGTATTAATGTTACTGGATCCTATCCAAACTTTACAGTAGCTGCTACAAACACAGGATCTGTTACAGGTGTTACAGCTTCTGCTCCATTAGCTTCTTCAGGAGGAACTACTCCTAATATTACAATTTCTCAAGCTAGTATATCTACAGACGGATATCTTTCTTCTACAGATTGGAATACGTTTAACAGTAAACAGGCTGCTGGTAATTATATCACTGATTTAACAGGAGAAGCTTCTGCATCAGGACCTGGTTCTGCTAACGTCACTCTATCTAACTCTGCTGTTACTGGCAAAGTATTGACAGGTATTAATATTACTGGTGGTTCTGTAGTTGCTACAGATAGCATTCTAGAAGCATTTGGTAAAGTGCAGAATCAAATCAATGGTTTGATTGGCGGCTCTATCTACAAAGGAACTTGGAATGCTTCTACAAATACGCCAACTATCACATCTGGTGTAGGTACAACAGGATGGTATTATATTGTTTCTGTTCCTGGATCTACAACTATTGATGGTATCTCAGACTGGAATTTAGGTGACTGGATTATCTTTGATGGTACAGCTTGGCAACAAGTAGATAATACAGATGCTGTTGTATCTGTTAATGGTCAGACAGGTGCTGTATCGTTAGCATCTTCTGATATTCCTGAAGGATTAACTAACTTATATTACACTCCTGCTCGTGCTCGTACAGCTATCTCTCTTACAACAACTGGAACATCTGGTGCAGCTACATATGATAATATAACTGGTGTATTAAATATTCCTCAATATCAAGGTGGTGTTACGTCATTCAATACGCGTACAGGAGCTGTGACACTCTCATCAGGAGATATTACAGGTGCGTTAGGTTATACACCATATAATTCTACAAACCCTGCTGGTTATATTACTAGTGCAGCATTAGCTGGATATGTACCAACAACTCGCACATTAACTATTAATGGTACATCATATGATTTATCAGCAGATAGAACGTGGACTATTTCTACTGGAGGTGCATTACCTACTGGTGGTACTGCTGGACAAATCTTAGCTAAAATTGATGCTACAGACTACAATACACAATGGATTGATAACTATGCTACTCAAGTTAAAAATGAAGTTAAGTTAGGCGCAGCTTTAACAAAAGGAACACCAGTGTATGTTTCTGGCGCAGATGGTACTAATATAATTGTTGTAGCATCTTCAAACTTAACAGAAGCAGGATCGTCTAAAACATTCGGTTTACTTGAGACAGGTGGTGCATTAAATGATATTGTTAAATGTGTAACTTATGGTTTAGTTACAGGACTAAATACATCTGCTGCAAACGCTGCGGGGGATCCTGTATGGTTAGGACCTAATGGTACATTATTATATGGACTAGCTAACAAACCTGTAGCTCCTGCTCACATGGTTTACATCGGTGTTGTTACAAGAAAGCAATCTAACAATGGTGAAATCTTTGTAAACATCCAGAATGGTTTTGAGTTAAATGAAATACATGATGTATTAATCACTGCTCCTAAAACAGATGGTCAAGGATTATTCTTAGAGACTATTTCAGGTAATCAGTTGTGGGTAAATAAATCTATTTCTGGTGTATTAGGATACACTCCTGCAAATGCAGCTATAACTATATCCACTACAGCTCCTCTACAAGGTGGTGGTAATCTAAGTGCTAATAGAACATTCTCTATTACACAATCTACTACATCAACTGATGGTTATTTAAGTTCAACTGATTGGAACACTTTCAATAGTAAACAGGCAGGTTCTGCAAATTTAACATCTTTAGCAACACTAGCTTTTGTTTCTGAATCATTTGTAAAGATGACAGGACCTAATACGTTTGCACTAGATACAACAGCTTACTATCCTGCATCTAACCCTAACGGTTATACATCTAACACAGGAACTGTTACATCTGTAGCAGCTCTTACAATTGGAACTACAGGTACAGATATATCATCATCTGTAGCAAACGGAACTACAACGCCTGTAATTACATTAAATGTACCTACAGCTAGTGCATCTAACAGAGGAGCATTATCTGCTGCTGACTGGACTACATTTAATAATAAAGTACCAACTTCTCGTACACTTACAATCAATGGTACAGCTTATGATCTATCAGCAGATAGAAGCTGGACAATACCTGCTGGAACTGTTTTAAATGGTACAGGATTTGTAAAGGCATCGGGTACTACTATCTCTTATGACAATAGTACATATGTTCCAACAAATGGAACTGGTGCTACAGGGACTTGGGGAATAAGTATTTCTGGTAACGCAAGTAATATCACTGCATATTCCATTAATCAAAATTTAGCAACTGGTAGTAGCCCAACATTTTTTGATATCTATGCTAATGGATGGTTAAGAAATAACAATTCTGGAACTGGACTATATAATCAAGCAACCACAAACCACTTTTATTCAACAAGTTCAAATGATTGGAATATAGGAGCTACTGGTGGATACCCTAGATTATGGCTAAGAAATGCATATGGAGGTACTTCATTATTAGGATTATATAGCGAACCTGGTTATGCTGGTATGTTAAATAGTTCTTCTTATTGGATGGTAAGAATGAATAATAATGGCTCAGGATATACTGGTGGTTTAGATTTATTTGGACCTGTTGGATTTAGAGGTGTAGATACCAACGTGGCTGGTATGAAGATGGTTAGCCATTCAGTTAACAAGGTTGGCTCTACTAAATTTGTAAAAATATACGCAGGGGTAAATAACTACTTTACTGGATTTATTTTTGGATTAAACTTTGACAACTATCCTCCAAATTCAGCAGCAAGTACAGGTTCTGGAGTAGCATATCAATTTGGAGGATGGAGTGATGGAAGTGGTGTTCATGTTGATAAATATTTTGACTTACAGTGGTTTGGAGGTAATAATGTTGGTGGATATCAAAGAGAAATGAATACTGATGGAAACGGATATATAATTACAGCAACAACGGGTACTGGAGCTGGCGGATTTAAAGCTGCTGCGACTATTATGATATTTGCGAGAGATGCTTCCCAACTTTCGTTTACTTATTATTAATTTTATATATTTGCAAATAAACTAACTAAATAAAAATGGCACAAATTGAATTATCATTAGCTGAGATTCTTACATTAGAAGCTGAGTTGAACGGATTTACAGATCCCCAAACAAATCAAAGAGTTGTGGAAGGTTTCCTCAAAGAGAAACTTAATCTTGCAACTAAGTATCGTTTATCAAAAATTGCTACTGAATTAGTAAAAGAAAAAGAAATTCTTGATAAATTAAAAACTGAGTTAATTAAAGAATACGGTGAAGAAAAAGAAGATGGTAATATAACTGTTGAGATGTTTGAAGATGAAGCTAAAACTAAAATCAATCCAAAGTTTATTGAACTTCAACAACGCTATACAGAATTATTAAATGAGAAGAAAGAAATTGAATACACTCCTCTATCTATCTCAGATTTAGAAAGCGTTACCACCAATGACAATTATGTAGTGTTATTTAAGTTAGTTTCATAAATTTTATATAATTTACTTGCTTATTTAATTTAGCTTACATATATTTGCTACAGAAGTTTCCTACCAACTTCAACTCTTCGGAATCCTCCTAAGATTTTTCATTCTCTCTTTTTGTTAAACTACATAGATCCCCTCCTGAAAAGGCTGGGGATTCTATGGTTTTTCTATACCTATGGCCTCTTTTCAAGACTTAAAAGACAATGCTCTATCCTATGCTGTTGTAGGAGTGTTTGGTTGGTTTAGCTATCAATTAAATACATTGAATACTAAGGTTGATAAGTTAATTGAAGTGTCTGCTGGTACAGTGGTACGTATAGAAGGACTAGAGAGAGAAGTATATAAGACATCGTATAAAGTACCAATGCCTCCATCTAAATTACCTAAGCAGGTAAATATGCATGAGGTTGTTGCAGTGATGAATGATAATGACCTAACCCCTAAAAAATATGAAACATTTAATTGAAGATCCTAAAGAATCTTTCTTCAGCATTTTTAAAGATGATAACGATTGGAATGAGAAGTCCATCATTGGAGCTATCGCATTCTTGTTTATGCTTATTGTAGTTACTGTAGATTTAGTTACAGGATACTATGGAAAAGAATTGGTTCTTAACGATTACGTATTTAATTCTTTAACCATCATTGTTCTTGGTTGTTTTGGTATCTCTGGCGTTGAGAACGTCATGGGAAAGAAAACAAAAGGAGAAGCTGGTGATAAGAATGAACAACCAGCCCCTTACGAAGAGGGATAACATCTCTTATGAAAAAACTAACATTAGCAATCATCATCATTCTTGGCACATTAGTTATATATTTCTATAACAATTCTAAGCATGAAGGTGTAAAAGGTCCAGATACATTAGTTGTACACGATACTACATGGGAAGTGCACGAAAAAACTATTGTTAAAGAGGTTCCTATTGTACATGAGATTCCTGTAAACCACGAAGTGTTGGTTACAAAATATCAACCTGATACAAATTACAATGGGTTGAAGAAACAATATGATGCATTGGTTAAGAACTATGCATCTAAACGTGTTTATAAAGACTCTATTAAAGTTGGTACACACGGATACATTCAAGTTACAGACACTGTGTCTGAAAACAAACTTGGCAAACGTACTACCAAAGATAACTTCAAGATTCCTATAGTTAAGGAAACAATGACCATAACTAAATATGCAGAACCTCAAAGACAGGTTTATGTAGGGGGTGGAATTAACATGCGAAGTATGTCTTCTTTCAGTGGTGTAGAAGGTGGTCTTCTATACAAAACCAAAAAGGATCAGATAATCGGTGCAAAAGTTGGCGTGAATGTTGATGGATCGATTACCTATGGTATCCAATCTTATTTTAAAATCAAACTAAAAAAATAATGAAATTTTTAAACTTTTTACGTTCTTTACTTTTTGGAAAGAAAGAACAAACTCCAATTGCTCCTGCATATAAAGCTAACTTAGCTGTGGATGAATCAAAATTAGAACCAATTGTAGAGCCTGAGAAAGCTCCAATTGTAGAAATTCCTGAAGCTGTTGCAGAAAAGATTGCTGGTGAAGCAGTGGTTGTTACTCCTAAGAAAAAGAAACCATCTAAGAAAAAGAAATACAATGGCAACATTACGTAGAGGTGACGAAGGTCCATTAGTTGTTAAGTTACAAGAGAAGCTTGGTGTAGAAGCTATTGGTAAGTTTGGTCCTAAGACTGAAGCTGCTTTAATTGCATGGCAAAAAGCTAATGGCTTACAGGCTGATGGTATCGCTGGTCCATTTACATTAGCTAAGCTTGGTATTGAGGCTCTTCCTCAAGCAGCCCCTGCTCCTGTGCAAGCTGCACCAGCACCAGCACCTGTAGTTATCCCTAACAACTCTGGATTCAAATTAGATAAATTAAAAGGACATATACCTGATGCAGTTATTGCACAGATTCCTGATACAGCTGCACGTTTTGGTATTACAAACAACTTACGTCTTGCTCACTTCTTGTCACAATGTGGACATGAGAGTGGTAACTGGAAAGCTGTTCGTGAGAACTTAAACTATTCTGCCAAAGGACTATTAGGTATATTTAAAAAATACTTCCCAACTGCAGCACTTGCAAATGCTTATGAACGTAAACCTGAAAAAATTGCTAACCGTGTTTACGCTAGTCGTATGGGTAATGGGCCTGAATCTTCAGGAGATGGATATAAATTTAGAGGAAGAGGATATATTCAGTTAACTGGTAAAGACAACTACACTAAGTTTGATGCTACAGTTCCTGAGAATATTCTAGCTGATCCAGATTTAGTAGCAACTAAATATCCTTTAGCCTCCGCAGCATTCTTCTTTAACAGTAATAAGCTATGGGCTATTTGTGACAAAGGAGCTGATAACGCTACAGTTACTTCTGTAACTAAACGTGTTAACGGTGGAACTATTGGATTAGCTGACAGACAGAAACATTTTATTGAATACTATAACCTTCTAAAATAATGGCAAAAGCAAAAGGATCTTCAGAATCTAAGAAGATTATCTTTGGTGTAAGACGTAAGGGCAAACATGCTAAGTCTGCAGGACCGAAAGATAAATCAGTGAAGAAGAAATACAGAGGGCAGGGTAGATAATATCCTGCTTTTTTTAAACAACCAATCTCATGAAACTATTTACTATTACCTACGCTATCGTATCCATGATTGTAGGATCATCACTGGCTATCCAGGCTGTATACATATTTAAACACTTCACTAAACCAGACAATCCTATTAAGGTTGCACCTGTTAACAATAGAATTGTAATGGGACAGATGGCTGGTAATAGAAACTTAGCGTTTGGAGTTAAGAACATTATGGAGGAGTTCTTACAAGAAGAAGGATATGATATCTCTGATGATGCTAGTAAAGAAATAAAGATTGAACTACTGTACTTAGATGTTCTCAAAACGCAAACTAATTTATCTGTATTCCATCGCAACTCTGATGCTGTAGTAATACGTATGAGAGGTCAGTTGATTGAAGATAATAAAGTAAAAAAGACAGTAATAGTAGAAGAGTCTGCTGAAGAAGTATCAATGGCTGCACTGGTCATTGATGATGGAGGCAAATTTAATCAAACCAACCTAAGTGCCGCTTTGAAAAAGTCTTGTAACACCCTGATTAATAAACTCTTATAATGAAAAAACTCCTCCTAATTGTCCAGTTTTTTGCGCTATTAACTGGACATTCTTATGCTCAAGATGTTAAATTAAAGCTTGCTTCTGATTCTACTAAATTTGATATTGGTGGTGGTGTGATTGACAAAGGTGATGAGTTTGATGTTATTGTTCAAATGAACGGAAATGGTAACACAACATCACGTGCACTCTACTTTGATTTTGAATACAACAATGCTGCGTTTGAATTAATTTCTATTAACCACACTGGCACTGGTGGTAATGGTGGCGTTCTTCCTGCAGGTTCCGCAATTGATTTTACATTCTATCAATATCCTGGTTATAATTGGAACTCTACGCAACAGAACACAACTACTAATGGTAATATTAACTATCAGTATTCTAACTACACATTTACACAAGGGGGACCTAAGACTATTGTTCGTGCGTATTTAAACTGGGCATCTCCTAATCCTCTACCTTACGGTAACTATGATCGTTTATTAGTTCTACGATTTAGATTAAAGCCTACAGCTGTAGGTAACTCGTGGGATCCTATCAAGATGAACTTTGCTGCGTCATTCAATCAGAATGGTTCTTCTGGTTCTACATTGATGGAGATTCCTCTAACTACAGTTATTACACAGAATCCTGATGCTACTAAGTATGTAAAGGCTACTGTTGACTTGAGTCCTAACATTGATCCTACTAAAATGAAGGTAGCGTTCATTAATGCTACAACTAACCAAGGACCTTTGTTTGATGTAACAGCTACAGGAACTGTAAATGTTATTGATAGTTTATTAACTCCTAGTACACAGTACAAGATCTTGGCTATGTATAACATGGATCATATCCAAAACTTATACAACTCTGCTATTACAACCTCTGACTACACAGCTGCTCAGTCTGAATTCATTTCACAGAACTTAGATGGTACATTCAAGAACACAGTTATCACTAGTGGTGCGGGATATAAAGCTGCTGATGTTAATAGAAGTGGTGCATTAGATGGTGGTGACTTGACTCGTTTGTTTGCACAAGTTGTAAACGTAGATCAGCTCACTGTACTACCAGCAGGTTACACTGTAGGATCTAATGGTTGGATGAGCATGATGACATTCAAGAAGTCTTCTTACAATAATGCTACACCAGCTGATTGGATTACAAACTTTCCTGTAGGACCTACATTCTATTCATATACTACATTACCTCAAATGGGTAATCCTGAGACTATCAACATTAGTTATCTATTGTTTGGTGACATCAATAAGTCACACTCATCATCTGTTACACAAGCTGGTGCAGGTGTAGTTAATAGAACAATTGCTGTAGCTCCTATTACAGTTAACTTAACAAACACTGTAGTGACATCTAACTCTATTGAGATCCCTGTAAAAGTTTCCACAAATGGAAACAAGGTAGGTGCTCTACAGTTCCAGTTCTCTTATGATGAGAGCAAGATTAAGTTTGAAGAGTTAAAGAATGAGCTACCTAACAAATGGTATGTGTTTGCTAACAAAGGTACAGGTTATATCAAGTTTGGTGCATTAGATCAGCAATTGAATGCTCCTGTAGAAGGTGATATTATTCCATTCAAGTTACGCTTTACAGCATTACAGAATGGATTGGACATCAATACATTCATCAAGGTTAGCCCTATCATGGATGCTGCTGACTCTAAAGGTGTACAGTTATCTATTAGCCTGAATACAGACAAGATTAAACTTACAGGATACAACAACTTCTAACTTAGTTCTATAATGAAAAAATTAATAATGATCGCATCGCTGTTTCTCACAGCGTGTGCTGATGTAGAATTGCCTGCACCTGAGATAAACCTAGGTGCTAATCCTACAAATAAAACAAATATCCTTAGTGTAATGGCACAAGGAACAAAAATTACAGTCATGTATAATGTAACTACAGGAGCAAAGTATTCTGTACAAGTATATGAGTTTGGTCAATCTGATCCAACTAAAACTCTTCCTTTGACAGCTGAGGAAGAGATTGTAACCAGAGTGTACGATCTTGCAGATCTACCTGATGGATTATATGACATCACATTAACTGATGTAGCTGGTGTATCTATTAAAAAACCTTTAATTATTAAACGATAATGTCAGACGAACACAATGATGGTACTTGGTCAGGATTGGTCAAGACTATAGTAGGAACTGTAGGAACAATTGTAACAGCTGGTGGAGCTTATTTAGGTTCACAGTTATTTGGTGGTGGAGAAGAGAAAGCTGCTGAGGCTGCTCAACCTGCTGCTGTATCAGCACCTGCTCCTGTAATCAATATCACTACTAATAACTCTCAACAACAATCAGCAGCTCCTGCTGGTAAGACAGTTATTATTAAAGAAAAGGAGGCTGCTCCTAAAAAGAAAACAGAAAAAGAGGCTCTGAAAGAGGAGCCACAGTGGTAACGAAACCCCCTCTTAATGAGAAAACTATATGAAGAGATTAAGCTTATTATTCAGTTTATTATTGAGCTTATCACTAACGTACAAAGTTAGTGGTCAGATTGCTACAACTAAGACAGAAAGCTACACAGCTTCCTTTGAAAAGAAGATTAACATAGACTCATTGATGGATTATGACGGCCCAACCATTCCTATTCAACTCTTATCTCTTGGTATCAATGAAGATGTCTATGCTTCTTATCCAGAACTCAAAGACAAAAGAGTGGGTCTTGGTGTCACTAATATAGTTGTAGAATACCTAGAAGAAACCAACCGATTTATATTTACTGAAGATAAAGCTGAGATCAAGAACCGAATGGTCAAGCAGTTTCAGGCATCTCAAAAGGGGATCACTGAAGACAAACTTGATGGAAGAGGTAAAATCAGACTTGCAAAATATTTTGTATATATTGAGGTGTATGATTTTTCCGTTTCTGAAGATGAATCCGTATCTTTGAAGAACGGAGTTAAACAAACTGTAGTAACTCGTCTAGGTTTACAAGTTAGATTTGTAGACGCTGAGACTGGAGCGTACTTCACTGGTTCAGGTTTGGGTACAGCTCAGACTACCAGAGAAGCAACTTTAATGAACGATGCTAACTTTACTGATGTTAAGTTTAATCAATCCACAATTGGTACAACGACTAAGAAAGCACTTGAAGATGCTACTAGTAAAATTGTGGTACGCATGATTAAGAAAAAGATTTTCACTAAATAACCAATACCATGTTAGAAAAATTAATTATTGCAGGTTCTATTGCACTAGTGATGAGTGCATATCCTGCATACAGAATCTACCAAGGAGCTAAGATTCCTATGTATCAAACTCGTATCTCTAACTTAGAACACAAGTTGGAGATTGTTAAGTTGACAGAAGAAGATCCTGCTGCACGTTATGTAAAGATTTCCAAGATTGAAGGAAAGATTTTCAAGATGCGTGCTAAGATTAAGGCTCGCCAAAAAATCAAAGCTCTTGAAGCTAAGTGGGACTACCAAGAAGAGATGTTACAATTGAAACGTTCTCAGGTAGCTATCGACTCTACTATTAAGATTGATCCTAAATAGTGAAATGGATATGGACCTTCATACTGTTATTGTGTTTTAACTTAGCGAGTGCTCAAGTTCTAACACAAGTGTATGTAGATCCGTGTTCTGGGCAAGTACTAACAGTAACTGTTCCACTAAATAATGGGACAGTTACTATAGTTTATAGAGGACAAGCTAGAGTTGTTACAGCTGATGACATAACAACAGGAGCTTTAACAGCGTGGATTAATATGATTAACTCTACGCCTTGTCCACAAACTACAACTACAACCGTAATAATTACTCAGGCTGTAACCCAAGCTGTTGCTCAGGCAACACAACAAGCTACACAGCAAGCAACTGCCCAAGCAACACAAGCTGCCACAGCTGCTGCAACTAGTAGTGCTACAGCATCTGCTACAAGTGCTGCCACTTCATCAGCAGTAGCTTCTACTCCTGCACCTACTACTAGTTCGTCTAATAGTTCGTCTAATTCTTCAAGCTCAAGTAGCTCAGAATCAAGTAGTTCTAGTGAAAGTTCGTCTAAAAGTGAAGAAAGTTCATCTAAATCTGAAGAGAAATCAGAAAGTAAAAGTGAGTCTAAAGAGAAAAAGAGTGATGATAAGAAGTCTTCTAAGGCTTCCAACAAAGCTGCTGCTAAGCTTAATCCTATTGTTTACAGCTCTGACCTTACTATGCTTGGCGGACCTGATAGTCCTTTTAGTGCTATCATATCACTGGGGGCATCACAGTCCTCACTGCTTGGTAACGTGTCTTACGGACTTACATCTATGATATGGAGTAGCTTTAACCAGTTTGCTCTGTCTGCAAGATACACAAAGATGGGTAAGGCTATTTTCAACTACGGTTTAACAGGAGTTTATCTACAAGGTAACACAATAGCGTTTGCTACAGCAGCTGTTATTAAACCAATAGGTAAAGGAGTTACAGGTTTCAACTACGCATTAACATACACAGGAGAGTTTGGTAATGGCTTGATGGCATTTTACACTAGACCATTCAAAGTGAATAAATACTTATCTATGTCTCCAGATATCTATGTTTCTAACTCACTGACAAAGGATGTGGGTATATTAACAGGCTCTGGATTTGATGTAGCATTGAGTAAAAGGTTTAGATTCAACTGTGGATTGAAGGTTAGTTTGAGTACAAACACAAGCGTACCAGTAACATTCATGAGTATGATCGGTACCAAGATCAATCTATAACTAATTTAATTAGAGATGGTGTAATCAAATACGTTAATCTGAATTTATAGTATTCTATTGCATATCATTTAAAGTAACATATATTTGTAATATTTAACAAAAATTTATCATGGCTAAGTCTAATATTTATATTAAGAGTGGTTTATGGAAGAACACTGACAAACCTGTAAAGGGTGAGCTTAGTCTTGATTCTGTAGTTGACACTATAATTTCTTCTGGTATTCCTGCTGCGGATCCTACAGTTACGTTTAGTACAGTGGGGGCTATCAATACATTAACTGTAGATATTCTAACTCAGATTACTGCAGCAGATTCTGCTTCAACAGGAGGAACTAAAATTGCTCAGAGTCGTACACTTCCATATATTACTGGAGATGCTGGTAGTCTTGGTAATGGTGCTGCAGAAACCGTAAGTTCTATTACATTCCCAGGAATAACTTTATTAGGAAGTATTTCTCTTACTGATTATTTAAATTTAACTACAATAAATTTACCATCAGTTGTTACAATTGCTAGTAATTTTGAATTTTATAATTTAACTTCTCTCACTACAATTAGTGCTCCTAATTTGGTTAGTGCAGGAGGTCAAAATCGTATTATTCAAGGTGCTACTAGTCTACAATCTTTATCATTACCATCATATACCTCACTTCTTGTAATTACTGATGCACCAGCATTAACAAGTGTTGTTTTATCTGATACAGTATTTGATCTTGATATTGCTAATGCACCTTTGTTCACAACAGTATCATCAGATGCTTCTACAGTTAGATTAGTTATGGATAATAGTAATGTACCTATTACAGATTTAACCTCAACTAATTTTCCTAATGTTACTAATTTAACACTTATAGGATATAAAGGAACAACTTTATCTTTCCCTCTAGTAACTACTTTTGGTGTTGAGCTAAATTATGAGATTTCAACATTAACAATTGATCTTCCTAATGTAACTGCTATTAATTCATTTATAATAGAAAATACATTAGTAACAAGTATTACAGTTCCACCAACAGTTGTTAATATTTATGGCGGTATTTCAATAGCATATAATTCATTATTGACATCACTATCACTAGGTGTAATTGGTACAATTAAAAGAATAGACGATATTCAAATTGTTTTTTCATCTAATGCGTTAGATGAGGCATCTGTAAATGGTATACTTGCATTACTTGTAAGCTTAGATGGTACAAATGGTACAACGTTATTTGGACCAAGTCATAGTGTAGTACTAGATGGTGGAACAAACGCAGCTCCAACAGGACAAGGATTAATAGACAAAGCAACTCTTCAAGCAAGAGGAGCACTTATAACTACAAATTAAAATATAAAATAAATTTATCATGGCTATACCATCTAAACAAGTAGGTTGGGGAACAGAAGAAAATCTGTTGTGGCAAATCTCTAAGCAGTTAGAGAGTTTGACAAGCGTCACTTATAATAGTAAGAAGACATTATTAAACGTATCAAGTGGTGATAACGCTGGTGCTAAGATTGAGACATTCTCAGGAGCTTGGATTGGGTTACAGGATGGATCTCCATTTCTTACAGTAGACTTATCTCAATCATCAGGAGGAATTATTGAATATTCAATGATTGCTAATACTTCTAATCCTGTATTTGGTAATTCTACAGGCACTTTGTGGTTTGGTGCAAACTCTGGAATTTTTTCGAAAAATTTACAGGGTGAGAATAATAGATCTAATGAATCAGCAGCTGGTATTCAAACTTCAGTAACAGATCAATTGGTATCTTTTTCATTTGGTGAAGACATTGACGTTACTCAACTTCAAGTGTTATATACAGTAAAGTTATTTACATTACCATCATATACTCCTTAAGATCATGGCAATACCTTCAAAACAGATAGGACAACCATCTAGCACTAAGGCAGCATTGCTTTGGGACATCTCTAAGCAATTGGAGAGTCTTACACGTGTGATGTATAATAATCCTGTGTATGTAAATCCTACTACTACTACAACTACTACAATTGCTCCAACGCCTCCTGGCAATATAGGCATCGCTGCTAGTACGGACTTTGATATTTCAGGAGACTTTACAATTGAGTTCTTCTTGAACATGGCTAATCCAAATGGATTTCCACGTGTCTACAGCTTTGGTGCATATCCTGCTCCTAACGCTATTTCTATTGAAGGTGGTGCCTCTGTTATTTACTTCTGGGGCAACGGTAGTCCACTAATAGCAGGAACTCCTGGTAGCTTAGGAATCAACTTAGTAGGAGGTTGGCATCACATTGCTATTGTAGGTAATGGTAGTTTAGTGTATATGTATATTGATGGTTATGAATTAGCTACATCATCATGGTCTACATCTATATCTAGCTCAGGCTTACCATTAACCATTGGATATGGTAATGAGCCAGACTCTTACATAAATGGATATCTAAGCAATTTTAGATGGACAGATTCTGCAGTGTATACAGCACCATTTAGTGGATCTGTACCAACTGCACCGTTAGCTGCTCTACCTACTACTAAATTATTAATCTTCCAAGGAACAAACATCACTGCAGAATTAACTGACAATAGTGGTAATGGTCATAATGCTACAAACAGCGGAGCTAATTACTCTACACTTAATCCATTTGTAGGATATGAAGGATCATTACAAGTAGGATCTGTATAAAATTAAAAAATAAAACAACTAACTACATGAGGGATCTTAAATTTATCTGTGCACAGCCAGACGATGTATATTTTACATGGCAAGTGCATTTATGGCTAGAATCATTAAGAAAGCTAGGACATTCAGACAAAGCAATTGTGCTAGTCTTTACTCCACATTTCAGAGAGCCTAATGACAAATGGCAAAAGATTGTAGACTTATATCCAGAAGCAGAGTTTGCTTTCTATAAGGATGAAGATAATACAATCAGTGAGATGTTAGGAATCTACGTTTCTGTCTTACGTCCATACACATTAATGCGTTACTTCCAGGATCATCCTGAGATGAAAGAAAAAGCATTGTTCTATTGTGATTGTGATGTATACTTTACAGAGAAGTTCAACATTGATCAGTATGTAGATGATGATGTACACTATTTATCAGATACTAATAGCTACATCAACGCTCGTTACTTTGATAGTAAAGAAAGAGATGTTCTACCTGATAAACTAGAAGAATACAAACAACGTGATATTCTAGAAGAGACAACAAATCTTTGTGGTATTACACGTTTCATTGCTGAAAAATCTAATGATGATTCAGGAGGAGCTCAATATCTATTAAAGAATATTGATGCAGACTTCTGGAAACATGTAATGGAAGATTGTATTTCTATTAGAGTTTATTTAATGAGTATTAATCGAGAATTCTTTGAAAGTGAAGATAAAGGTTTTCAAAGTTGGTGTGCAGATATGTGGGCAGTTCTATGGAACTTATGGCGTAGAGGAGATGATACAAAGGTGATTCCTGAAATGGAATTCTCTTGGGCTTCTGATTCTATAGAAAAAGTTGATAAGTTAGGTATATTTCATAATGCTGGAATGGTTGGTGATTACATGGGTGATGTTCCAACATTCTATAAAGGTAAATACCACGGTGGAACAGATCCTTTTACAGATCCTCATATGATGACAGTATATACTGATGAGCGTAGCAAGAGACTTGGTACTCATTTCTACGTATCTAAACTTATAGAACTTAAAGAAAAATACAATTTAAACTATTAATCAAAATGGCTAATAATCAGAAGAAATTAAAAGCATTTGTTCGCTACGATGGTAGCGGAAGGGTTGTTGCAGGCAGCCTGATTCTGAGAAAGAACAGACCACGTGTTGGACGTTGGTTTGAAATTCCTACTTATAACTGTTGTAATGATACTACATCAACAACTACCACAGCAGCCCCTACATCATTTACTAAAGGCTACTGGGATAATGTAACTGATGCATGTAATACTACAATTTCAGCTAACATAACATTCTATTCATCTTCGTCAACATTAGCTGCAGGAATTAGTGTATTTACTGATAGTGCACTAACTACACCTGTTACAACAGGATTGGTTATTTCTGATCTTATGACCAAGTATTTAGTTAATGCTGGTGGTGTATTAAGTGTTTATAACTGTGTATAATAATTAAATAAGATATAGAAAATGGCAAATAATATAACACCAAAATTAAAAGCATATGTGCAAACTGACGGTACAGGTCGTGTAGTATCAGGATCACCTGTGTTTAGAACCTCCAAACCAAAGAATGGTAACTGGAGAGAAATTCCTATGTACTATAGAGGATCTAATCCTAGTACAACAACTACATCAACTAGTCACAGTGGTGGTGGTGGAAATCAACCTACAGCATGGGTAATAACAAGTTATGCAAATAGTTCAGATGCATGTAATAACATTAACCCACAGACTTCTATTGGATATACACAAAGTAGCACTCTTGCAGATTGGACAACTCTTTGGGAAGATGCTGCATTAACTATTCCATTTAATATAAATGTCTATGGTTTTTCTCTTTTGTTTTCGGAATCTCCGCAGTACTCTAACTGCTACTGGAATACAACTGGAGGAACTGCTACATACATTTACAGCTGTACTCAGTGCTTCTAATATTTAAACAACATGGCATTAAAATCATTATTCCCACAAGAAATGCTAAGCAGTGCGTCAGGAGATCTTTCTCCTGATGTTATTGCTACAAAGCTAACATACTTTGAACTACAACTACATAACTTGCACTGGGCCACACGTTCTTATGCAGAGCACCAGGCTTTAGGTGGATTGTACGATGCTGTCTTTGATTTCAAAGATGAGATTATTGAGAAGATCATGGGCTACTCAGGTACTCGTGCTAAGATTGGTAATCCAGGACAATTGAAAGATTATGCTCCAGGTGTATCTGAGCAAGTGGTGTCTGAGTTAATGGCGTTTGCTAAGCAACTGCAGAACTACGGAGCTACAAACAATATGCCTGACATTGAAAATGTTGCTCAAAGCTTGTCTGGAAAAGCAGCTACAACTAAATACCTACTAACATTGAGCTAATGCAAATTAGTAAAAAGTTTTTTCCAAAGATAATGCCCCATAATGATGAGCTATACTTTGCACATCTAGAAGGTGTTATCGATTCTGTAGATGAGTTATCAACTATGGAAATAACTAAACATCCTAAATCTTATACGTTTAGACTTGCACCTTCTCTACCAAAGTATACAAATGCTTTGATAGAGGAGCTGTTTAAGTTTCATAATCAGTTTCAGATTAAGTTGAACATGAGTAAGAGTATTAAAACCAATGCTGTTATTTCTTTTGAGATAACATTATAAACTATATGCAAACCAACAAGATATTAAAAGTATTTATCACACACCAAGATAATCTACAAGCTACACTAGATAAAGTTAGTAGCTCATTTACTGACTATGTTGTTGTAGTTGGTGGATATGAAGATAACTCTTATGAGGGTGATGTAATTAAACTAAATTGTGATGACTCTTATTGCGGACTTCCTGATAAGGTAGCATCTATGTTTAAGTTTATCAGTGAGAACTCTGTATTTGATTCATATACTCACTTCCATAAATTGGATGAGGATATGACTCTTATTAAAGAGATTGATTTCGAACTCACAGACTATATGGGAATGATTGCTGGTAAGCACATGATTAATCGTAATCACCATATAGGAAGATGTGAAGGTCATTATTGGAATGACAAACCTTATGAAGGTGAAATCTCTGACTGGTGTGAGGGTGGACTAAGTTATATTGTTTCTAGAAAAGCTATAGAATGTATAGCTCAAGCAGATGGTAAACAGTATCCATTAGAAGATGTAATGGTTGCTAACATATTAGAGAACAATGGAATCTATCCAAAGTTTACTAACATGAATCAATACTACAAACCTAATCAATGGTATAATCCTATAAGAACATATCAAGATTTCAAAGGCAAAGAGTGGAGAGAGGATGGTATTCCTAAATGGATATTTAGAACAGGTCCTATGTCTGAAGATGCTCTTCCTAATGTGATGAAGCTCATCTATTATGATATGATGGAAAAAAATCCTGGATATCAGTTGTTCTATTTCTCTGATGCAGATTGTGAAAATTACATCAGAGATTACTATGGTGAAGAATATTTAGCAACTTATAATAGTCTTGTTCCTACAGCATACAAAGCTGATTTCTGGAGATACTTGATTCTACATAGACATGGAGGATGTTACAATGATTTCTCTCAAGTAATATTAGTACCATTTGATGAGATTATTGAAGACATGGATAGGGTGTTTGCAGTGGATACACCTGAAGCTCCTAATGCTTTATATAATGCATTTATGTGTAGTAAAGCAGGAGACGTTATTGTAAAACGAGCTATAGAACTTTCTAAACATAATATTGATAATAAGTTATATGGATTCAATACATTAGATGTAACAGGTCCTCGTGTTTTAGGACGTGCATTTTGTGAGGTTGTTTATAATAATCCTAAATCTCCTATCTACATCGGTGTATCTGGTAAAACTAAAACATTGGATAATATTGAGATGATGGGTATGTTTATTGTTGATAAACGTAAAAAACCCCTGATTGTAAAAAAATTAAATAATCACTTTAGTATTATATACCATAATAGAAACATGCCTCATTATGGTCAGTTGTGGCATGAAAGAAAAGTTTTTAAATAATCTTGCAATTCTAAAATATTCCATTTACTTTTACACAAACCAAAATAAATAACAAACATGGAGATTGTAAAAGACGAACCAGAAGTTCAAGAAACACCAACATTTGATCCAAATAAGAAATACACTTGGGCAATTGACTCAGAATTTGTATTATCAGGAAATGATTTTGGTATTCTTTTAAACTCATTACGTGCAATTTTGTCTACAGAAGAAGCACAACGTATCTTATTAGCTGAAAAAGCTAGTCAAATCATGGAAGCTACATTAGCAGAAGCTGTTGAAAACGGTTCTGTTGTAGAAGTTCCAGAACAATAGTGCCCAACTATGCTCAGACATAGAACTGCACTTTAAAAACAAACTATATGATCTATGAACCAGCCAATCGATTAGAAGTCACTACACCTAAAGGTGATGGAATCGTTTGGTTGGTTTTAGATTATGGTCATGAGACTGACACTATCTATACGATAATCATCAATGCCACTGGGGAGCTCTGGCAATTTACTCATAAAGATATTATAGTAAAACCCAATTTAACCTATCATAGGTATGGCAAAAGCATCAAAGAAGAACTGGATTCAAGGAGCAGTCAATCCTAAACATAAAGGATACTGCACTCCTATGACTAAAGCTACGTGTACACCAAAACGTAAAGCTTTAGCTAAGACATTTAAAGCAATGGGCAGAGCTCGTAAAGCTGGTAAATAATGAAAAAGTTTACACCCGTTCCTGATGGTCCTTTAATTAAAAAGAAAGGACAGTTTAAAGGTTCTACACTAAAGAACGGTGGTAAAGCTATTGTTAAAGTTGGCGGACAAACACATAAAGTATTTAAAAAGACCACCGATAGAGGGATAGGTGATAAAGGAGATATAGTTGTAGATCATACAGCTGGTATTCCTGCAGGTAAGTGGGATAAAATCAATCTCACTAACAAAGCTAAAGCTAAAACTGTTAAACAAGGTGTTGCTTCAGTCAAGAAGTGGCACAGAGAAAATCCTAACTATGGCAAAAAGTCCAGCATGGCAAAGAAAAGAAGGTAAGAATCCTTCTGGTGGCCTCAACGCAAAAGGTAGAGCATCCTACAATAAAGCTAATCCAGGTAAGCCTGGTTTAAAAGCTCCACAACCTGAAGGTGGTCCTCGCAAGAAATCATTCTGTGCTAGGATGTCAGGTATGAAAAAGAAACTAACGTCTGCTAAGACAGCTAACGATCCTAATTCTCGTATCAATAAATCTTTACGCAAATGGAAATGTTAAAACGTAAGGACGGATCAACATCTCGTAGAGGACTATGGGATAACATCCGTGCTAATAAGGGATCTGGTAAGAAACCTACAGCTGCTATGTTAAAGCAGGAAAAGAAAATTAAAGCTCAATCTAAAAAGAAATAATACAATGGCAAAAGCAATTAAAAAAGCTCAAACAGGTACTGTAGTTAAAAGTAAACCTGCTAAACGTTACCAAACTCCTGCAGACTTTTATCCAGAGTCTTATGAAAAACGTTTTCCTCGTACACCAGGTGGTGGAGATAATTATGAAACCACTATTCAAATGGAAAAAGAACAAAAAGCAAGAGATGCTAAAAGAGATAATGTTAGCAAAGTTGCAGTTAAAAAATCACCAATGAAAAAAGGTGGAATGATTAAGAAAGCTGCAAATGGTGCTTCTTTAAAGCCTGTTCCTGCTGGTAAACCAGGTTTAAAGAAACTTCCTACACCTGTAAGAAACAAGATGGGTTTCCAAAAGAATGGTGGTAAAGTTAAAAAATAAATAATCATGGCAACAGCAAAGAAATCAGGAGGTAGTCTTAAAGGAATGACAGCCTCTACAAAACGTGTTGGACCTGTAGATCCTAAAGGTGCGTACACTAAAGTACAAAAGAATGCATTAGCTGGTTCTAAAGGCAAAGCTTCTCTTACAAAAGATAAGCAACTAGGTGCTACTAAGATGGCTAAGAATGGTGCTAAAATGGGGAAATGTAAGTACGGTTGTAACTAATGAGGTATTGTTCTTTAGGACAAGGTTGCCATTCTGCTGCAATATTTAAATATCAAGGACTAAAAGTTGAATCTTTTCCCTTTGATTGGATGAATAGTAGATCTGAAATGATCAAACATTGTATAGAGGATGACTTTAAAACCTTTCTTAATAGAGAACAATATTGTAAAATAGATAATCATTGGGATGACCACGAGTGTTGTCAACATGATTTCTATGCTCCGTTATTACAGGATAATCCAAAGCCTGAAAAGCATATAATATTTAGGCATCGTGATCCAATGATGGATGATGATGCCTATAATTATTATAAAAGATGTGTAGAAAGATTCAGAGATCTACTTTCTTCTGATGAACAAAAAACATTTTTAATAATCTACCCAAATAAAGACTCTGATATAACTGCATCTATTAAGGATGCTTTATTGTTATCTCAGTTTTTTGAAAAACATACAACCAATTTTAAAATAATTGCAGTACATCATTACGTAACAGGTTATCGATCACATAGATTAATTAATGGTAGAAACCTAATGTTTGTAAATCTTACAACAGTTACGCAGGATGAAGGTGGCGATTATTCAAATCATGAGGATAACATGTATCTAAATGATATAATTAAAAAACTATTATGACATCTTGGGATTGTTTTGATACATTAATTGCTAGAAGATATGTACATCCTCACAGTGTATTCAATGAAGTAGGAAAACAATTAGGTATTTCAGACTTTACAGAGCTTAGAATAGAGGCAGAAAAACAATCCAATGGTACATATGATGATATTTACAATCGTCTTCCAGGGATTGATAAGAACATTGAACTACAGATTGAGAAAGAACATCTATTTCCTATAGTAGAAAACATGAATAGAGTCAATGATGGAGACATCATTGTATCTGATATGTATCTTTCTGTAGAACAAGTAACAGATTTACTTAGATCTTGTGGTTTAACTAAAGATGTTAAAGTTTATGTAACTTGGGGAGGTAAATGGGATGGTTGGATTTGGGATAAGATAGAACGTCCTGACTTACATGTAGGTGATAATCTTAGATCAGATGTGTTAGTTCCTAGAGAAAAGGGAATTAATGTTGAGTTTTATACAGATCACGCATTCAATGATGTAGAATTAGAAACATCTAAACTAGATGTAGAACTAGCTTGTTGGATGAGAATGACTAGACTTAGTTGTCCTTATAGAGATTCTAATAAACTAATTTGGAATGATCAAGCTGGTTTAAACATTCCAACTTTAGCACTAGCATCGTTGGAACTTCCTGATGAACCTCTTGCTTTTACATATAGAACTTCTGCAAACTGGCTAACTATATATAAAGCTGTTGTTGGAGGAGATGCTATAGAGTATCAAACATCTAGACAATGTTATGCAGATGCAAGCGATGCATTTGTAAAATACTTTCAAGAACAAATCATAGATGGTTGCAGAACAATAGTTGATGTTCAAGGAAGTGGTAAGTCTTTAGAATCATTCTTAATAAGAACAAACTTACCAACTCCTGGAATGATCTATCTAACTGGACCAGTATCGATGAACTATAGTTCTATTGCTAGAAATGCATCTGGTTTTGAAGAATGGCTGAATGTTAAAACAGATGCTTGTGAGAAACTAAATCTATTGGATGTAGGTGCTATAAGTAGCTGGGATGATTCAGGAATAAAAAGATTATCTTGTGAACACGATTTACAGATTGTAAAAGTTCAACAAGAGGCAATAGAAGTTGCCATTGATTTGTTAAAGTATTTTAACATTCAACCTAATAAACAGCTTTTACTAATGTTGCTAGAGAAAATGAACAACTGTTTCACTAATCATCTACTTAGTAGAGTTTGGACTACAGATAATACCAAAAAGATATGATTGATAAGGTAATTGGTGATAAGTTTTTAGCATTTAGTAAAAACTATGAATCATATTCTCAATTGAAACAAGATGTTTTTGCTTTGTTTTGTTTGGGAGAATCTCCTAAATACTTCTTAGAATTTGGAGCTTGTGATGGAGTGATGTTAAGTAATACATTTCTTCTTGAAACATATTATAATTGGAATGGTTTATTAGTTGAGCCTCTTGAGTATTATAATAAGCATCTCAAACGAATAAGAACATCTACAATTGATACATTATGTGTATCTGATATAACAGGAGATGAAATAGAATTTACACAAGTTGCCAACATGCCATGTATATCAGGAATAACTGAGCATTCTGTTGGAGATTACTGGAGTGATCATAGAAAAACACATGGTGAAACTTATACAGTTAAAACTATTTCACTTAATGATCTGTTAGATAAACACAATTGTCCCGCTATTATAGATTATTTATCTATTGACACTGAGGGGACAGAGCAATTGATTTTAGAAGCTTATGATTTCTCTCGTAAGTTTAATGTATTGACAATAGAACATAATGATACTCACACTAAACAACCAGTGATTGATTTATTAAAGAGCAAAGGATACATCCATGTAATTCCTGAAATATCAATGCACGATAGTTGGTTTATATCACCAGAAGTGCTTAACTTTATTTTAAACAATAGATAATATGACATCAGGTAACGCTAAGAAATCAGGTAAACCACGTAAGGCACCTAAAGTACCTAATCCTTCTCCTAAGAATAACTTCATGAGAGAAGCAGACACTCCTAAAAGATTAAAGAGTCCTATGCTTCCTATGAAGCAGAAAAGACTATCTAAATAGATTTTTGTTTTTCATTTTTGTGTGTTTTGGTAAGTAAAAAGGGAACCATTTGGCTCCCTTTTTCTTTTATTGAAAGTAACGTTCTTTGTACTCTTGATTAATCTTATCTGGATTATTCCTAATGAAATCATAATAAGGTTTATAGAAGCTGTGTAGTTCATCATAACTAATAGTTTCTAATGGACCTTTGGCGTAATCACCTGATGATTTTTTATGATTCTCAAAGTTATCAGGATTGTTGATATCACCTGATTGTTTATGTCCTGCTACTTCGCTAGGATCACTCCAGTTAAAACAATAAGATGGTAGATAGTTCTTGTTGTGTTCATCTAACTGCCCTTCGTCACGAAGCTGTGTATACCATGATAATCCCTCATATCCTGTAAGATCACTGCGAAATCCAATCTCACGAATTCTTTCCATCTTTACAATCACTGCAGCTTCCATAGTATTCATTACTAACTCCACTTTACCTGGAGCAGCAAAGAAACTATACTCTGGTTTCCAAGCATCTGTTCCCAGTTCTTCTATACCTTCTACAGCTTGCTGTATATGCCAAGGTAAATACACGTCATCATCATCAGCTAACATGAAATAATCACCTGTGGCGTGTGTAACAGCATCTCTACAGATTTGTCCTCTGTTCTTATATGGTTCTCTTGTGATATAATCAGTTGCATTATTTACAACAATAATGTTAGGATTTTCATGCTCTAGTACAAATGGATGTTCTACATCTGTATTAAACAATATTAATTCAACATTAGGGTATGTTTGTGCGTAGAATTGTGATAAGATTCTTCTTACGCAATAGAATCTTCTGTATGATGTGCATACAAAGCTTACTTTTTTCATATTAGTACCAAATATTTCCTTCTAAAAATTTTCTAATCCAAGGGTCTTGACTATCTAACAAGCCATGTTTCTCTAAGTTCTTAGTTAAAACTTCTCTATGATCTGTTCTAGCAATTCCCTCATCTACTATAATATCTCGTTCATCTAGATTCATGTGGTTACACTTGTCAATATATGTGTTAACCACCTTTTCTAATTTACGTTCTATAAAATCGTATTCATAAACCCATCCATAGTAACCAGCTTTCATTAACGCTATAGTTAACTCATCTGGTTTTCCCATAAATACTCTAGTTGATTTCTGATTACCAAAACCTGATCTTCTCCATGTAGCTACTCCTGCATCTCCAATATACTCACCAAACTTTTGAAAGATGTCATATTTTAAATGACATACACCTGTAAGTTTGATAGCATATTTACTACCCATCAATGCTGCTGCAGTAAGTCCTAAGCCTACTAGATGAGCTTCTCCTATTTGTTTACTCATTCTAGGATCAACGTGAATGATTTTAAATTCTTTAATCTTAGGAATAGTTCTAACGTATTCCTCAACCATAGTCCAATTTGGATTATAGTTTTGATCATTGATTAGATTATAGGGATCATCACTTTTGTGCATATTAATTCCACTATAAGGATCTAAATGAGGTGTAGAACAATCTGCGACAACAAGATTAAAATCTTCTTTAATAATCTCTTTATTAACAGCAATAGCAAATAATATTTGGTCTATTCTATTACAACTAGTTAATACAAGTGTATTTACCTGCGTATGCTTTTGCATAGGATAGATATAATTTTCTCCTTCATTAGCCGAATAGACGATTGTTTGACCATCGTGATCTAGTTCAATTTCTAATGTTTTTACAACACCAACCATTGGATCTCCATCAAAAGATTCATTATTTATAGAAATTCGTATAGTGTCATCTTGAATATACCTACTCTCGATAATATCTTTTACATCTTTTCCTCCATAGATAGCTTTTATAACCTTAATCATTCTGTTTTTATTTTAGTAATCTCAAGAATCAAATCATCAAATCTATTTGGTGCTGATTGTCTTAAGTCTACAATCTTATAAGGATAGTTTGTATGTTTAATCAGTTCTTGTAATGCTTCTGTGGAGGCTATGTCTTCTATAATTAGTTTACCGCCATCTTTTACTTTATGTATCCAGTTTTCAACAGAATAAATCTGTGACTCTAAGGTGTGAGGACCATCATCAATGATATAATCAAAGTGATTATCAGCATACATATCTAATGTTTGCTGTTCATACGCACTAGCAAGTGTTATATTAACTCCTTCTATTTCTTTAATTAAACCAGCATCATATTCTATAACACTAATTTCAGCATTGACAAACCAATCACGCCATAGCTTAGCAGATCCACAATATGCTAAACCTATTTCTAATAATTTAATAGGAGCATATTGTAGATTACTAAACTCGTCATTGTAATACCCTCTTATATAATTGTGAGTATCACCTTTGTCAGTCATGTATTTTCTTTCTCCTGAGTTATGCAGTGCAAGATCTTTGAAAAAGAAATCAGAAAAACTGTTTGACATTTTATTAAATTTTACCAAACGAGAATTACATCGAATGGAGATACTAATAATTTATTTTCTCCATTGATAGGAATCACTGGTGACTTGCTTAATGATGATGGATCTACTAAAATCTCATCACCTGGTTTGATGTCTTGTACAAGATCACCTACAGCATACACTACAAGCTTGTTAAGCTTCTGCATCATCTCTTTCTCAAGAGCTTCTTTTGTATTCTCGTCTACAATAAGTTTACCTTCTTCTTTTTTAGGAAGGTCTAGTAACAATCTGTTACCACGAAGTTGTTTAAAATCTGCCATTAGAATGAAATGTTTGTTAGTTTTTTAAAGTTTGCAATATCATCACCTGATAAGTGAATCTCTGATTGGTAAACATCACGCTTACGAATAACACCTTTTACTTTGTTAGTCTTAAGATCGATGTTAGGTTGTTCCATAGTACGCTCATGCATGTCATCCATCAATACTAATAGATCATCTTCAGCTAATTGTACTGTACGAATTACTTTGTTTACATTAAAAGAGTCTGTAAACTCTTTGTCACCCTCTTTACGAGTGTAGAAGAATTGATTTGTCATCATTGTTGGTTTGGTTTTGTGACTCTCTAAGTCTGTATAAACTTGTTGTGTCATTGGTTTATTGTTTAATTGTTATATTCATAATCTAAAATCTGTCCTACAAGATCACTACGATGGTTCTCTTTTAGTTTAATCCATTTAATACCATTAATCTTCTTAGAGAGATCAATAGCATAACTAAGTCCGTTATAGCTATCCTTAATGTCCTTTTGCTCATTGTCACCATTCACAATAATCTTTCCTGTTTTACCAAGTCTGGTTAGAATGGCAAGCATCTCTGCCTTTGTAAGGTTTTGTGCTTCCTCTACAACTAATATATCATCGATGGTCTTACCACGAATGAACTGCACTGGGTAGGCTACAATCTTTTCATCTTTAACTAAAGACTGAATCTTCACTTTATCGTAACACTTAACTAAGTTTTCTTGGAATGCTTCTAAATAAGGATTAAACTTCTCATCTAGAGATCCTGGAAGATATCCCAGGGAGTTACCCACTTCTATAGTTGCACGTGTTACGTATAGATGATCACATTGTTTCTTCATTAAGAAGTCTAGTGCAGCTTGTGCACACACTAGACTCTTTCCTGAACCAGCTCTACCTGTTACAATCACAATTTGATTGTCTATAATTAGTTGTTTAGCGACTTTCTGTTCTTCATTTAGAGTTACGCTATACTTAATTTCCTGTTTTCTTACTCTGTTAGGCTCTGTCATAAGTTTGTTTTAATAACTCCCTTCTTTTATTTACCTCTTCGTAGCGATACATATCTGCTTCTACGTTAGAGTGTTCCTCTAATGTCAAAAGTATAATATTTTCCTCATCCAAGCAAGCTTCAGGATACTTTTCTTTCGGTAGTATATGATGAAAGTAAGTTGACATTGGTTCAGAACCTAAGTAAGTATCACTCACCTCTGAATAATGTCTTCTCTTTTTCCATATTTCTACAAAGAACGCACGCATTATATTAATCTTTTCCTTGTCTGCAAAAGATTTAACTCTTGTATTAATACCAAGCTGTCTAGAAGCAGGTAAGGGTTTACGCTTAATATGATTAAGACATAAACCCTTTGACCAAACTTTATTCTCACAGCCTTCTACGCTGCATGTTTTCATCCTTTAAATTTAGATAGTTCTCTATTAATGTACCACAAGGCTTTCTCAAGATCTTGTTTCTTATTACCTTTCTTATCAGCTCTAAGGATGTATTTAATAGCATTGCCTAATGAAAACCCTAAGTTATAGTCTTCTATGATGTCTATAACTTCTGTCTTAGCACCCTGATAATGATCAGGATGGTTAACCATTTCCTTATTTACCTGTGCTTCCATGTCCTCCTTCTCCTCTTTGAGTTTCTGATAGTTCATCTACTTCTACATACTGTATCAATGGTACAGGTACAATTACTAACTGAGCAATACGATCACCCACTTCATACTTTCTAGCAAATACAGGATCAAGTTGGTCAGCATTGAATGTTACCATTATTTCTCCTCTATAACCTGAGTCAATTACTCCAACAGAGTTACTCATTCTTAAATCGTAGTTGCGTATAGAGGAACGTGGGAAAATTAATCCCACCATTCCTTCTGGTATTTCTACAGCTAATCCTGTACCATATACAACTTGATACAATGATATCCATTCCACTGATGTAGCTACAAGATCTGCACCTGCATCTCCTGGCTTACCAAACTTAGGCTTTACAGCCTTGTCATTTAGTTTTTTAAAGTTTACTTTCATTATTCAAATAAAGTTAAAGTGTTATCCTCTGTAGTTTCTTCTTCTTGTTGTTCTTCCTCTGCAGGGATTTCTGTTTGATTAATTTTGTTAATAATATCTTGACGTAATTTGTCAAAGAATTCTTCGTTGTCTTCTAGCAAAGTTCTGAATTCATCAATGTCATACTTTGTTTCGTTATAAGTGATAGTCTTACCATACTTGCGTAAGATTTCAAACTCATTAGATAATACTAAGATTTCACCAATGCGATCAATACCTTCACCATACACCACCTCGAACTGAGCTAGTCTATAAGGAGGAGACATCTTATTCTTTACAGACTTAAGTTTAGTAACATTACCATATTGGAAATCACCATCCTTAGCTGCTGACTTGGTAACTTCTATACGAACATCAGCACCATACTTTAATGCATGACCGCCTTGAGTTGTAGTAGGATTACCAAACATTACACCAATCTTCTCACGATACTGACTAACTACGATAGCACACGTGTTGTTTCTAGCTAGTGCAGTTTTCATCTTAGGATATGTATCGCTATTCAACTTAGCCTTACGACCAATATTAGAATCACCTACATCACCATCTAAGATTTTCTTAGGAATCAATGATGAATCTGAGTCAATGATAACAAGATCAATCTCTCCTGTGTTGATTAACTCTAGAGCAATATTGAAACCTTCCTCACCACAAGATGGCTGAGCTAGTAACATTGCATCTACATCTACCCCTAATGCTTGAAAGTATTTCTTATCTACAGCATGCTCGCCATCGATGTATAATACTTTACCTCCATTCTTTTGACAGTTAGCTACAGCATGTCCACAGATTGTAGACTTACCTGAACCCTCCCATCCCATAAGTTCGTAGAGTTTGCCTTTGACAAAACCTCCTACACCTAACACAACATGATCAAATCCTATAGATCCTGTTGAAATTAAATCGTATTCTCCATACGCTTTTGTGTTTAATGTAAGTACCGTTCCTACACCATACTTCTTGTTTAAGGATTCCAATGCATCCTCTAACTTCGATTTGCCCGAAGGCTCTCCTGTTTGCTTTTTAGCCATGATTTAGTTCTTTTTTGTTATATGTAAATTTACGAAATATTCATTAAAAAAGAAATAGCCTAGACGTAAAACACCTAGGCTATTTGTACTCCTTTCACAATCAAATTAAATTCACTATGGAAAATAATATTTTTGAGTTGTCCCCGCAGTGTGTCTCGGATAGTATGGACATTCTCTACACATGTTGCCACAGCAAGTCCCTCTACTAGAGAGGAACTCACGTGACATCACAACCTTATTCTGTGGCACAAGCTCCTCCTGCACAGGCGGCAACTTGTCCGAATTCAACATTGTCGTTTGCTTCTGTGACATTGGTCAAATCTAATTCTTTAAGTGTAACAATACGTTTATTATATTCTTCTTCTGTAATATCTTCAAACGGTGCTTGTTGATATGTTCCACCCCAATAAGGTAGTACAGATAGACCATTATAAGAATCACGATTCAACCACATCCATTCACCTACAACTTCCCACTCATCATATGTACCAGCTCCTTTGTTAGGAAGAATAGTGTCATATGTTCTATTGCTATCAATAGAGATAGTAGCTGATACGTTGTGAGTGTTATCACCATTAACGTGTCCTGCCTTGATCCACTTGTCAGAGAAATGCTTAACACGCTCAAGCGTATCTATAGCTGTCTCAGTACGTAAGATAGAACCTTCTGGTGCTTTCACTGGAATACGTACACAAACTGTATCATTAGGACGTAACACATCATCTTCACATAACTCTGGATGATTCTCCATCAAATATACAGCAATATCTTCATTTTTGTTGAATCGCATTGTACGTAAATAGAAATCATTGTGCCAAGCATGGATACCAGAAGCTGTACCTAACACAAGACTTGTAGTACCTGAAGGTTTGATACAATTGATACGAGCTGCTTCGTTTGTACCAATCTTAGCAGAGATAAGTCTATTGACATTCTTTGCTACCTCAGCAGCAATCTCCAAGTCATACTTCAATATTTCTCCTGATCCAATACCTGTCATACCAATACCCAATAGAGCATCTTTCTGTGTAGTCTTAGCCCAAATAGGACGTAAGTAATGGAAGTCAAAGAACCCAGCTTGTAGAGTACCAAAGAAAGCAGCTGCTGCTACACGAGCATTCAAATCTTCTTGGTCTACAACATCAGATACATTTACTTCACATAGATTACAGAACTGATAAGGACGTAGAGCAATCTCACAACATGGGTTAGTTCCCCAGTCTAAGTTGTTAGTCCAATACAATCCTGGTTCTCCTGATCCTGATGCTTCTACACGTTTCCATAGAGCTTTGAATTGTTCTTCACTAATCTCTCCACGCTTTAATACAGCAGAGTTATTAGCACGTCCACGTTGCTCATTAGTTTCCCACCAGTTACCATACTTAGATGTAATCATAGACTCATCGTCATGATCAAACAAACAAATCATAGCACTTCTACGGATACCACCAGCTAACACAGAGTTAGCAATGTGACACATGATGTCGTGGCATTCTAAGCTTGTTAATTTCTCTCCATCATGCTTTCTATCAAGGATAGCTTGAACGTGTGCTAGGCATAGCTTTAATGGCTCAGGACCTGGTGCTTTACCACCTGCTGTTACCAATGTAGCACCTTTCTCACGAATAGCACGGAAGTCAAACTTAGGCATCGTTCCTCCAGCTAAATAAGCTTTCATTAACATCTTAACAGCATCAGCCCATCCCATAATAGAATCTTCTATAAGATAGTTGCGAGACTTTGTAGGACGCTTGATCTCTGGTAGTTGATTAACGTGGTGTGTTTGTACTGAATAACCTACACCTGTACCACCTAATAATAGAAACATAGACTCTGAGAAGCTATGAATACTATCGATAGGAAGATAACAACAGTTGTAGATTCTGGCGTTGTTCACCTCAGCTGCTGGACCTGCAAACTGTAGAGCACGCATAGATGGTAAGATCTTTTTCTCACGGATCATCTTTGCTGTTTCTACAATTGCTTGTGTCATCAGTGGGTATTTTGCAATCATCATGTCCTCATAACGATTGACAATTTCATCCCAAGTTTCTCTTCGTTGCTTGCTAGGAATATACTTGGCATACTTACTAAAAGTAGTGATTTTTGATAGAGCTTCTAAGCCTAAGTCCATATGTTTTTTATGTTTAAATTTTAAAAGAAAGGGTTTGCAAATTACCAATGCAAACCCTTATAAACAAACAATTTTTAAAATTCAGATTAACTTTCTTCGTTAGTTTCCTCTAACGAATTTAGTTTCTTTTCTAGCAACTCAATAGCTAGTTTTACACCTTCTAATTCAGCCTCTTTTCTAGTCTCAAATACATTCTTTGACTTAACTGTAGAGTTGTGATCTAGAATACAATATGGCTTACCATCTATCGATGCTACATAGCGTGTAACATTAATATAGATATCTTCATCATCAAAGAAATCTATTAGCTGTCTTGGATTGGTTTCTACCATTGCTATAATGTTATCGAAAGGAAGACCTCTTTCTCTTGCAAAGTCTTTAAAGTTTTTTGGAAACTTATCATCTTCTAATGCATCAAGCATTCTATTCAAATAATAATCGTGGATTAAAGATGCTGCTTTTGGATTAGCATCTAAGATTTCTTTACCTGTCATACTGTTTCTTCTTGTTTTAATTTTTCTAACGTTAATGTTTCATTCTCTGGATGAAAACCATCCCACATTTCCATATCGTCTGTAAATATTACATCTAATCTATCTTCCCAATAGTCTCGAAGATCTTCTGTCTTATTGAATATTCTATACTGGACAGATGTTCTTTCGATGGTAATACCGTGTCTTACAAGCTTAATGGTCTTTGGAAAAAGTTCTTGAAATTTCTTAGAAGTTTTAGAATACGAACCTTCTTTGATCAATGCAAAATCTTTCTTCCATTTCTTATCTAATTGATATACTACTACGACATGTTTATCTGGATAATCATAGTCATCTAGTATATCTTTCCTACTTTGTTGTTGCTCCTCTAGAAATACTCTAAACTTATCTAGGTCAGTAGGTTTGAAAAGGAGATATACAGCATCTTTATACTGTACATCTCGCTCTCCATCAATACTAAAACCATTGATAAACCCTTGTTTCTTTAACTCTTCCTTATCTATTTTCAAGGTTGGCACTATAAAAATGCTAGTGATTGTTTTATCAATGTTCATAACTCTTTACTGTTTAATGTTTACAACTCCTCCTAACTCATAACGACTCTTGGAAATATTCCATGTGTCTGTCTTTTTAGCCCAAATTAAATCTGCTATAATCTGTGCCACACCTGGATATGTTCTACCCTTATGCGTGAATCCCATTACAGCCTCTTCTAGATCTTCTGTGTTTAATGTATAGATGAGTGGGTTCATATAGTTTGTACTATCGCAAACAATAAATTTAGGAGCTAATACTGTATAACCACTTAGTTCAAGATGTTTTACAATATCTAATCCTGCTACCCAATATACATATGCCTGAATGTAAGCTCTTCTATAAAGATAATATTCTTCGTAGAAATTTTCAACAGACCAAGTACATTTCAGATCGTAGATTTGTAAAGTTTTCTCTTGGTGATCTACAATAATCTTATCCATCATGCCTTTACACTCTAAACCCATAAGATTAAATCCTTCTATCTGATACTGATTGTATACATCATAACGAGAGCTCTTGTTTTGATTGACAATATCCTTAGTGACAAAGTTGTTTCTAAGCTCATTAACAATACGCTCAGCGTTGTTCATGTCATTAGCTGTTACAACAGTTAATCCTTTAGCTCTGACAACTCTTATCTCATCATAATATGTCTCAGCCTCAGAACCAATAAACTTGTTCATTACAGCCTCATATTTGATTTTGAATCCTGAATCTGTATAAGCATCTTTAGAAATGTCTTCAAATGTTCTAGCAACTTTACCAAATACATCTGTAGCTTCTAGCGTTCTTTTGTACAGTGCTTCCACAAAATCATTCATCAATCCTGTTGGTGCACCTTCACAAGTAGACATATGAAATCTACTCTCAAACAATTCTGGTTCTAACAACAATGTTTCTACAACTCTGCCCATAACAGCAGCTTTGTTCTCATCATCTTCTACCTTCTCACCAAGAATATACTTCTTGTGATATTTCTTTCTGTCTACAGAAAACTCCTTTAGACTAGAAGAGCTATCCATTTGGACAGCTCTATACTCTTTCTCACTTCTTGTTATCATCTTTCATTTCTTTATAAGCTTCTACAATTGTATCGTGCATTGCTCGCACCTCACGTGGTACTTGTTTGAACCACCATCTTACCTCTATACCATACTCTCTACCTTCTGGATCCTTTCCTCTAGGATCTACAAGCCAGAAACTGTGTTCCTTTCCTTCAAAAGTTACACTTCCTTCATACCAAATCTCTGTAAAAGATTGTGTCTTATTTATCGAGATTCTTGCGACTTCTTTTTCTCCGTCCATTTTCATTTTGGGTTTTAATATCGTGACAGGGTTCACACAACACTTGTAGATTATCCACTTCGCAGAACAATCGTTCTACAAAAGCTGGAAGATCTTGAGCACAAGTTAGTGTACCTGCTGGCACAATGTGGTCTACATTTATTTTCTTCTCTGGAAACCAACCTTTACATTGGTTACACTGATATTCAAACTTCTGTCTCTTCAATGGTCCTTTATACACACGTTTAGCTTTCGCTTTACATTCTGTTATAGGTTTCCACCATCTAGACTTCTGTCTTAAAGCACTCCTAATGAAACTCCAGAACGCTGATTCTGTCATTGTTCCAGAGTTTCTAGTCTTAGGAGTTGTTGCACGCTTAGCCATAATGTGTTATATATGTCACAAATATACAAAGAATTACCACTTTAAGTCTAAATTGTTCTTAACATAATCACCATTTGGGTATTTAAACAATTCTCTAGTTTCCATACCGTTATCACCAACAGACATATCTTCTACAGTGTCTGTCAGTTGTTCATAATCTGCATCACCGTAGTCTTGTTTATCAAACATTTCTTTAGCAATATGCATAGCTTCTTCTTCTGTTTCAGCTCTCACTGTAAAATGCACGCGATACCATATAGTTTTCTTCTCATCTGAGTAGAAATCAAATTCTTTAAACTTTGTCATATCTCTATTTTTTCTAACCAGTCTATTTCAAAACCGTTGTTTTGTTTAATTAGTGTGTTCACTTTACCAAATGTACCCTCTGTATCCCATTCTGCATTCTTGTATGATGCGGAGGCTGGATGACTAACAGGAAACTGCCAATCAAAACCTGTAAGATATTTAGCTGTCTTACCTGCATCTTTACCCAAGAATACAAATGGTATTCCAGAAAACTGAAATACATTCTCAAATAGGTATTTAACAAATGGTTCCCACAACTCTTGGTGAGCACCAGCCTTGTTCAATTCTGTAGTTAGGGCTGCGTTAAACATTAACACGCCTTGATGAGCTAAAAAGCTAACATCGGGGTTCTTGTGTCTATCTAATGCTAATCCCTGATATAGTTCTCTTTCTATACCTCCATAGAATTGATCAAGTGTAGGCTGCATATAACCTGTATAGCTACAACCCATCAATAATCCATCTGCAATAACTTCTCCCTTTCTAGTCATTGTATGATATGGACACATACCTACAATAACTACCTTTACTTCAGGCAGTGGAGTTTCTTTGAAACATCTCCACACGTCATGAGATTGAGGGACAATCATCTTGCCCCTCTTACTCTCTGACTTTAAGAATGCATAAATCTTATCACATTCTTCGCTCTCTATAAATGGTCGAAGTTTCTCATGCCAGCTCTCGTGGAGCTTGTCTTTAAACTTTTCAAAATCCATTATAATTCTGCTGTAAAATTACATTCACCATTTTCTTCTACACACTTCAATAACTTCTGACCAAAACCATAGTCTGCATAGTCTTGTAGTAAACTAATATCTAAGCCTGCTTCCTTTAGCTTCTCGTCATTGTAACTACCGTGCTTATTAAAGAAATCATGAAACTTCTTTAATTCATCTCCAAGCTTTTCTTCAATTGCTTTGAGCTCATCGATGATTTGATCTTTATCCTCCTCACCAATGTAATAGTCAATTGTACCTGGATCTTGTTCTACACAGCCAAAGCGTTCTCCTACTGTAGAGCTTTGCACTGCAAACCAAAACTTACCTTCTATATCTCCTGAATAATATCTTCCCATAATTGTGATTGTTTAAATTAATTTTCTCTTTTGTAAATACTGTTCTATTGGTTCCATACCATGGGCTTTTGCTAAGTCAGCCCAATCCTTGATACCTTCTATTAAATACTTTCTGGGTACATTACAATAGTCAAATCCAAACTTCTTTGTGATTAGTTTAGAATTCTTAACTCCTGGTCCATCTGCATCAAACGATAGCACTTGGAATCTAGAGTTGTCTTTTAGATACTGAACATTCTCATCAGAGAAACATCCTATACCCTCATTCTGAACTGCACAACTACATGGAAACAACTTCTTCATCACCATGTAATCCTTCTTTGACTTGTTAATGAATGCTACCTTACAGTCTTTGATGTTTTCTAGTCCATCCATAGCAGTGATAGGTACGTTATTTGGTACCCACTTAAACTGTTTATCTGCATATGGTTTATAGATCTTCCATCTATCACCGTATAGATAGCCAAACACCATCTCTTTCTCTCGCAGAATTACTTGTTCTCTATTAAGATATACTTTCTTAACAGCATAAACATTATTGGCTCTCAAATCATCTATATCCTGATGATACTGATTCCAATATTCTAACTCTGCGTTTGTAAAGTTCCTGGTTACTACCTGTATCTTGGCATATTTCTTTTCTACAATAATCTCTGGAGCTTTGTATTCAGAAATAATACGTTGATACTCTCCTACATTTGTCTTGTGTACAATACCAAGACCGAAATCTCTGTCAATGAGTCTCATTGCTTCTGACAAAGGAATATTATACAATAGCTGTACAAACTTAAAGCAATCACCTTTCTTCGTAGAATCTGCGAAATCTATGAAAAGAATTGTACTATCTCTGTTACCTATAACAAATGATGGTCTCTTATCTTGTCTGAACGGTGAATGTGTTGTAACATTCAAACTCCATTTAGTATTAGGCATATAATACCTGAATATGTCATATGGTGTTATCTTACTAAGTATAGCCTCCTTTGATAAACTGACTCTTTTTTCTCCTTTTATCATAACTTTGTTTGGTTTAAGAAAAAGAGAGCCCAAACTAAAATAGAATGGGCTCTGCTGTCAGTGTATAAACGCTTGATTTAAAAATCATCTCCATCATCTGAAATAACTTTATCAGATGCTACGAAGTTATCAGCTGCATTGTATTCTTTTAATTCATTGAATGTATAGAATTCTTTGCAACCATACTCTCCTGCAATCTTAAGAATGAATCTGTCATACATCTTCAATTCTTTAGATGGTTTTCTAGTAATGCGATCAATGTACATCTTATCTACATTAATCTGTCTGATTTGACGTAATCCATAACCTGGCATGAATGCCTTGTTAAATACAGATTGATATTCTTTAACACCATCTGCTGTCTCAACAGTCTTAACTGTAGCCATTGCTACAACTGTTTCTTTAGTGCATTCATCAATCTGATCACGCAATTCAGAAACATTTCCCTTCATCAAGTCTTTCCACTCTAATAATATTTGAGCTTCAGAGTCTTCATAGAAGTTGATGTTAGTCCATGTTGCCAAGAAAGAACATAATTCAGCTTCGCCTTCTCTACACACGTGATATTCACGTTTTGTGAACCAAGTTGGTAAATAATCTTCACTGTCTGCATAAGTTGTAGAACATTGGTCTGTGATAAATTGTGTCTTGCCAGACTTACTGATAACAGGTTTGTCTTTTAGATAGAACGCTACCTTGAACTTGTCAGAAGTCTTGATGTCTTGTAACCACACATCAACACGTAGAGTTTTAACTCCCTCATCTGTTACTCCTAGATAGACAGTAGCCTTACTATCTTCTTTCAATTGCATACCCAACACATCATTGTACCACTCTGCATCAGGGTTGATTGCAATAACCTTTGCTTCGAATAAACCTACCTTCTTAGCAAACTCTTTTGTCTCTAGAGACTCTCTTTTTGAACCTGTAATAGCCATACTTTGTTTTTGTTTATTTGTTTATAATTTATTTGTAATACTCATCAATAATATCTGCAACTTGTTGCAAATTGTTAGGAATCAAGATTTCAGGAAACATTCCATCAGGACTCTTTGCTGGATACTTTCTATAGCGATTAGTTACAAAGCTATAAGTAACGGTACCATCTTTTGATTCTTCAATGTTTGTATATAAACAGATTGTAAGCAATCCCTCTAATACAATTTGATTGTCAATCAACTTACCAGCAGTTTTGATTTTGTATCCTACAATCTCACCAGCGTCTTCAACAGTTTCTGGATGTGTAAAGTAGAACACTTTCAAATCGTCACGCAAGTTACGAGCTTCACGGAATAAATCTACCATGTCTCTCGCCATAATTGTAAACTTTTCGTAACCTTTTTCTGTAGCACGTGCAACCATATTGAAACCCATGATGTAGTTTGAATCCTCAATCACGATATTCTTAATGTGTGGTGCCTTGTCTGATATAGCACGTAATCTACGTGAGATATCAACTGCGTCATCTAATTCTGCATAGTTCTTATTCTCTGTGTTGTACAGTTTTTCAGAACCTTTGAAAGGTAGTTCTTTCTTTGCTACATTGATGATGTACGTTTCCTTTGGATCTAGGTGCTTGATGGATGTGGATTTTCCCGTTCCTGTAGGCCCTACAACCCCGATTAACTTTGAGCTCATATTTAGTTATTTTGTTGTTATTTAATACATCTAATTTACGTAATTAATTTCAATAATTAAAATTCTTAAACGTAATTTTTTCTCTCGGAATGTCCTGTAACGCTTTGAAAAGCCACTTTTTTTGGAACTCTTCTTCTGTGCAAAGGATGTATATTTGAGAGACTTTGGATGCTTCTTGAAGTAAAGTACGACCTAACTTCTGGAATAAATTTTCTGAATTAGAGTTAATATTTGTGATTATAACTGTGTCTAAATTTTTGAAAGTTACTCCTTGTGAAGCAAGTTGTACTAAACCGAGCTGATTAATCTCACCATCTTGAAACTTCTTAAGATTGTCTTCCTTGATATTCTTGGAATGATGTGTAGGAATTCCCAGCCCATCTACAAAATCTGTATCTGCTCCATATAATAGATAACGCTTATCTTTTAAATGATGCATTAGGATTTGTGTATTTCTTTTAAGAGATGGTAGTTTATTAATAAATCGCATCCTGTTTAATGCAGGGAACTTCATATCTCTACCACTAGCTTTAGCAGTGTCTAGCACTTTGGTCAAATAAGCAAGCTCTTTCACCTCTGTGGTCATCCACTGTTTAGTCTTTGTTTTCTTGAGATACTGATTGTGTGCATCTACATTAAATGTAACTACATTTACTTCATAGTTAGCTACGATGTTATCTTCGATAGCTGCTTCTGTATTGTATTCATGACTGATTCTCAATCTACAATACTCCCATAGCTCATACTTTGTCTTATCTGAGTATGTACCAGACAAGCCCAAGAATCTTCTATTGCTATGTAACAGGTTATCTAGATTAAACAACGCATTCTCTGATGCCTTGTGTATCTCGTCACCAACTATAAAATCATACACTTCATCACTCTGTTTAATTAGTGATATGTATGTAGAATAGACAACCTCTTCAGGTCTCCATCCCATTTTCTCAAACTCATCCTCCCAAGCTTTTTTAATATTTACTTCAGGATAAAGAATGAGAACACGCTTTGACTTCAAAGCTTGCATAATCATAATGCCAAGTCTGGTTTTACCAAACCTAACACTAATATTAAAGCAAGTTTTGGGATTACCAGCTAGATATGCTTCTGTAGCTTCTAGCTGTAGTTGATCTCTAATATCTCCCATGTTGTAAGAAAAATGTTTTATTTACTACAGATTCATAATCAGACTCAGTCATATCTTTTTTCCTTGGTAGCTCTTTGAACATACCAATTTGACCAAGAAAGCCTAAGCCTATTCGTACATCATCTTCACCATAACTATTCTTAATTAGTCGTAGTGATCTGAAATACTTTGCACCATATTCATCCTTTAGTCTATCTAGTTGATATCCACTTGGATCTTCAACCTTATAACGCATAGGATCAAATAATGCTAACACTACATCAGCGTCATCTTGTGTAGAACTTGACTCTTTGAAATCCTCCAATTGTGGTTCAACATCACCATTCTTAATACGCATTGGATTAGCAATGTCACGATTGAACTGACTAACTACCACTGGTGAATAACCATAGAAGTCACGGGCATAACGCAATTCATCAGACATCTTATCTATAGATTGTTTCTTTGTAGGATGATCCTTTGTTAGTTTTAACAAACCAATATGGTCAATCACTACAAGAGTTATTTCACTAGGATCATTAGGAACATATTTCTTATTCCATTTATCCATCTGAATAACTTCACCACGTTCTAAAGCATAGTCTTTGAGTTCTTTTGCTATACCTACAGGATTCTCTGGTCCATCGATGATAGTAATTTTTTCTTTCATCAACTCACCATACTCTTCATACTGTAAGAACAAATCATGTTCATCATGAGTCATCTTATCAGTCCAACCTAGCATCTTGCTTACAGGAATGATCACACCGTGATCTAGGAATATTTTCCTACTAATCCATTTAGCATACTTGTAGGTTCTACTACGCTCCATTGATCTATAGATGATCTTTAGATTAATCCCAGAGGTTTGTCCCTCTGGGCTAATAGACCAATCAAATGGATTTAGTACATACGCATCATCGATGAATGAAGTTTTACCAGAACCAGTTAGTCCACCTACAAGAGTATACATAGACTTCCTGATACCAATGTATCTGTTCAATCTATCGAACCCCATAGGAATACCACCGTTCTTACCACTCAAGCCATCTTCAACTGCTACTTTTAAATCTTGAAAACTCATGATCTCATCCTTTCTAATTGATCCATAACATCGCAATAGAAACTTTCTTCTGTACGATCTATGTTTCCATAATTAATAATCTTATCCACAGCAAATAACACCATGTCTATGGATGTTCTTTTATCATAGCCATACTGTTCAGCATACCATAATAATTCATCAGCTCTTCTTTGTGCTTCCATTATATATCCGTTCCTCCTACGGGTTTAGTTGATTGTTTAACTTCTACTCCAGCTCTAATCAATTCAATGAATGGTTCATAACTTCTTTGATTAAGATATGTTAGAGAGTTCTGCATAAACGATAGTTTATTTCTTCCCTCTTTAACAGATGCTTCTTTCTTCAATAGAACATCATGTTTCATTGCATCTATCAATTCTTGTGCTGTATACTCTTTCTCTGATAAGATGACATTAAATTTAACTCTACAGTCTTCCTTACCAGAACGTAGGGAGCGGCTTCCCTGAAACTTTCTTCCTGCATGCTCGAAGGAATCAGTTCCAGGATAAGCTTCCCACCAGTCATCAAACTCTTGTGCAGAAATCTTAGGCTTCACGAACTTCTGTCGAGTTTTAGCTTTCAGATATTCTAGCAGCTTGGTTCCTGTTTCTGTTATTCTATACTCTGCTGTAATCAATCCCTTTCTATGAATGGATTGACATAAGATTTGTAATTTAGGATTGTCTTCAGATATTAATTTGACATCATACTGTTCGTGTATCATCATCAGCAGGAATACCATGTCCATCGTATATCCCTTTGAAATCATATCTTCGAACTGTTCTACGCTTATGTCTATCTTCATCTTTAAATACTTTATCTTTATCTACAACTTCTATTTTTGGGAGGTGCTCATCTAGCATCTCATCAGCCAACAAATATACGAAATCTTTGGCTGCTGCGTGTTCAAAATCTTCTTCTAAGTACATTATTTTAGTAATAAAGTTAAGTTATGAAAATCTGTCCATATGTGGTCTATGCCTTGATTTATACAGTAATTGTATAAACGTTCATCTGACCATTTAGATACATCTACATCAAAGTTTGTGAAGATTAACTCTTCTAAACTATTGCGTTCTTCTATCAAGGAATACATTAATATATTCTCTATTGACTGTTTGATTTGTGCATTCATGTTACATTGAATTTGTGTTTAAACCTGTGAATATTCTAGCTGGACGCTTGAACTTAAGATCTTTCTTAAGCTTCTGTTTATCAGCTTCTTTCTTCTTTTTCATTTGATAATACTCCTTCACTTGTTCTTGGGTGATGTATCCTTTTTCCAAAGCATTTTGAATAGCTTGATCACCTGTTTGCATGTTTCTACTTGCTTGCTTCTTTCTTCTTGCTCTCCTTCTTTCTAGGGAGTGTTTTGTGAACTGTGCCATCTGTTTGATATTCTTTAAATTTAACATCTAATGTTCTTCCTGTGTTATCCCAGAAATCTTTACAATAAAACTTACCCTCTTCACGAGATGATTCCGATAAGATGGTTTGTCTAAACGGATTCCATGGTGCTGTGTGTCTATAACAGCTAAACTTCATAGGACATTGCATGTCCATACACATTGCGATATCTGCCAAGGTATTATTTAATTAATGTGTAAATTACTTCTACAAGTGCTATGAATAGTCCGAATCCTCCAAGTACAGCTAATGAAATTAGTGCAAAATCATTTTCGTCAAAGAAGTTATAGTATTTATCTCTTTTAAACAGTTGTCTAATAGATGTAAATAGAATCCATAGTATTGGTAATGCAACCAATGCTAATCCTACAGCTAATGCTTGTGCGTTCTCATCAGCACTGGGTTGATGGTGGTGATGATAATTGTTTGCAGAATTTGCTGCTGCCATTGTTGCAATTGCTATTGCGGTTGATGCTCCCATAATTGTGTTTGTGTTAAAATGTGAATAAATAAAGAACTTTTATCAAGTTCTTGGTAAAATGCAATTCTTATTAGCATAATACAATTATTTGACATATCTTTGTTGAAATAATATACACTATGATACATCTATTAATTGCTGTTATGCTAATTTGCTCTTCATTAGGAGCTACACTCTCTAAGTTCTCAAAGTCTACAATCATTCGTTCTGAACGAAAACACATGAAGCCTTTGGTACTTGATAAGGAAGTGTAAAAGAAAAGCCCCAGATCTCTCTGAGGCTTTTTTTATACCCTTTTAGGTATAAAAGTTTCACTATAGTGCAACTTTATACCCTTTTGGGTATTATTTACGTTTGAGTATATTAACAGGTTCTTTTCCTTGTTTGAGGAGTTGCATGTCTGCTGCTAGTGCAGCTTCACGCTCTGTTTTATATCTCTTTGCAGCTACACCAGTCATGTGTAATCTAAACCTTTCTTTACCATCTTTAAGCTCTTTGACTACATACATGTATTCACTAGGAACTGTTTTTGTTGAAGTTACTGCCATGATTTAAAAAAGTTTTTGATTTTTTCCCACAACGTAGGTTCTTTTACTGTCCAAAACAAATCTGGTGGGGGAGGAACTGTATTAAATGTTGTATCCTCCATTTCTACTGGTTTTACAGGATCATAAACTCTTAATCCTAAAGTCAACTCAAAGAAATCCATAATAGAACGTGCTTTAGTTGAATTAATCTTGAATGTCTTCTTGATTAATAACAAAGCTTTCTTACGCCATTGTTCATTCTGTTCTGTAGTTAATGTATAGACACGCCAAAACTCTGGTGTATTCATAGCATCTTCATACGTGAGACCAATCATCTCCATTTGCATAGAGACCAACTTCCTGTTGATCTCTTCGCGTTGTTTTTCTGTTCCTGCCATTAAAATAATGATAATTGATTTGGATCTACGAAGATAGGCTTTCTACCTCCGAGCAGAATCTTATCCACCATCTTCTGTGCACGTTCTATATAATACTCTCTATTGATATTATCCATAGGATGATCTTTAGATAGTTTATTACATACGGTCATTACCCATTCACCTGCCTCCACTTGTGAGACTGGTGGTGCACCAGATGTAGAATCTGCATTTTTTACTTTTAGAAGCTTTTCTCCAGTTCTAGAAACGTAAAACCTAATAAGTTTGTTATAGATTGTCGTTCCCTTTTCAGATTTTCCCTCAAAATGGAAATCTCGATTAGCTCTTTGACGCATACAAAAATCATACACATGTCTATGACTGTTAATAGTATCAGCGACACTCGTACCGTTGATGAAGAATTGTTCAAGAGCAAGAGGCACGATACGAGCAGACTTATTCTTATGCAACTCGAAATCAGTAAGAAAATCTCCTTTCTTCTTGATTCCTCCATCAGTTTTAATCGCCAAATAGTCATTGACAGTTGAGAAGATAATTTTTGCGTAGTCGGTTCGTTCAAGTTCATATTTTGTTAGTTGTGACCACCAAGCATTAATCTCATGCATTTTTGGTATGTCGGTTTTCTTAATTCTAATTGTTACACCATCTGTATTAGCAGATATAGCATGTATGCCAGCTAACTCATATGCTTCTATAAGCATCATCAAAGACAATTCACCAGTGATAGTAGTGAACATAGTTAGTTGTCTGTCATAGATCCAGCTCTGCATATCAGAACTTTTACCATAGACAGAGTTTACAGCTAACTTCAGTGCTCCTACAATACCAGCTATCTTTCTATCCTTCTTCGCTTGCGGTTTGAGTTCCAAACGCTTATTAAACATCTGTTTATAACCTTCAAGAAACTCCTTACCAAGATGAGCGGGATACTTACCATTATTGATAATGATAGCAGGATAGTAACTAGAAACATCCCAGTCAATAATCTCATATTCTTCATTTGCTTCAAATATTTCTGGTTTGTTTTCTGTGTGCAAACCACCTTTCATAAACGAGTAAGTATTACCATAGAAATCTATATGCTCTTTAAAATCATCTTGCAGCCCAAGCGTAGTTCCTTTCATTTTCTTTAGGAATGTCTGTAGCTGTGTAGTTTTAAATGTAACATATGGAGCAATACAGTTCTTCACCTTGATTTCTTTTCTGAAGAAACCTTTCTTGGGTAAGTCTGTGTATTGTATTTTCTTCTCCTGGCAATAGTATTTCTTAATCATCTCATCACCAATCTTACTATCAGAATAGTTAAGACAAGGAATACCAAACTCTTCTTGTATATCCTGTCTCAATTGTAGCTGATCGTTTCCTTTGTATAATGGATGATCACATTGACCTGTAGTTATCTTATAGAATTCATAAGTAGCAAACACGTCATTCTTGCAATAGTCACGAGTGATCTCGATTTCTTCCTGAGTCATATTCACCTTACTATGGTGAATAGGCATCTCTTCGATGTTCTCAAGATCCATCTCAAACTCTAGTCTCTTCAAGGAAACCATACGATTCTTATTATCGTAGTGATTCACCTTGAAAAGATCTATTTGTTTGAATGACAAATCTTGTTCTCTGTATTCAGGAAACACCTCAAAGTTTGCATCATGGATAACATCTTGTGCTTTCTGGGCAATCATAGCTGCAATCTCTAGATTGTCCTTGTGGTGCCAGTTATCGTAGTTACGAAGAATCCATTCTACAACTTGTGAGTCAAATCGTAAGTTATTGTAGCCAACAAAATAGAAATCTTTGTGATCATCAATGAACTTAACCATTGCATCAAGATTATTATGCCATTTGCTAACCATAAACTCGTGACATTCCTTTGTTTCAGGTTCGCAGACATTCATCAGGAAGAACTCCTGCATCGTTTCAATGTCGTATATGAGTACCTGCATCTTCTTGTATTAGATATACTAAATCTTTCATTCTTGTAGAGAAATAGATGGGCTTTCCATCTTTATTTTCTCTTTCACCATTCCAATAATCTGTCCACCTATCCCTATGGATGGCATACCACAAATCATCGTAATGATTATAATGGAATACAAAGTTATAAATTTCCATCCTCTTGTTCTTTATATTTTTTAAAAATGTATTGTGTAGCTTCTAACCAACCTTCGTCATAACTTTCTCTTTGGGCTTGATATTTTTGCTTTTTCTCCATTTCTTGTGCTTGTTCAATTAAATCTACTGGTAATAAACAGAAATGGTCTTCTACTTTGTCTATTAGCCACTCTACTGCAGTTTGTTTACTTTCCATTGTCTTGTTGTTTAGCTATTTCTATAAGTTTATCTATACAAGCATTCTCTGCTTCTTCGTAGATATAATATTCCTTAAAGTCCATATCTGTTGAATAAGAAATATAGAATGGAGACTGACAATCTTTTTCACTTATTAAGAACCCCCAATGATTCCAATCATCTATTGGCCTAACTTCTCCTAATATTCTTCTATCCCTAAACCATCTAAATACTTGTTGTTTAAGTGGAGCACGAACGTGTTTCATTATGTCACATATTTCTTTTGTATGCGAATCATAATGCTCATAAGTTCCCCAATCAAACCCTAATTCCTTTAAGGCTAATGCTTGCTCGTATGTTACAAATTCATTTTCCATTGTATTTTAAGTTTGGTAAATATTGTGGATTAAATACTCCAGTATGTGGTTGATGATTAATAGAATAAGACTTCGTAAGCTTCTCTACGCTTATTGGTTTTGGTGGCTCTTGTGCTTCACAAGATGCGCAAAGTAGTGCTACTACAATTAGTTTATTTAACATCATTTTGTTGTTTATCTTCACCAAATAAATCTTCACCCTTATAATCAGGATGATTCTCATGCATGTAGGCTATACCTACAACCCATCTCCAGGCTATAAGCCCAGAGATGAGTAGAACAATTGCTATTACTATTGCCATTCGTTTTGAAAGTTTAGATTACCAGCATTAATCACATAGTCATAAGCTTGTCTGTTCTTATCACGTAAGAACCATAAGCCTATTTTATATTGTTGTACACGTCTGTTTGCTACTTCCAATTTTCTAGACAACGAATCATTAGCCAAAACTAAACTATCACATTTAGACATAACAGGTGCTTCAGTTTCTTTTTGAGTTTTGTTATTTGACAAACCCCAAGCTAAACCAATTATCATTCCACTTAATATCAGTGGAGAATATCTTAACATTGCCATGATTCTAATGCTGTTTTAGGTGTGCTAGTTTTAATAGAGCGTAAGCCCCATTTCTCCATATATCGTTGTTTATCACGAATATACTCTTTTTTCAGCTCATTATCAATATGTTGAAAGGCTGATTGTACGGTTACTGTCTTATTTTCTTTCATGATTTCTAATATAGATTTTAACTCTGTGCCAAAATAAAAAACCAGCAGGATCATGATCTTCATCATGTTGATCCTGTGCAAGTTGAGCTGCATCATAGGCAAGCTCAAAGAAGGTATTCATTAGCTCCTCAGCTTTTTCTACTTCTGACATAATTCTTTTGATTTAACTGATGGTTTTTTGTACTCTGCTTTTGTTGTACTATAGAATCCAAGAGATGTTCGTCTAGCTATTAATGGCTTATGACATTTAGAACATACAGTTCTGCGAACATTTCTTTTCTTCAATAGAAACTGAAAGTCTTGTTTTTCCATCGGATGTTGACAATATGCACACTCCATTCTGTGCTCACGGATCATGTTATTCTTACCCACTCCTACCTTTACAATTCTATTGAAACTAATCAATCCTTCTTTGGTTTGTTTAACGCGATTGTATTTGTTACAACTGTCACAATAATAACTCATGGATGTTTTTCCATGAGCATCATATTGTTCTATAATAGGTTGTGGATCATGATGATGTCCGCAGTGCACACAATTTGTGAGATGTTCTTTAATTCGATTTCTTCTCATTTTCTTACAATTTTAGTGACCTCTTTGTAACCATCCCAATCTGTTTCTTGTACAACAATAGCAAATGGTTGATAAGGTTGATACGGTTCAACTTTAACTTCTTCTGTTACTGTAAACTTCAAATAAGCCCAGAAAATCATAAATAAAATCATTATGATTATAGTAACTTCTACAATGTGTTTTTTCATTTGATTCTAATATAATGTTTCTTGCGTGCTGCTCTACGAATGCGAGCTTCTTGGCGTAATTGTTCTACATAATTCCTTGCTGGTTGTTCTGTCTCAAAAGAAAACCAATGTTTTCTCCATGTAAGACCAGTTCTTTCCATAGGGGTGTAGTAATTATTACGCACCTCAATTTTATAAGCACTACAGGACATCAGTCCCATAGTGCTTAAGATTAGAATAACCTTCTTCATTAATCTAGAATTTTGGAAATTAAGCTTTGCTCTAACGTATCCTCAATGTTCTTACGAGCACGAGAATATGCCACATCTAACTCAACCTTTGTGAATAAGAATTCATGCACCCCTGCATCATTCTTTAACAATACAGCTTCATATGTATCAGCTGCACCTTTCTTTTTGTTTTGGTTGATAACTTCAACCACTCTTCCTACGCGTGTTTTAATAGACATAATTGTAATTATTTTAGTTTATAAAAGAAATCTGATAAACGTCCCTCTTGCTGTGTAGCAAACTTAAAATCATCTTTAACTTTCTTGATGTTATTCATGAAACGCTCATGATTGTAATCTGGGCAGCTTCTAACAAAACTCAAGAACTCACGACAAACATATTTGTTTTGTACACGATTCTGACGAGGAATAACTTTTAATAAATCAGTTATATAATCAAGAATCTTAACATTACCTTCTTCATTAATGATTTGGAACTCACCTTTTTTAATGGTTCTGATTGTATTACTACCATCTGTTCCATTATTCATTAGAATGCTAGCTGTTAATGCTTTCTCAATATCATAACGATTCAAGTACTCATTCAGCTTTACATAATCTGTTTTCAAACAGCTCCATGCAGTGATATAATCCTGTGTACACCAGCTCTTTGATGATGCATTCAACAATGCAATCTTTTCTACAAGATCAGCCTTGTCCTTGATTTCTACCGTTACATATGGGATATCTAAACCATTACGCATCAATGCATGGTACAAGTGTTGTCCATCAATTACATACATTTCTTTTTTACCTGTAATGAATGCAAATTCTGCTACAACTAATGTACGCTGTACACCAATAGCATCTATAGACTGTGCTAATTTGGTGACTTGTGCTGGATCAATTGGTCTATTGATACCTGCTAAGAAACTAACTGGTTTCTTACCTAACCACTGCTTGAAATTCTCTTTTGTAAATCCTGTAACTAATGTTGACTTTTTCATGACTTTGTTGTTTTTTAAAACTTTGTTGTTAATAATTAAACTTTGTTGTGTACTATAGGTCATCTAGACCATCTTGTAATGTGGCATCCCAATCAGAGAAATCTTCCTCTTCCTCTTCATCCCATACATTATCCATTGATGTGACTACTACAAGATTATCCTCCAATACTGGTTGGTCTGTTTCATCATCAAAGTATAATGCAATGTATCCATCATCATTCATACTGATGTAGTTCATGTCATCTATTGTAAAATCATATAGCTGACCGTCTTGCTCATAGTATGCAAGTTGATTAGGAAATGCCACAAGTTGTGGAGGCATATCAGGATTGGAATCTATAGCTCTAACTAAATAGGGCTTGACTGGATAACCATTCTCTTCGATATATTTCTCAATATTTCGTGGGAGCTTCTCAAGCTCATGAACATGCAAGTAGGAGTGCTCATTAACTGTAACACTCACAGCAAACAACATACCAACATGTAATTCATCTGGTACGTATGAGTTGTAGATTAACTTAACTGGTTGATAGCTCATTATTCTTCTTCCTGCTCTTTGATTTTATTAATCAAGTACTCTTTATTCTCTTTCAAGAACTTCTTCAAATCTTTACGTACACCTTCCATCATGTGCATTTTCACATGCTGTAGCTCAGATTCTAAAGTAACATTCATGTTATAGCGTACATAAGACACAATAATCCACATGGTAGATATAATATATCCAATAGGATCTTCTCGTGTAAGTGCACCATAAATCATCAAGCCAGCCATAGCAATGTGTGCCATGTGTGTAATAAACGATCTTCCTGATCTTTCAATAACAATTCTCATTTTGTAGAATTTAAAGTGTGAAAAAATAAAAGAGCTCAAAAACAAAGTCTAAGAGCTCTAAATTAACCATTTTTGAACCTTATTTCGTTAGTTTTATCTTATTAAAGATAGAACCTACATTCTCTACAGGACCTACAGCATTAAGACCAATCACAGAATCATATCCAAAGTTATTATTACTTTGAATATCTGATTCATTCATTGGACAACCTAATCCGCTGTCTGTATCTATATCACAATTACTCCATGCTGTAAAGATGTTATCTCTATAACTACCAACACAAAACACTGGAGCAAATAATGTCCAGGAGAATCGTTGTTGGGCTGATTTAACTTTTACAGATAGTTGACTGTGAGTATAGCCTTTGTGAGTTCTTGTAGAAAACGCACAATAATAAACTTCAGTGGTGATACCAGCTTGTTCCAACGCATAAATGGTTGGAATAGCTGTTTGTGCCACTCTTGCAAACGCTGCTGCATTAACACTTGCACTCCCACAAATGTTAATTGCAATCTTCACTGTTGGTTTTCTTGCAGCTTTGAGACTAACAAAGTATTTATCCTCACCAGCTATAGCTCGTGGGACAGAGAGTCTAGATCCTACATCCTGAAACTTGGGCTTTCTACGATATGTCATAGCGTTAGCCATCAATTTCTTATAGCTCTTATCAGCCATAGTTTTCTTGACAGCATCTGCACACATTGTTTTACCCTTTGTAGGATCGAATCTAGTCTTCTCAAAAGTATCCTTGCTCTTCTCTTCTGCATATCTCCAACTTTTATCATCTCCTCTAGCGATTTCTCTAATGTGACGCTGATTACTACTAGGTAAATGGCTTACACCTTTTTCCTGTAGTAATTTCGCATCACTATGTTGAAAGAAATCATCAACAGAATCAAAATACATGTGAAGAATCTTGGTATTCTCTTTGACTATACGCATTATGCTACAGCTGTTATAAGGTCCTTACGCAATGCTTCATCCCAATGTTCTGAAATCATTGTTAGAATGTCTTGTTGTGTAAAGCCATTCTCCAACAATACAGAAGCATCATAGATAGAACGAGTTGAGAAGTTCTCACCATCTACCTTCTTCTTCACATAATTACGAATCTTCTTGAAGAATGGATAATGCTTACCAGCAATACTCTTCTCAAGCTTCTCATCATAATCAATGAAGATACGACACATCTTGAAACGATCTAGGAATGCAGCATCCTGCATCTCACGACCTTGATATTCTACAGAACCAGAACCCCAGGTATTACCAGCTAGAATACAATAGAAATCTTTGTGCTTCTTAGCTATAGTTTTACCCTTACGATTTGGTACAGCAATCATACCAGTTCTATCGAATGCAGCATTTAATACTACAGCAATAGAAGGAGACATAGAATCATACTCGTCAATCAAGAATACACCACCGTTCTCATAGAAATCCAAGAATGAGGATTCTACATAACCATCAATGTTAGCAAAACCTACTAACTCTGACTTAGATGCTTCTAGATTACAAGAGAATGCACCATAGCGTAGTCCCATAACTTCAGCTGCTTGCTTAGCCATAGTTGATTTACCTGATCCTGACGGACCTACAATCATAGCTTGCTTAAACAACTGTAGAAATGTTACCATCTTTGGTAATTCTGCATGCTTGTCCTCAAGAGAGAATTCATATTTCTTCTCTTGTCCTAGCTCAATAACAACTTGCTTAGAAGTCAAATAGTCTTCTACAACACGCTGTTTGAACTCTACAAACTCACAAGAGATAGTTTTCTCAAACTTTTGATACAATTCTGTCTCAATCATTTGTTTCTTCTTCTCTACGAGAGCTGCAACATCCTCACGATGCTTCTCAAACTTTTTCTCAGACTCTCTGAAATGTGTTTCTGTAGCTTGTTTCAAAGCTGTTCCTACAATTTCAGGAGGAAGAGTTAGTTGAAAACCACCTTGTGGTGTGTAATCAAATTGTTGGGCTTGTGGCTCCATAGGTTGTTCTTTTGGTTGTTGTGTGAAAAATCTTTCTAAATAAGCGAGTGGGTACTCTTTCTTCTGTGAACTACGAGAAACAAACCAATATCCTTTATGATTCCAGCAAATAGCTTTTGCACGGTCTTTCAAGGATTGGTCTCCTTCTGGAGTTCTAGTCTTGCGTAAATATTCCATAAGTGGAATAGATATCATCTTACATTGTCCCTCTTCAGGAAACTCTCCTTTGAATTCCCAATCTTCGTCTTGTGATGATTGTGGTACAGGAGCTTTATGAAGAATAACAGAATCATCAGCATACCAATGGTCTTCTAAAACTTGATAGAACCATTTACCTGTGTCTTTTGAGAAAACAATATCTAACACTTTGTAAACCTGACCACCATCTGCATTCCAACCATTATGATATGTAAAACCTTCTCGGTCAGGTCTAACATTACAAAATGATGTATGTGTACGCTGTGTTTGAGATATAATCTGAATCATATCACCTACCTTGATATCAGTTTTTGGTAATTGTACATTAGCCCAATTACCATCCTCATATACATGAACATCATTGGTTTCACCATTACTAAGAGTATATTGAATGAAAATGTCACGAAATGTGTAATGTGGATAAAGAGGCTTGAAATCAGTGATTATTGTACCTCCTAATGATGTGAATGAACAACCTGCAGGATAACGCTCCATTGCTTCTTGCAATAGTTCATCAGATGGATTGATAAACTCTATATCATAATTATCATCTAGACCAATACGAGCTATATCTTCAGAGCCATCATCATATTTGATAACTACACCAGAACCTAGTTCTGATTTGCGTACTGTAGTAGCAATTTCACCATCTCTACAATATGCACTTATGCATTTTACCTTGATTCCAGGTATATAATATTTAACTTTTTCCATTTCTTTGTTATTAATTAACTTAATTATTAAACTATAACGTGCTTAATTAGAGAATGAGAGCAACATTTAGGTTTATGCTGCTCTCTTATCCTCATTTTTACACACACAAATTAATCTTCCTTCATTCCCTTGACATTTTCTATAATGTCTTCTATAAGTTCAGGAATGTATGCGTCACCATCTTCCTCATCTAGCATAGCTTTAAACAATGAATAATCATAGTTAGAAGCATCTATTTGACGAATAAGCTTTCTCATAGGCTTAAATGGTCTGGTTTTGCTACCAAGCATGTCCTCAAGCTTCTCTTGCAATTGCTCATCAGAGAATTTATCTCCAAAGTGTTCTTTTGCACCTTCAATTAAAGCTGTGTGTAATGCACTATCTTTGTCTGAAATTCGTGAGAATGCCTCATAACCTGCTAATGCAGATAATGTAGCATTGTGTTTGTTCACAAATGCATAAGCCAAGTAAAATGCTTCTTGGTCATTGGTTGCATATTTCATACAACGAGACAAGACACCAGTTTTAGTCTTGATTTCACGCGGTGCATCTTCACGAACTCCCTCGTAATGCACATCTAAAATTCTATCTGCTACGATAGTTTCGAACATAATAACAGAATCTAATCTATTACCTTGTTGTTCTGTCAAATTGAATGAATCGTGAATCTTCACGCCTTCATGATTGAATGTAATCTCCATTTTGTGTGTTATTTAAAAAATTAATACTCTGTTTTAACTAGTTCTCGTACTTCATCTATAGAATAAAAGTCAACACTATCTGTAACATCTTCCAGTTTCAGCTTTGTGCTCTTACATTCTCCTGTATTACGATCTAACCCTAAAATCAAACCTTTCCCATGTATAGGCATAGTGTCTTTGTATGTAAAGAACATACTATCTCTTGTAAGATAGAATAATCCTTCTTCATTCACCCAAAGGTCATTACCTCCAGGTAACGCTACGCATTCTACAGCTGAACAGTCCAATAGCTCATACATTTGTTCCAGTGTACTAGCCTCTTCAACAAGTGTAACCTCCCTTACATCTTTGTTGTACGCATCAATTAATATAGCTCTCATTTGTCTAATAAGCTATGAATTCTCATACCTGTTACTACTCCCAGTAAAAAGCATGTTAGTTGTAATAGAAATTCTTGCATTTTTATTTTTTAAAAAGTGAAACAAACAAAAATGAGGAGAAATATAATCTCTCCCCATTACTCCTAACCTAAACCTCATAATAAACATTAATCTTATTGCACTTATCGTGCAATGCCTTAACTACTTCTGTCAAAGCTTCAAAGTCATCATCTTTGCATTCAGGAAATCCACCATATTCTGCGTCATATCCATAAATATCATCACAGAATCTCATCTTATCTTCAGAATCCATACCTAACGCTTGAAATATTTCATGATTAGCACCAGTTTCATCTGCATTTTCTAAATGATTATGAAGCACTTTATATCTGAATGATTGATCTCTGACCTTGAACTTAACTATATCACCACGCTTAAGTAAATAAGGAGCATGACCTACGATTTCAGCCCATTTACCTTTATAGAATATACAACCTTTACCAACCTCACCATAAATAACTCTTGGTTCTGGTATGCTAAACTTTTCAGGATTTTCTACTGTAAACTCGGATGTACCATTATCTGCACAACGATATTTTGTACCAGCAGAATATGTTGCTTTTGCTAGTTTTAATTTCTCTATATCTTCCATCTTACAATAGTTTAATATTATGTAGATTACATAAATCATGCAGAGCTTTAACTAATTCTGTAGCTGCTGCGTAATCATCAACTCTAAAACAAGGCCAATCACCTGCTACTACTTGATAACCATAGATTTTACTTGCAAACTCCCATCTTTCTTTTTGTGTAATCATTTCTAAAAGAGTAAATACTCTATGATTGTATTTATCTTCATCTTGATAAACTAAATGATTATGTTTTACTTGATAGTGTAACACTTCATTTCCAACTCTGAATATAACCTTATCATCAAATTTTAATGTTTCCATAATGTAATAATTATGTGTATGAAATAAAAAAAGGACTAATCTATAAGACTAGCCCTTTTTACAACATACACTATGAAAAACTATTTACTCCTTTTCTCTTCTGCTTTAGCTACAAATAACACAGCTACAGCAGCCATAAGACAACCCATTCCTGCAAAAGGAAATCCTCTTACAGTGAGTTGTACAAATGCTAATGATAACAATACTGTAATTCCTATTACAAATATTCTATTAATTAATTTCTCATTCATCTTTTTAAATGTTTACAGGGACTAACAAACAATTATCATCAAATATCTCATCATGCATTAGACTTTCTTCTAAATGCAAATGGCTGACATCTGAAAAACGGTAATTAACACCTTGAACAATAAATTCAATGTGTGTGCATTGGTCATTGAATACAAATTCTAACCAATCTGACTTTCTTGCATATCCTCTCTTATCTAATAAGGAAGAATATAGTGTAATGTAATTTGACATGTGTGTATGATTTGATTGTAAATAAATAATTTTAGTAGTCAGGACAGGAATCGAACCTGTATAAACGCAAGCGATTGGTACTGCCTTTCGGTGCTCCCATTTCGTTATGTTACCATTACATTACCTGACTATAATGCTATATTATTAGCATTTAATTAAACTCTCTGGAATACTTGGACATATATGATATTCCCACCATTCTGAGCCATCATATTCTCCTCTATCAGACCATGTACCATTTGTATACCATATAGTACCATATAACTCTTGTCCACCATAGCCAGAATCATATTCTGTATCTATAGACTGAAGAAACGCATCATATTCTTCTTGTGTATAACCAACAGGAAGATTATATATTATTGTTTCTTCATCTTCTTTCCACCAATTATCACCAATTGTAATACTGGCACATTTAACTACATTACCAGCTGTGTGGTAAATAAACTCTTCTTTTGCATTCATAATATATAAAAGGTTTAAATAACAGAGCATCACGAATGACACTCTGTTAAATGATTAATCTAAATAAGATGAAACATATCCTACTTTATGTGTAATAGATGAGATAGTTGTATCTAACATCTCTCCATCATTACATATTTGCCACGGACGACCAGGAAATCTTCTAATACATACCTTAGCACCAACACTATATGGCACATCATTAGTGACTTCAGCTCTAACAATAGAACCATTAGCTAATTTAACAGCTCTATCTCTTGGAGAGCAAGAAAACAATGTAGTAGCAATAGCTACAGATAATAATAACTTTTTCATGTGTGTGTG